GGCTGGGTCCGTGGGAAATGAGCGAGGCACGAAAGCAGTGCCTTGAATCCATCAAAAAGAATATTGACGTCAAACATATTCACATAACGGACGAGAACTTAAAAGAATATATCAAGCCCGAGGCACCGTTGCACGAAGGATATCAATACCTATCTGGAAATCACAGAAGTGACTATATTCGATGCTACATGATGCACCACTATGGTGGAGGATATACAGACGTAAAACAATCAAGCTATGCATGGACCCCATACTTTAAAGAGCTGGAAGCTGCAAAAGATAAATGGCTACTGGGATCGAAGGAGGCAAATGAAAGCGTCGTCGGCTTCTTTTTAAATAAACCAGAAGATGAAAAGCTTGTCAAGGAAAACTGGAAAATGCTCGTTGGAAACGGTGCATTCATATTCAGACCAAACACACCCTTCACAAGAGAATGGTACGCTGCAGTACAAGCTGAACTTGATAAACACCTGGACGCATTGAGAAAAAACCCATCCCAAAAGGGAATAAATGGATCCAATATAACCCCAGGATATCCAATCGAATGGGTTGGCCTTCAAGGTGCCATCTTTCATCCCCTTTGTGTGAAATATCACGATAAAATAATACAAACACTGCCGCCAATCAATACCAACAACTATCGGTAGGATGTTAGATCGGACCTGAATACAAATGCGTTAAATATAATATTCAACGCGTTTGTATGGCTGAGTTGTCTCATTTCGATACTAGGTATATCACATTCGGAATAAAGCTTATACGATCTTTGCCGAGGACGGCACCCAGCTTTTCATAATACTTAAAATCACCCGTATAATGATTTTCCCATACTGCCTTTCCAGCCTCTGCCCAAGGTATGATGCCACAAGGTGATCCAATGTCTGCTTCTTTAATGATTTCTGACTGACGCGGGATCACTAAGTTCCGATTCGTCGTGTATGTCATACGAGCAATATACAGCTTATTCGGATCCGTGCAGGTGTCGCGGAGACCTTGGGCGAATCCTTGTAGATAAGTGTCGTCATCATCAGCGTGCATTATAAAGGTGGTCTGGGGCTTCAGCTTTGTTTGATATGCAGTGCGATGGTCGTGACCCCAGTTCCCTACGTGATCTTCTTCAAATATTGCGACAGGGGCCTTGAACCCCTTGATCCATTCATCTGACCATCCTGCAGCGGCCTTCTTATCCTTACCATCAAAGACAATGGTCACGGCATCACGCTCGGACAACTCGTTCTTCATAGAGGTTAGGAGGTTTTTGAGGGCAGGCCGGCCACTTCCTGTAATCAAGATATGAAAAGTCGGAGGGGTTGCATTTCCACCACGTAATCTACTGTTGCGCCTTTGACGCCTTTGGCGCCTGGAGCTTGACCTCCACCTGCGCCTCAGCCTGCGTGTTTTACGCATCCTGCTTTAGAGGGGGATATTTATGCGGGGTCCGCTTAGACTGAGAAGGTCGCCGTGAGCGTTGAGCCATATAGTGTAGATATGCTGGAGGGCTCAAGCACACCCCTGTAGAGACGAATTTCACCGATCTGTCCTGTTGTGTATTGAGTACCGTCATACCGTGAGCCAATATACCATATAGTACCGTTATTCTCAGCAAACACATTACTATATGTTGTAGTGGATGTGAGAACACCATTTGAGTAGGTGCGCATCGTGCTTCCATTATATGTGGCTGCTATATGGACCCATGTATTCAGTGGTGTGGTTATAGGAGCGCTGTCATAATACGCACTAGAATATAAGCTCGTAACTACAGTAGAGTCATTCACGGTTCTCCTTGTCATTAAATTCATATATGCACCAGAACCAGGATAACCCTGTGTGAATATAGCTGTATCTGAACCTATAGAAGCTGTAGTACGCTTGAACCACGTGGCAACTGTGAAATCAGGGAGTGATACGTTCAAGCTAGATATTCTGTAATAGAGCGAGCCACTGAATACAACACCATTTCCAGCGGCATTCTTGGAAGGGGTTCCACCTACTATGCTAGCATTGCGAGAAGTGCCCAGACTTCCAAGATTGCTCCAGGCACCTGACCCAGTGTAGTTAGTTCCGCTGTAATAGAGGAGCATCTGTGTAGATGGGGCTACACTTGGATATAGAGTGCTAGTGCTAGTGTAAAGTGTAAGAACCTGCGACGATGTGAGGGGACCATTATACACGCGCACTTCGCCAATGTCGCCGATAAATGGATTTGTACCGAACCAGGTATTGCCAATATAGTATTCATTACCATTTTCTTCATTGTAAATAGCAAAGGCGTTCGACCCCACTTGAACTCCATTCAAATAAGTAAACATAGCGGAACCATTCCATACATATGTTATATTATACCAAGTATCTGTATCTATGGTTAGTGTACTAGCATTATAGAAAACACCATTATTATATATACTTCCATACATTCCCCTTGCATCATCCGCTCTTCCTATAAGAGTGATATATTCGTTACCTGATGTATATCTTTGTGACATTATTGTTCTTGCTATGGCATTGCGCTTGAACCATATTGATTGTGTATAGTTATATATAGTTCCAAAGTTAGGAACAGAGAATATGAGTGAGCCATTGAATCTCACACCATTGCCCTCAGGATTTTTTGCTGGTGTTCCTGAAAAGGTGCTGGCGTTATAGGCTGTACCCATTGTGCCCAAGTTACTCCAGGAACCAGAGCCAGTGTAGGATGTTGCATCATAATAAATAACCATCTGTGTAGAAATAGGCACATTAGAATAAGATGTGCTTGTTGTTTGATATACACTCAAAATCTGTGAAGATGTAAGGGGGCCGTTATAGAGACGAACCTCTCCAAGGTGTGCCCTAAGGCGAGTACTTTGATCCCATAAAGAACCAATATAATATACATCACCACTTTGCTCTGAAACAATATTTGGAAATGCGTTTGATACAGTTTGAAGGCCATTCACATATGTTATAAAACTACTACCATTCCATACATAAGCGAGATTATACCAAGTGTCTGGTACTATTACCACTGAAGATGTAACAATGTTTGGATTATTATTATAATAAATACGCGCAAACATACTTGATGTTAAGTTCCCTTGAGCGATTGCTGTAAAATAAACTGGACCTCCTCCATACCTCTGCGACATAAGACCCCCTGTTGGTCCAATACGTTTGAACCAGAACATTTGGGTATAAGTGTATAATTGACCAAAGTTAGGAATCTGATATATAAGACTATTATTAAATACTATGCCATTTCCTGTTCCAATCGTCGATGGTGTCCCAGAAAGAATCGTAGCATTGTATGCAGTTCCCAACGTTCCTGTATTCGTCCAAGGACCTGAACCACTATATGTAGCAGCTGTATATTGTAATATGAGCTGGGTAGAAGGAGTTGGAACAGTTTGGTACAAAGAAGAAGTAATATTGTAGTTATAAACAACTTCAGAATCAGATAGCGCTCTATTATATACAAGAACCTGGCCTATATCGCCTGACGTTATTGACTGAGTTCCATCCCATTGAGCACCTATATAATAAACTCCGCCAGACGAAGATGGAGTTGGTGCTGATGAAAATGTAGATGTATGAATAAGTGTACTATTCAAATATGTCTTCATTTGTTTGGTAGTATTGTTCCATGAAAATGTCATTTGTCTCCATGTATTTGGAGGAAAGTAAATTGTAGACCCTTCATACCAAATATTATTTATAAGAACTGAACCAAATAAACCAATGTTAGTATTACGTGTGACCATATTTATTTGATTACCTCCATAAGTGTCTGATATAATACCACCAGAGTTAATAAATAACCCTGTGCGCCTGAACCAAGATGTCATTGTAAAATTTGTTAAGCTGCTAACAGTAGATATTTGCATACGTCCTGTACTGAAAAAGACACCATTGTTTGCCGCATTCTTGCTTATTGCACCCGCAGTGAGAACAGCGTTATGACTAAATCCAAAGCCACCAGTCGTGTTCGACCACGTACTAGAACTTATGTAGTCTGATGCTCTGAAGTTCATAACTGCACCATCAAAAATAGTAGCATTAGGATTGTATGGAGCCACTGGGCTATCGTATTTATAGGGATGTGTTATGGGCAACCTACCCTGGAGGCCCCACTTCCACGCAAGATACCCTTCAGTTGTTTGCCGATCCTCATTAGTTAAATCACTATTAAATATAAGCATTTCACCCATATAACCTGGCCAATTACCTCCTGAAGTTGTTGTTCTTCCAATAATATAGTTTAAAGTAGAAAGTGCTCCACTTGTAAATCCTTGTGAACCAAAATTACCATTAAGATAACTAGTAGCAATACCATTAGAAGTATATGCCATAGAAATGATAAATTGACTATTAAAATATGCCGAGACATGCGCGCGATCTGTGCCCTGCTGTTGTTCGTTTCCTTTCCTAAGAAATAAAGTATTGGTATCTTGCATAATAAGAGATGCATTATACGCTGTTTGTCCGCTACCATTAACTCCTAGACATAACAGCTGAGTTCCGCCGCCACTTATCGTACTCAAACTGGCTACGAAAAAAGCTGTAAAAGAACTAGCAGCCCTTAAAGGTCCAACAAAGGCCGTGCTGACGCCATTAAGCCAAATGGCCGAGCGACCATTGAATACGTTGTTACTAAGCACAGGGAAGCCCTCAATCGTGCTTACATTATTTGAGCGGCCTGACTTGTCTCTAAAGGATGTCACCCTGGAACTTGATAGGGTGTAATAGGCAGGGTCGCTGGCGTCTAGCCAGACCAGCATACTCGAGATTGTTGATGGGGAAAGAATACTACTCACGTTTGGAGGGTCATTTCTGAAAGAGTGTAGGAGAGGAAGGTTGCCCTGGAGTCCCCATTTCCACGCAAGATAACCCTCTACTTTTTGGCGATTGAAGAAGTTGAACGCGTTAGAATAACCGAGGATTTCATACAAAAATCCAGTATAAGATTCTATAGCAGTTGGAAGTCCTGAAGGATTTAAAGTATTTCCTATAAAACCTAATCTACCAGCAGTGTAGCTAACAGAGACACTTGTGCCTTGACTACCTCCTGTTACATACGAAGTTTGTACATTGTTGTTCGTGATTAACTCGCCTATAAATGTTGAACCTACAGCTATACTACTTACAGGGCCTACTGTGCCGACTATTTGACCATATTGAGTCGCATATAAATTATTTTGATTCCCAGTTACTGTATAAAAGTGCCTGCCTCCAAGCCCTGTAGTTCCAAACAGGGTACCTGCATTATTACTTGGTGTAACATTTGTTCTTCTGAAAACAACAAACAAAGACTCATTAGAAAGAGAACCTGAATAGTTCGTGCTATAATATCCAGCACCATCAAAAGAAATAGCGTTGGACCCCCCTACAAAGGTAGGTGTTGATGCCCCTCCAGCACGTGCGACATTTCCTGCGCCTGATTTGTCGGACCACGTCGTTATAGAAGTCCCATTGGTCGGCGCGGTTCCTGTTGCAAGTGGGTCTGCACCATCGAGCCACAGTTGTAGCCCCTGTAGATTTGTTGGCGCAAGAGGGGCGTTGAGAAGAAACTGTACAGCATTCGTGTACGCAAAAGGGGGGCAATAGCCAGTGTCATTGATCGCCTGCACAAGAAATCTATAGGAAATATTTGTTGAGGGGATTTGAAAGGTACGTGCGCGCTCGTAAATATAGGCCGACTTCTCGTAGCTTGACATTGATGCGGTGCTCGGCAGGACGGTCACTACGAACCACTTTGAGGCGCCCTCATTGGCGATTGTGGAGAGATTCCACGTAACAATGGCGGTTGACGCATTCAAGCTGCTTAGTGTGGCGAGAGAGGGCCCAAACGGGAGCACACCGGGTTGGACGGACAAGAATGTCGCGGCGGGACCGGTGCCGTTCGCATTTGTTGCTGTTATAGTGAATTGGTGCTCTGTGCCGTTCGTAAGACCGCTTACAGTGCGCGTAGTTGCAGGGGCTGGGATTTGGATACTCAGGGAAATAGAGGCGCACGCAAGAGTGTAATACAAAATAGGCGAACCGCCATCGGACGCCGGCGGCATCCAGAAAAATCGTATAGAGCCTGAAGAGGGCCATGGCCGGTCCTCTATTAATGGAATAGAGGGCGCGGACATCTCTATGCTATCAGGCGCATATTTCTAGAGAGGGATGCGCGGGAGCAATATGCTTCCTCAACGATTAGACTAGGAGTGTACTTGCATAAATAGAGGAAATAGTACTTGCTCCTAATGTTGTTGTGTAGAATGCTACATTATCTATAAGACCTGGAAAGGCGCGATTTCCACCAACATTTGGATCAGTACCAATGGCAACGTTAGAAATAGGATACGGAGTCAGTGTATTTGAATGCGTATGTACAAGAGCCCCATTTACATACCACTGAGCTCGTGTAGGACTGATTGTAAGTACAATGTGCCTCCATGTATTTAACGGTATTGTAACTCCTGTATCATAGTTATATGTATTAATATTATCTAACCAATGATATCCAATATTTGTCCCTGATTGTGTTAAAGTTAGCCCCTGTGCTAACCCTGGAGTACGAGTCATAAGGATTGGTCCATAACCTAATGAACCAGTACGATAAATACTGGCACAGAAACTAACAGTATTCGTTGATGGAACATAGTTTTGTTTATACAATATATTTGATGAAGTAACCGGTGAAGGAGCTCTATATGAACGTCCTGAACCAGTAGGTGTCAATGTACTCAAGTTTGAAGTACTATAGTTCATTAAGTTTATGTCATTGCCGTTATTGAAATTTGTAGCAAAAGAACTGATATTATAAAGCAGGGCAGGATTTAGTTCTTTATAGGGGTGCGAGGTTGGTAGATTCCCCTGTAACCCCCACTTCCACGCAAGATACCCCTCAACTGTTTGGCGATCCGTCAGAGGCAGGGCAGCATTATATACCAACACTTCTCCAACCCTACCGCCCCAATAAGCGTATGAAAAATTCGGCGCAGAACCATCTACATTTCCTGCATCACGGCCAAAACCAAATCTACTTGTCGAAAAATTACCAGAAAATGCCAATGAACCAGACGCAGTTCCACCGTTCAGAATAGTGCTATATGAAGTTCCCGTAAATGTTTTACATAGTATAAAGGGAGTATCGAATGCTACATCTACACTCGTAAGACCTCCAGTTCTAACAAATCCTATTTTTGCATTCGCACTCTCTCTGTATATTCCTCCAAATGATGCACTACTATAGTCATTCGCATTCGAAACTCCAATAGAAAATAAACGAGCATTTATTTGAGTAGTTCCGCCCATCGTTCCAACTACAAAGGCAGTAAGCTGAGATGACCTATTAACATACGGCCCAGAAAAGAATGTGTTTGTTCCGTTAAAGAGAATTGCTGTACTCAAAGAAGCAAATGAACTAATACGAGGACTACCTCCTATAGTAGTAGCACTATTTCCTGCCCCAGACTTGTCAGTCAATGCTGTTATAGTAGAACCAGAGATAGCGTAATAGAGAGGATCTGCCATATCAAACCAGATCTGTAAACTAGAAATAGAAGAAGGAGAGAAAACAGTATTCGCTCGGGGCGCGGCGCTCCTAAAAGGATGAATGAGCGGCAAACTCGTCTGCAGGCCCCACTTCCATGCAAGATAGCCTTCTATCTTCTGCCGATCAAAGGGAGTAAAAGGGTACAAATACGTTACGATTTCAGCTATATCACCTTGAATATATTGGCCACTTGGTGGAATACCACCACCAGAGTTATTATACGCACCAACAATAAGATTAAAACTCGTTGTAAAGTTTTCCGAGTTAATAAATGAAAGTGCGGCAAGTGTAGAGCCATTTAATGCGCCAAATACATTGCTTCTATTCCAGTAAGAACCCAATAAGTTAGGTGTTGAAACATTATATGGAACTTGTACGAAATTATTAGCGTCACCTGAATTCGTAAAAAATGTGTCATAGTTAGTAGCTCCAAGAACTTTTCCAACAAAATATCGATACCCTGCACCCCCTGCAAGAGACTTTGACATAATCGCACCATTAGAGTTAATTGTACTATATCTCGCAACAACAAACGTATTGAAATGATTAGTCCCTATATTCAGTGCAGATGTTCCAAAGTTTATGTACTGGTTTGAACCATTGAAACGAACAACAGGATTACTGTTTATTGCATTTGTTATATATAGCGGTCCATTGATTGCGCTTCCTGAATATGCATTCGGACTTGCATCGTTCCACGATGTTAGCGCCTGGTTATTAGTAGCACCTACTATCTGGGTTGCATCGAGCCAGAAACTTAAACCAAACATATCGGTGGGGTATAGTGGGCCGACAGTAGTTCCAAAACCAAGTGTGCTCGTATATGCAAAAGGGCGACAGTAGCCCGTGTCATTGATCGCCTGCACGAGAAACTGATAAAAAATGTTCGTCGAGGGAAGCTGGAAAGTACGGGCGCGCTCATAAATGTATGCCGACTTGGTGTAACTCGAGAGGCCAGGCGTACTTGGAAGCACAGTCACCACAAACCACTTGGGGGCTCCCTCATTGGCGATCGTAGAAAGATTCCATGTTACAAGGGCAGTCGATGCACTTAGACTACTCAGCGTTGCTGTAGTCGGACCAAACGGAATCACACCGGGTTGGACGGACAAGAATGTCGCGGCGGGACCCGTGCCGTTTGCATTCGTCGCCGTCAGCGTGAAGAGGTGCTCAGTCCCATTCGTCAGACCGCTGACCGTGCGAGTGGTGGCAGGGGCGGGTATTTGCTGACTGAACGATATAGCAGTACAAGCGAGCGTATAATATAAAATGGGCGAGCCGCCATCTGACGCCGGCGGCGACCAGAAAAATCGTATGGACCCTGAAGAGGGCCAGGGTCGGTCCTCTATCAAGGGAATAGAGGGCGCGGACATCTCTATCGTGTGGGCGCAAAGTTTTATCGATGATAGAACTTTGCGCGCGCAGATTGTTGAGTGGGGTTACAAGCTATCTAGACAATAAGTGTTGAGGCGTATATGGATGATATAGTGCTCGGCGTCAAGGTAGTGGCGTAGAAGGCAACGTTATCAATCAGGCCTGGGAAGGGACGATTCAAACTTTGTAGGGGATCTACGCCGATCGTTAGGTTAGAAAGAGGCACTGGGCTGTGTGAGTTGGTGAAGGTATTCAGAAGGGCTCCATTTACATACCACCTAGCGTCTGTTGGGCTAATAGTAAGGACAACATGAACCCAAGTATTTAATGGTACTGTATAGCCTGTATCATATGTGTATGTACCTACTATATCATTCCAGTGATAACCAAGAGTTGGTCCATTTGAAGACATGTTAAGCCCTGATGCAATAGGGGTGCGAGTAAATATAATGGGTGCATATGAAAGTGTGCTCGTCCGATAAATACTCGCACAGAAACTCACAGTGTTCGTCGATGTGGTGAGACTTTCCTTATACATCAAGGTGCTTATATTGGGTCTGTAAGAAAACCCAGAACCTGTGCGTGTTTGGGTGCTCAGATTTGACGTAGCGTAGTTCACGAAGGCTGCATCATTTCCGTTGTTGAAGTTCGTGGCGAAATAGGGAGTGGGATTGCTCAAGCTAGCAGGATTCTGGTTACGATACGGGTGCGTCGTGGGGAGGCTGCCCTGGAGACCCCACTTCCACGCGAGATAGCCCTCGACCGTCTGGCGGTCGTCAGTGGAAAGCACACGGTTGTACATAAGCATCTCGCATATATGGCCGTTCCACGATTCGTTCAAAGACAATCTGTTTGCTAATAGTAAGCCTGTACCTGCTACAATATTATTTGTTCCTATATTTCCTGATACATAGGCAGTAGTACTACCATTTATAAATCCAGCCGAGTTTGTAGTATTAAAGTTTGCAGCTAAAACATAGTTTTGTAGTAAAATAGAAGATGATCCTGGACTAATAACTGAACCAGCAAACATTTGCGCATTACTGCTAAAAAGAGCTATTCTATTGATTGATGTAGGACTATCATGTAAATAACTAGTACCGCTGACATTAGACAACATTCGTCCTACGTAGAAAGCTGTTATCGGCTGACTCATTGCCACTGTTGTATTAGATCCCAAGTGTGATGCAGCGCCTTCAGTTGGGTTGTAAAAAGAGGGATATGATGTGTTGAACTTGGTGACATTATACGTGAATCCAGTGGCATTCGAGAAAAGGTAGGCGTTTGCTGATTTGTCCCTCAGGGCAACAATTGTGCTTGTGCCGACCGATGTGCTCACCGTCGTCGCATCGGCAGCGTCGATCCACAGCTGTAGGCTGCTGAATGAGGTCGGCGAGAACACCGACGTGGTGAGCGGCACGGCGGTCCTGAAAGGGTGGGATGCAGGCAGATCGCCCTGGAGATTCCACTTCCACGCGAGGTAGCCCTCGACTTTCTGGCGATCGAAGGGGGTCATCAGGCCGGTATAGAAGAGGATGTCTTTGATGTGGCCGTTGTAGTAAGAACCATTCGCTCCATAAAAGCCAATAGCAGCCCCTGCCCAACCAGATAAAAGGGTATTATTTAACGTAGTACTCATATTAGAACCATTCAATATCAAAGAGCGATTAGATGTCTGCTGACTTAGAGTAAATAGGCGAGTTGGTTGAGCGGCAGCTGTTGTAAACGCTGGAACGGGTGAATCTATAAAAGCTCCTGTATCTGCATATTGTGTAAAGCGTACCGTGCTTCCAGCAGCTCCAATGTATCCAGCAACAAGATTTGCGTTTGTTCCTAGAGTAGTCCCCCCTATAAAATAACCGTCAATAAAGGCAGTTGGCGCCGCTTGTAGCCTCTCCACAGCAAATACCGTGTAATACTGGTTCGCAATAAAGGAACCATTAATATTATACCTTGTGTTCGTCCCATTGAACTCCAAATACTGGTCCGTTGTGCTGACCCTGTATGTAGCAGCCACACTGCCAGTTATACTCGAGCGGTTATTGCCTGACTTATCAGCCCAGCTCGTTATACTGGTGCCAGTGGGTGGCGCATATCCTGTAGCGAACGGGTCGGCGCCGTCATACCACGCCTGTAGACCGGTCAGATTCGTGGGAGCGAAGCGATTGTTCGTGCTGACTCCTGGGTTATTATTCCTGTAGGGGTGGGTCGCCGGCAGAGTGGCTTGCAGGCCCCACTTCCACGCGAGATAGCCTTCCACCGTCTGGCGGTCGAGGGTATTCAAAACAGTGCTGAAGCCGAGGATTTCATACATATAACCTGTGTAGTACTGTGAAGGTACAGGATTTCCATTATTCAGAAAGCTAAAACATCCAGCTATCAAACTTGTTCTACCAGCAGTTAAATTTACAGAGACTGTTGTACCTTGGTTACCTCCTGTTACAAATGTTGTTTGTGAGCCAGCAGTCGTTATTAACTCAGCAATAAATGTCGAGTTTATTGAAATACTGCTTACAGGACCTACTGAACCCATCACTTGAGAATACTGATTTGCCTCTAACCTATTATTACTACCATGTACTGTATAAAAATGACGTCCTCCACTTCCAGTCGTTCCAAGCAGAGTATTTTCATTCGTGGGCGTAGAGGCAGTTCTTCTGAAAACAACAAACAGGGACTCATTCATGAGCGATGCTGAATAGGTGGTACTATAATAGCTAGAACTTGGGAAAAATATGGCATTCGATGCTGCTACGAAAGTTGGCGTTATTCCTGCCGCATTTGCGTTGTTTCCAGCCCCTGACTTATCGACCCACCTAGTTATAGTAGAGTTGTCTGCTGGAATGCCGCCTGTTCCGAGTGGATCGGCACCATCCAGCCAGAGGGCCAGCCCCGCGAAGCTGCTCGGTGAAAAGAACGAGTTCGGCGTGGGAGCGGCGGGTCTGAAGGGATGAATAGCAGGCAGATTGCTCTGCAGGCCCCACTTCCACGCGAGATAGCCTTCCACCTTCTGGCGGTCGAAGGGGGTCAGCGGAGACAGGTATGTGAGGACTTCGCCCATGTCGCCTGGGAAGAAAAATCCGCCTGGTGGAACGCCGCCTGTGCCATTATTATATGCCCCTACTAAAAGACTAAATGCCGAGTTATAATCAAAAGTTGTTGAAAATGCGGCTGTGCTTACTGTAGAACCATTCAAGGCGGAAAACATTGTGTTCCTATCCCAATAGTATCCAAACATAGTTGTAGATGCAGAGTTAAATGCATTGAGCATTTCTCTAATATTTGCAGGATCATTAAAATAAAGGTAATTATTAGTATTATCCAACTTACCTAAATAATATCTGGGATTAGCACCTCCAAACAACGACTTTGCCATAAGAGCACCAGTTGTATTTGTTGTACTATACCTCGCCACTATAAAGGTGTGGAAGGGATTGGTGCGTATATTGAGAGAACTAGGTCCATAGTTAATGTACTGGTCCGTGCCATTGAAACGGACAATCGGCAGACTATTGATCCCGCTCGTGATATAACGCGGCCCATTGCTGGCCCCTCCTGTATATGCATTGGGACTCAAGTCGTTCCACGCGGTCAGCGCCTGATTATTGGAGGCGCCAGAAATCTGCGTGGCGTCGATCCAGAAAGAAAGGCCGGCCAGGCTGGTCGGCTGGAAAGTACTTGGAACAGCAATAGGTGGGCCTGGATTATTACTCCTGTAGGGGTGTGTCGCCGGCAGATTGCTCTGCAGACCCCATTTCCAGGCGAGGTAGCCCTCGACCGTCTGGCGATCCGTGGCGGACAATGACGAGTTATAAATGAGGATTTCACCAATACCGCCATTTAAGTGTTCAACATTAGTTCCCCGTCTTCCAATAAAGTTAGGAGTATTTGGATTGGCTCGCGCTTGAGCTGGCGAGTTCGTCACAGGTGTGCCGCCATTAATAACTGTTTGACGTGTAGTGCCCTGATAGGTAGCAGCAATAATCAAAGATGAATTAATTGTTACAGTCCCCGCAGTGAATTGATTAGTCCACCAAGCATGTCCAACAGTCCCTGCACTATAATACATATGTAATGCGTTTGGTGTTGTTTCTTGACCGCCAAAAATGATGTGTTGGTTACTAGTAGTTGATGTTGTATAGGATACAAAGAACATTGAATACTCCGTGTCGCCAAATGGTATTGCCCCATTCGGCAACGTAAAATACTGTGACGAGCCGTTAAAGGTGATGTACCTCGTTGAACTATTGTATGACGGGGCTACTGTGCCAGTTGCTGTATTCCCTCTACCAGATTTATCCGCCCAGCTTGTTACACTTGCACTGCTTAGCGTCAATGAACTCGTATCGGCGGCGTCGAGCCAGAGCTGGAGCCCCGCAAAGCTGCTCGGCGAGAATACGGAAGTCGCCGTGGGCGCGGCGGATCTAAAAGGATGGATCACAGGCAGATTCGCCTGTGTGCCCCACTTCCACGCGAGATAGCCTTCCACCTCCTGGCGTTCGAAGGGAGTTATTATAGTACTGTAAAAAAGGAACTCGCCCATTTGAAAGTGGCTGATGGAAGAGGGAGGTACATCTCCAGGAGTTGCAGGCACTATGTACGTACCCATCTTGAAGTTGGTAACACTCGGCGCATTTGCAAGAACAAATCCAGAGTTTGAATGTGTCCCAAATGAACTCCCAAAACGATAGAAGTTGGCCGAGGTTCCATTAAAATCTAGAGACATTAAAATACTTGTTCCGATAGGAAGAACAGCATTATTTGTTGAAATAACAGCACCACCATTTGTAGTTCTCCAATACATTGCGCCTGGTGTAGGACCAGCACTATTTACAGTGCTAGTCATAGAAAGTATTTGGTACGTATTTACAAAATCGTGCTGTTTCGCCAAAATATAGTTGGTGGTAGAAACAGGAATAAACTGGAAAAGCATAGTATATGCGGAAGCATTGTTCATTGCCGTCTGGGGAATGTCAAAGTGACGACCTTGAGTGAATCGGATATAGTTGTTACTACTCATCAGTGGCCGTGCCACGCTGTTGGTTTGCGTCAAGTTAAACCCATATCCACTCTTGTCGTTCCACTGGGAAATCGAGCTAGTAGCTTGTGTAATAGTGGCTCCGTCAGCAGCATCTAGCCATAAAGCATTCCCAGATATAGAGCTCGGCGAAAACGCCGCTCCCGTCGTGGAAGGGATGATTATACCAAAACCGATGGTGGTGGTGAAGGCAAAAGGGATCGAGTAATCCGTATCATTGATGGCCTGGACGAGGTATCTATAATAGACATTCGTGGAGGGCACTTGAAAGGTACGAGCGCGCTCGAAGATATAGGACGACTTCTCGTAGCTCGACATCGAGGTGGTGCTCGGATAGACGGTTATAAGAAACCACTTGGGCGCCCCCTCGTTCGCAATAGTCGAGAGGTTCCACGTGACCAGGGCCGTCGACTCATTCAACGTGCTCGCCGTGGCCAGCGTGGGACCAAACGGTATAACACCGGGTTGGACCGATATATACGTCGCGACTGGACTGGTCCCGTTGGTATTTGTTGCAGTGATCGTGAATTCATACTCGGTGCCGGCGGTGAGCCCAGTCACCTCGTATGCACTTTGATTCGCGCTGATGTCCTGGGAAAAGGAAATCGCCGAACAGGCCAACGTGTATTTCGTTATAGGCGAACCGCCATCCGAGGTTGGCGGTCCCCAATAGAAGACTATTGAGGTGGCCGATGACGGGTAGGGCCTGGCCTCTATCACTGGGACAGAGGGGGCAGACATCTCTATAGTGGGGGCGCAAAGTTTTAGCGTTGGTAAAACGTTGCGCACACAGTGGTGGGGCGATATGAATGGACTTATCTAGGTGAGGCCAAATCTTGCCTTCTCATAGTTGTAGTTGTATAGCACTTGGGATGATGTGAGCAGTGTGCTATAGTGCCTATATACCGCAACAGCGCCCGTGAAATAAGTTGTCCCGCCTGTGGGGGCAGTTCCTGTAGCACTGCCAAGACTGATATGATATGCGGCATTCGCATGTGTATCAGGACCACTTCTAGCAGGAAGCCCTGAGTTGCTGAAAACTTGCTGCCCATTTACAAATACCACTTGGGTAGGCGTGGTAGCCTGTGTGAATTGTGTGACAATCTGATACCAGCGATTATACTGAAGAGTTGAAAATACTACATTGCTTGCCACTGTTACGTAATCTGGTTGTATATATGATACAACAATAGATGAGTTCAAAAGGGTGAGTTGCGTATTACGAAACTGATTTGTTGGTGCGAAATCATATGCTGGTGGGTAACCACCGTGTTCTGAGAGGAGTGAGCCAGTGACACCAGTGTAATAGACCCAGATCTCGCGGGTCTCCCTATAGCCCATTGTGCTGTTGAAGGAGTTTGACATATTGAATGCGGCGGCCACATATTGGTTACTAGTTGCATTGAAGTAAAAGGATGAGACCTTTGTGCTATTGTAACTTATACTAGAAAGGGTTATGAGATTCGTGCTCATCGTATTCGTTCCAGGAATGGCCGCTTGGTTTCTCACACTCGACGTGGTGCCCGTAAAAGTCTCTGAATCAACATAGAGGAAGAGGCCTTCATAGACTGGTGTGCGTTGGCTAGGAGAGGTGTTTCTATAGGGGTGTGTGGCCGGCAGGTTCGCCTGGAGACCCCACTTCCACGCGAGATAGCCCTCGACCGTTTGGCGGTCGGCTGCGCTGAGAATAGTACTGAAACCCAGGATTTCATGAATGTTGCCTGTAAAAAGTGATGTTGGAGGACCACCATCGCCAGCACATATGAGACTTGGTATTCCAGCTGTGTAAGAAACACCTACAGTAGTTCCTTGATTTCCTCCATTTACAAAAGTTGTATGTGCTCCAGATGCTACCATTAACTGGGCTATAAATATTGAGTTTGCTGTTATACTGTTAGTAGGTCCAATTGAACCGACAGCGACATTACGTGATATTGAAATTAAATAACGGTTTGCAGTATCTACAAGAAAACCACGTGCTGCATTACTAGGTGCTGCTAGAAGGTTTTGAAACTGATTCGCCCCAGCAACCCTGAGTACAACAAAAAGGGATTCATTCGATAATGCTGCAGAATAGTTGGTGCTATAATACCCAGCACCTCCAAATGAGATGGCATTAGATGCTGCGAGGAATGTAGGCGTTGTTCCTACAGCACCTGCGTTGTTTCCTGCGCCTGATTTATCGACCCAAGTAACTATTGTAGAGCCATTGGCCGGTGCTGTTCCAGTAGCAATCGGGTCGGCTCCATCCAGCCAGAGGGCAAGACCCGCGAAGCTGCTCGGCGAGAACACCGACGTAGTCAACGGTACAGCGGTTCTGAAAGGGTGGGAGGCGGGCAGGCTCGTCTGTAGACCCCACTTCCACGCGAGATAGCCCTCGACCTTCTGGCGGTCAAAAGGGGTCATCAGGCCGGTGTAGAAGAGGATGTCTTTCATATGGCCTTGATAATACTCACTATTAGGTCCATAAAAGCCAATAGAAGCCCCTGCCCAAGCAGATATAAGAGTATTATTTAACGTAGTACTTATATTAGAACCATTCAATATTAAAGAGCGATTAGATGTCTGCTGACTAAATGTAAATAGGCGGGTTGGTTGAGCAGCTGCTGTTGTAAATGCTGGAACGGGTGAATCTATAAAAGCTCCTGTATCGTCATATTGAGAAAATCTGAATGTATTTGCTGAGCTATTAATATATTGCAAATGAAGATTCGCATTTGTTCCTAGAGTAGTCCCTCCTATCAAAGGACGAGTGAATGGTGATGGCGCCGCTTGTAGCCTCTCCACAGCAAACACCGTGTAATACTGGTTCGCTATAAAGGAACCATCAATATTATACCTTGTGTTTGTTCCGTTGAACTCCAGGTACTGGTCTGTTGTGCTCACCCTATATGTAGCAGCCACACTGCCAGTTATACTTGAGCGGTTATTGCCTGACTTGTCGGCCCAGCTGGTTATAGAGGTTCCAGTGGGTGGCGCATATCCTGTACCGAACGGGTCGGCGCCGTCATACCACGCCTGTAGGCCAGTCAAAGTGCTAGGAGAGAAGGGGGGGCCACCGGTCATACCAAACCCAAGCGTACTGGTGAACGCAAAAGGGATGCAATAATCCGCGTCATTCACTGACTGCACGAGGAAGCGATACGCAATATTCGTGGAAGGAACTTGAAAGGTGCGGGCGCGCTCATAAATGTAGGCACACCTCCCATAACTGGATATGGAAGCAGTACTCGGCAGCACTGTCACGACGAACCACTTCGACGCCCCCTCATTCGCGACGGTAGATAAGTTCCACGTGACCAGGGCCGTCGACGTGTTCAACGTGCTCAGCGTGGCAAACGTGGGACCGAAAGGTGTAACACCGGGTTGGACCGATATATACGTGGCTGCAGGGCTCGTTCCATTGGTGTTCGTCGCAGTCAAGAGAAACTGATACTCCGTGGCGGCAGTGAGCCCTGTCACTTCGAAGAAATCGCGGCTCGAACTCAGCTCCTGTGAATACGTAATCGAAGAGCAGCTCAGCGTGTAGTTCGTTATAGGGGATCCACCATCCGAAGCCGGCGGACGCCAATAAAAGAGTATGGACGAGGCCGATGATGGAAAAGGCCTCGACTCTATAAGGGGAATAGAGGGGGCAGACATCTCTATCGTACGTGCCGATAAAGAGTCCTCAGCTATTGGCCGCCGACGCGCTCATTCCTCAAAAGGAAAGGCGGGAGCAAGGACAGAATGGACGCCGCAGCCACAGCCACAGGCCCGAACATCATCCTTGCCCAACAAATCTACCTCGCTCAAAAGGAGACGGTGCAGGCCCACCTCCAGGCCCTCGAAGAAATCATCCGCTCCGAGCTCGACAACGACCCCTCCACCTTCGAAGGCAACGCCTTCTACCGGCACCAGACATTCGACCTCGCGAATGAGCTCATCCCCAAGCAGATCCAGCTGTTCGCCCTGGGTGGCCAGGCTCCGAACAAGCTCTGTGAGATCGGCGTCAATGCAGCCCACTCAGCACTGCTCTTCCTTCTCGGACGGCGTGCGCACGGCTTAGAAAAGAAGCCAGTCGATCTCTATCTCTTCGACATCAATGAGCACGTCTATACGGCCCCCGCGGTCACCTACTTGTGCCGCGAGTTCCCCGAGGCAAACGTCAAGTTCTTCGAGGGTGACTCCACGGCCGAGTTGCCCACCTTTATAACTTGCCGCGCGAAAGAGGTAGGAACCTTTGACGTGGTGCATGTCGATGGAGGACACGAAGAACCCTGTATCAAATCGGACCTGGCCTGCGCCCAGAAGCTCGTGCGCCCTGGAGGCTACATCATCATCGACGACACAAATGATCCTGTGATCGATGGCTACGTGTCTGCCGCTCTGAACACGGCAGGACGCTATAAAGAGGTGATACTCTACAAGGAGCTTCCGATGTATCCCCACCGTATTCTCCAGAAGACATTATAGAGAGGAGGTCACAGATGGCCGATACTAGTGAAAGAACGAAGATACTAGTCTTCACCCGATTCTCCGTCTATAACTATCCATCTGGTGTCATTCGAAAACATCAGAAACAGATCCGGTCCGAGGCGGATTACCTGCGTGTGATCTATGGGGCCGAGAGACTCGATGAGAAGTTCGCAGCGTTCGAGGAGCGCACTGTGCCTAGTATGAAGGCGCAGAGTGTGCCACCGACCCGCTGGATGGTCTTCACTTCGCCCCAGTTGCCGTCTGCGTATCGACGACGGCTGGCGCGTGCTTTAAAGGGAGTACCTGGGGCGGAGGTCGTGATGGTCCGCGACCATGCCCAGATGCTCGAAAGGAGTGATGAAGCTTTGAAAGAAGCGGGGGGCGCCACTGTCACCGTAACTCTCGACGACGACGATGCGCTGCATCCGAGATTCCTGGAGACAGTGGCTGCTCGAGCGCGGCCAGGGCATATCTTGAGTCCCCGCGCGGGATATATGCTCCACGAAGACGGGCGAGCCACACGCTTCTCGTATCCCCGCGATTCCTGTGCAGCCACCGGTCTCGCCTTCGCCGACGGAAATGTCTTGCGCCTAGGCAACCACACGGCCATTCATACGCGCCCAGGACATCCGCCTATCGACTTCCTCCCCTACAAGAATGTCTTCGTCCGCGTAAGACACGGGGCGAATCTGGCCGAGCACCGGCGAGGCAATAAACTGTTCCCCTTCTCTTTCGAGAACTTTTTGAACTCGGACTTGAAAAAGGAGCGGGCTCAAGGCAGTGCCACACGCAAGAAAGGGAGGACCCAGCCCAAGCAGGACTAAAGAGGTGGGGCAAATCTGTAACAGATGGATAAGGTTGAGATATACGCTACGAATGAGTCGCTTCATGAATATACGAATATATACTTGAGGCACAACATCTCTGCCGAAAAGTTCGTGGGATTAAACAACTTCTACGCGGATGACTACAACTCCCACTTCATCCCCTTTCACGGTGATCTCTTCACACTTGCTACTGTGCATGAACTCGTGGATGCAGGCGTGAATATTTTCCTCGAGCTCGGCACATATCTTGGAGGCTCGTCACTTTATATGGGGCAGACCCTCGGTCTCGAGGTCCATACGTGCGAGCCGCACAAGGTGCATTATGAGACCGCCTCGCGCCTTTTGGAGAGCTTCGCCAGTGTCTATAATGAGACTGGTCTCGAGTTTCTGAAGAGGGGGCTGGGCAGCGGAGGCGGAGTCGTGCCCCTCATCTTTGTCGATAGCCACGGCTATGGATTCAAGTGGGAACTCCTCGAGGAACTCCGCGCGATCTTCGCCACCTACAGGCGCGGCTTCGTCCTCATTGACAACTTCAAAATCGAAGGGAGACCAGAGTTCGGGTGGGACTCTGAAAAGGAGTCGGGTCAGGAGTGCTCCCTTGACTATATAGGGGATGTACTACGAGAGGCAGGCGTGACTCACGTCTATCTCTCGGACTATAGCGTAAAAACGAGCTGTGCGCACGGTCTGCGTGGGACCTGCCTGATCCCCCTGGAGGGCACGGCCGACTGGGAACCTGAGGCAAAACTCGGCTGGAAAAAACAGGCGCTCTCAATAGAAGCAATGCCAAAATGCCTCAGCTCCGCCCCTTAACTGCATCTGATTTTCCCGCTGTGACCAAACTGTTCGAAGGGCTCTTCCCTTCAAAGTATATGACCGAGTTCTACGATGCCTGGAAGTACCGAGCGCAAGACTTGTCCCTCGGTGCGTTCGAGGGGGGCGGGCCTGGCACCACAGGACTCCTCGGCTTCATCATCTGCTGTAGAAAGAAGGGCCCTGGCGGCCCGCGTATTTCCATTGAGTTTCTGGGCATCAACCCAGCCAGCCAAAAAGGGGGGATTGGAACTATCCTCCTACGGCACATTTTAGATGTCTGTGACAAGACAAACACTCGTGCTACACTTGTACCAGTCAATGATCAGCGAATCATTCATTGGTATAAGAAACACGGATTCGCCTTCTACGGGACGCCCTTCGTGTCCTCCTATACAGGCGATCTCGAACATCTTATGATATACGGTGCTCAGCCAGCGGACAAAGATCCGGGTGGGCTGGGGCCGACCGCCGTCGCCGACTAGGCGCCGAGGGCCCCAGCTGCAAGGCTGATGCAGGCGGCACCGATGGCCGTCTTCAGTGTCGGCTTCTCCCCTACAAAGAGCCAGCCCCACACGAAGGCGGCAATGACTCCTGTAAAGGAGAGGAGGCTGAATACGATAGTGGGGACATTCGGGATGGCGTAGAATCGGGCGGCATAGCCGAGGAATCCGATGAAGATGTTGAAGAGGGTCATAGGGAGCCAGACTCCGGGACTGCTTGAGACCGCTGGTCGGTTGGTGCTAGCCGGCGCCAGACCAAGAAAGGCGAGGAGGCCGAGGAGGGCCCCAGGATAGAGCTCAAGAGTAGATGTATAGGGATCAGGGACTCGCGTTGTCCTCACACCGAAATACATCATAGTCTCAGTAACTGCAGCGAGTAGGGCCGCGCCCACTCCTTTCCAGTTGGCTGGGCGGTTGCCGCTCCCCTCTTCAAATCCTTCGTGGATATCTTGGGCGACGAGCACTGTCCCTACAAAGGCGAGGGCGACAAGGGCGAGCTGATAGGGGCTCACGGACTCTCCGTAGAGAAGCGCACCTCCCAAGAGATTCCAGATGGGATAGGTGTAGAAGAGACTCATCGCCGCGCCGGCAGACAGCTTATCAAAGGCGTAATAGGAGGCAGCCACGTGGGCAAGGGTGATGGAGCCGAGTCCAAGAGAACGTGTCAAGCCCGCCGCGGTTCCCCACGTCTCTCGCAGAGCCGCCGGTTTCGCGAGGGCCGCGGCGAGAACTGTGAAGGTTAGAAATCGTGAGAGGAGCTGTGTCACGAGACCCGTTGGGACTTTCTTGATGAGAATCGGATAGAGGGCAAGAATCACCTCGGACCCAATGACGATAAGGCTATTTTCCGTGCTGTGCCGCAGCAGTCCCAGCATTCTAGTGCCGGCTCCTATATTTCGCCACGCTGAATAGGATGAGGCGACGGGCTGCCGCGGGCACTGCCAAAAAGAGGGCTGAGACACGATTTGAGGGACTTGGAGAAGGACGGTCAAAGCCCATTTATATTAGACCCCGTTGCACCGACACGGCGGTATTGATTGCCTTCTACAACCCTGCCCGCTTTCATCGGAGTCTGAAGAATCTCTTGTATCTGATGGCGATCTTCAAAGAGTATGGAATCCCCTGTTTCGTGGCAGAGTGTGTCTTCGGATCACAGCGACCCCAGGTGCCAGGAGCGACCCTTGTGGCCAGGTCGAACACCTACCTCTTCTACAAAGAACAGTTGCTGAATCGGCTGGAGCCGATGGTGCCGGCGCAATACACGAAGCTCGTAATGCTCGATGGGGATATCTTGTTTGACACTCCCGATTGGCTCGACCAGGTGTCTAACCGACTCGATGCCTATGATATAGTGCAGCCATTCTCACAGGCGTGCTGGCTGAATCCTGAGAATACGATTATCTCGACCAAGAAATACGGGTATGGCTATGCGCTCAATAGGAGGATGCGTGTGGCGCCAGGCGAGATACACAGCTATCACTCTGGATTTGCGTGGGCGTTCAAGCGCGAAGTGTTCAAGCAACTCGGCGGCTACTTTGATCGGGCCATTGTTGGCGGGGGCGATATGATATTCGTGTGTGCATTCTTGCCGCCAGAGTGTGTTGCCAGGCACCAGGCCGATATGCAAATCCCGCCGATGATCTTCGAGGATGCCTGGCCGGCATACAAGCAGCGAGCTGAGCAACTGAATCCGCGCATCGGATATCTTGATATCAAGGCACTGCACCTCTTTCACGGACTGAGTCTCAATAGGCAGTATAGGACGCGCTACAAGAATATCTTGCATCAGCTGGAAGGCACGTGGGACGAGACAGTGGAGCTGAATGGGGATGGGCTATACGAGTTCAGGGATCCTGCTAAAAAGGGGATGCTCTTGGACTATTTCAAGGCGCGAAAGGAGGATATTCCTATAAAGGAGGCTGTTGAGGCAATGGCGCAGTTGCGGCAGCAGGCGACAACACGAAGGCGCCGCTCTTCGCGACGGGTCAAGGCGCCTGTAGCTGCATCCGTGCCATCGCCTCCTACTGTCGAAATCCAGAGCTTCAATCTCCCCATGCTTCCGCCCGCATTGCTAAGTAATATACCCACGGGACTGAATGCGGCAGACTCGATTCCTGAGGCGGCCGCAGCCAATATGTGAAATGGGTGGATCTAAAAGATGCTGCACACTTTAAAGTAAGAGGGAGATGCATACTTTACGTATAAAGATACCGGCGTATGATGAGGCGTTTGGTCGTACTGAGCGGAAGCAGTCAGATTCACCTGATGCGAGTGAAATCGATGCGCTCAATAGGGGGTCGATCAGTATGACGGGATTCCCTGCTTGCTTCTTGTTATTTGTGTGTCTCTTTGCTATGTATGTGATTCTCTTGATGCCAACCGTGCTTGTCAGTAAAAATCTGCGCGTGGGCTAGGCCGGTCGCGTGGTCAAGAGAAGAATCGATTTTTGCACCACGTGCTGCTTACACGCTGGGCAGCACTTGTTTGTTAGCAGCCACTTTTCCAAAGAGGGGGGATCGAAGATATGATAGCAGGGGGTAATACCGACTTCGCTGAGTTCCTTATAGGGAGTCATCGAGATTGGACAAATTTCCCCTTTTTGTCTTGCCGTAGCGAGTAGGGCTTCTCCTACAAAGGGGGGGATGGGCGACGGGGCTGCAGGATCTGGAGGGGCCGGCGGCGGCAGCCTGGCAAGAGTCTCCTTCACTGCAAGATATTCCCTCACGTGTTCAGAATCTGCCCTGCCATCTGGTTCTCTCTTGAAAGGGTATGCAAGCGGAGTATGATACCATACTTCCATTCCATCTGGAAAGCCTGGGTGAAGACAAACCACAGGGATCCAGTCCGAGATAGGAGTGTAGTACAACTTTTCTCCTGTATAGCCCCAGACCTGCTTCTGCTCGGCGCCTTGCTTCATTAGCGATAAAGTGCTGAAACGGGAATGCCGTTGGGGGCCTGCGCTCAGGGCAGCATCTTTCACGATAATACAGTTATAGTTTTTCCCCTTTTCAACTGCTGTGATGGCTGGCTGGAATATATCAATAGGCTTATCTTCATTCTCGAACGAGTATAGGACAGCATAGCGCCGCTTGTCTGGGTGGAATATGGCAGAATATTTAGGGAAAGTTGAGGGGAAGAGGGGTTGTGCGGTCGCGCCGGCCATTTTCAGAGCCAGTGGGGTCGGTGTCTCTTGGTATATGTGAGAATGTCTCGCACGGCGCCCTTATTCTCTTTGTAGTAGATACGGTAGGCTACTATAGAGTTGGTCGAGCGTCTATATTCGTCGGGCATCGCTTGTGGTGGCTGGGTCCATCCGCGTGAGACAATTTCGGGCGGCGGGTTACGGTTGAGCCAGTACAGGTGCTCTTCGCAGCTATGGGTCTTATCGCGGCCAAAGCGGTGCTGGTACTCTTCACAGAGGGCAATGCCGAGACTGCAGAGCCAGCGGTAGTTCTCGAGACTCTGGCGGGTCCAGATGGCGCAGGGATGTTTCGCGTTGCGAATGGGCAGGTAGCCTTGGGCGGCTGTGCCTGCGGCACACTCCTTTCTAGAGGGCGCCGTCTTGAAGTCTGGAGCGTGGCCAGCGGCGAGAGCGAGGATCCAGTGGGCCGTGTAGAGGAGTTGCGTCGTCTCGAGGATCATCTTGACAACGTGCTTGTCACAGTGCCATCTTGCACAGCGAGATGGCTTATGGGACAGATAGAAGATGTTCATTCTTGTGGCTGGGGTTGAGGGGCTAGGTACGGGGGTCTAAAGCCGGTGGGCGGGTCAATTTTCCCTTTAGCTAGTACTACGTGTTACACCAGTTGTTTGAATAGCAATATTATTAATATCGCTCGAATCCTTAAACGGAGCATCTGCCTCAGCATTAAGTAATAGCACAGTGCCTGGTACTTTTGGTAATAACTGTAGGTTTGTATCAGGTGATGAAATATAAGCTGGAGGATTTGCTATACGTAATGAATCACTACTCAGAGAATATTGTGCTATTCCATCGATTATTCGAAGACTCCCTATTTCACCATTAAATGGTTGGAGACTACTCTCATTTGGACGAACGATATTTCCTAAAGAAAGTACAAGCCCGCTTGGCAATGTTACATCACCTATACTATCGCTAAAAAATGCACTTGATGCCGATGATGATACTCCATTAACATAAATAGACGTTTTTTGGCTTTTTCTCATTATACACAGGTGTATCCATTTATTTACAATAGACGAAAACGTATAACTCATATTAATAGTTCCAAACTTATTAACTGATGCTATTGTAACACCTATACTATTTTCTGATGATAATCCAACTCGAAATATCATATTAGTAAGGGAAGCAATTGATAATATATAAAAGTTCCTATGCTGACTAAATGCAACAGTTGGTTGGCTTCCTATTTTTAAGAAACATTCTATTGTGTAGTCCTTTCCTAATGTTGTTCCTTCAATCCTTCTTCCAAATATTAGATTACCAGTATAGTTAAAATATACACCTCCTGATCCTCTTGTTGTATTTGTACTAGCAGTATAACTAGAGGGATTAAATACTAGAGTTCCTATTTTTACAGGAGGTGTTATTGCTACTGTGCCTGGCGATGTCTCACCAGGCGCGCCAGAGACGGCACCAGCAGCGCCTGGCTGAGGCCCACTTATCACCTGCCCAGTGTAAGTTCCCACGACGTTCATAAAGAACTCCTTAGATCCTGCACCAGGCCAATTCACCATACAAGGCCCCACAGTTGTCTCCTCATCAGTCTGCTTCTTCAAAATATCAGTCTTGCTCCTAAATATAACATTCCCAATATCAAGATCAACATTAGCGATATTCTGTGAAAAGTACGTAGCACCTGCGCGTAGATCATCGTCAATCCCACTTGTAAGTATAGCATTCAAGTAGTCGCGTATATTCTGCGCAGGTCCCATTACAAGTCGCGGATTGACAAACGCGGGTTTATCACGAGGAGATCTGAACCCGTACTCCTCCGTAGTAAATGTCGCCTCAATAGCAACCTTATTACCAAACGACGTACTGTATTGGTTAAACCACGCTGTGGTATTTATGTTGTTGTTTCTTGCTATAAAGTAGTTCGTTGCTGCAAAGAGAAGAGGGGCTGTCCGCGTACGAGCAAGATACTTTGAACGAAGTGACGCAGCCGACTGAATAGGGAAAGAGGCAAACGCGTCTGCTAATACAACAAGGGCGTTAGAGCCAGCTGTCTGTATAGTTGCATTTACTGCAGTGAGCAGAGTCCTCGTCTTTGTCTTGAAGCCTATCCAATCTACGTCACCACCCTGTATGGACAGAGTGTAACCAAGATTACTTGCTCTAGTTGTAAGCTGCTGCCTGTAGGTTGGTGTTGGAGATGTCTTATTTATCCACATATTTTGATCCTTGTTTGTGCACATTATCAGATAGACTGGTCCTGATGCTCCTGTGGCTACTTGACCACCCACCTGCTCATCTAGCTCGATATCTCCTATGCCACTCATTATTCTCTAAAAAGGGGGGGCGTATTTTTCCCTATCGAAAATACTCACACCAGTAGGAAAAGCCCACGTCGTGCGCTTCATCGGGAACATTGAAAGCAAAAGGAGCCAAGGACATTCTCTTGCTTACACTTATATATCTCATACCTTTGGAGAACTTTGTTGTTCTATTACTGTTACACTCGAAACGGGCCATGTGACTTCATCCCGTTTAACAATACTAGGCTGCACAACATACATATTTAGCTTGTGCGCAAACTTGTTCAGTTGAATATCGGGGACATCCAGCATATACTCCAGTGTAGGTAAAATCTTCTCCTTTATAGAAGAGTTCTTCACTATAAAGGACCAAATACCCCAGTTCTTCGTAGCAGTCATATCCCTTTCGAGTTTGAGGATATGAGGTGACACTGTCTTGCCCTCTAGCCGGATCTTGTCTAAAAAGAGAATGTCCCAATCTTCTGGAACTTCGGACTGTATGGCAGCCAACTTCGTCTTGAAATCTGGGGGAATCTCGACATCATCTTCAAAGATAAGAGTCCCCTGACCCGTGGCAGCTGTCGCCAGGTGTTCCAAGAGTTTCTTATGAGCTAAAAATGCTCCTACGATGCCTAAGTTGAAATGTCCTCTATCGGATCGATCAGCGTAGTTACTCGTTCCTACTCCTTGAGAGGCGAGAGTGGGTACATGTACATTCGTAATCTTCACACCCTTCCACGGCTTCAGATCGATACCTGCGGCCTTTGCAAACCCCTCAATGCGTGGGAAACGGTCAGGAAAATCCTCTTGAAGTGTTATGGCGTATGCCTGGTCAAAGAGAGGAGGAGGGGTATTAGAACCCGCCCGCTGTACGCGTATTTTCCTCCCTTTTTTTCTTGTGCGTCGTGCGGATCGACCACGCTTCATCCTGTTATAGTATGCTACAAAATGAAGGCATACTCACGTGGGACGGGACGCCTTTAGCTGCTTGTCAAATGCACTCACAGCTGATACATTATTCAACTCGATATTTATAGTCATAAAAGGGGGATCTACAAGATACATATTGACTTTGTCAGCAAACTTGTTTGTATGATTATCAAGGAAATCGTTCATGTGTTCAAATATAGGTAGGAGTCTGTCCTTTATAGACGAGTTTTTAACCATATATGCCCACGTACCGTAGTTCTTCGTATTTGTCATATCTCGCTCAAGTTTCATTATATTAGGTGATATCCTCTTACCTTCTATGCCCGATTTACCAAGGTAGAGTATGTCCCAATCTGCTGGAATCTCTGGTTCGATCGCAGCAAGTTTGGCCTTGAAATCAGGAGGAATATTTGCATCATCTTCAAAGATGATTGTGGCTTGTGCTGCGGGCAAAGGTGCGCTCACCAAATGCTCCAAGAGTTTTCGGTGAGCTAGAAAGCAGCCAATGGCGCCGAAGTTGTAATGATTACCAGCTCGATCACTGTACTGCGTTGTGCCTATTCCTTGAGAGGGGAGGTTAGGCAAATCTTCTGCGGTGATTTTCACCCCGTTCCAAGGCTTTAGATCGAGTCCTGCAGCAGTAGCCTGTTCTTTTATTTTCCGGAAACGATCAGGAAACTCTTCTTGCATTGTTATGGCATAGGCATCTTGAAAGAGGGGTTGAGCGGGGCCAGAGGCGGGAGCATTGGAACCCCCGCGTTGTGCGCGTCTTCTCCCCTTTCTTGTAGTGCGTCGCGCAGATCGCCCACGCTTCATCCTGCTATAGTGTGGCAAAATTGAAGCCCTTGAATCATTCTAGGGCGTTTAAAACAGTCTTTATCTTGCGTATCTCATTATATTTGAAATGTCTTCCGTTGCATCTGATCTTGCCGTACCTGCCACCGCTCCTCACTACCTGAGCACGCGAGAGAACTGGGAGGCCGCCGCGGGAGCCGCGGGCAAGAGTCTCGAAGATGTGGTCGCCACAGTGATCCGCGAGTATCTTGATAGGGTCGAGCCAGGCGAATATACGGTCACGAACCATCCCAATGACCTCCGCCAGATCTACTTTGAATACGACTACAGTCTGAATCCTGACAGCTACGCCGAGACTGCCGAAGAGGGAGAGGTCTGGTATCACAGCGGCCAGAAGATGTTCGTCCAGAACAAGGGAAAGCGGGTCACCTTCGCCGCCTGCGGCGGCTGTATTCCTGACGTCAAGATACAATCCAGGACCACTGGGCGCTCCTACTTTATAGAGTGCAAGGCCCAGAATGACGCGGGAAATGCCCACGAACGCTGCGCAAAATACGCGACACCGTCCATCATCGAACTGGTCAAGAAACACGCGGCTGGAAAGGGGGAGACCACGGTGCCATATCACCCTATTGGCTATCTCTTCTCTGGTTCCCTGCTCGACAAGAGAAAGTACGTGGTCGAGCTACAGGCCACCTTCGGCTTCGCGCGAGACCACCTCTTTCTCTGGAAAAAAGAGCGAGAGGCCGCGGCCCTGACGGCGTGGATTGGGCGCGTGGTGATGAAGGCACTGAGAGCGGGGCTGGCTTGAGCTCACGGGGACAATGCGGAAATCCTATTCTTAGATAAAATAGTACATACAGAAATGAAAATACCCCGTCGCATTTTTTGTATATGGGTAGGCGGGCAACCTATGAGTAGAACTCGAGATGACGCCCTGTATACCATACGGCAAAACACTGGAATCCGTGTCGAGTTCATAACAGATGAGGGCCTGGAAGACTATATTTTAGATGAGCATCCCTTGCACCCAGCGTACAAATATCTCAATAATACACACAAATGTGACTATTTGCGAGCATATTTAATGCACCACTACGGAGGAGGATATACAGATATAAAATATAGCTTTTATCCGTGGAATGACGTATTCGACGAACTAGAACGTGATACAAATAAGTGGGTTGCTGGATACCGCGAGGGGGGGGTGTGGGGCGTTGCGAATGTCGATGACCCTGAGTTGTATAAGATGCTACAAGAGAACGCACACAGTCTTATAGGTAACTGTGCATATATATGTCGGCCTCAAACCCCCTTTACAGAAGAATGGCTGCGAAACGTAGAAAGTATCCTAGATAAGCATCTACCCCTTTTACCCACTAATCCGCCAAGACATTCAAGAGACTATATAGGACTCACACTGCCTGATCGGACTATATCAACATATCCACTAAACTGGACGGAAATTCACGGGTCTGTATTTCATCCCCTTTGCTATAAATATATTGACCATTTGCTCTATACACTACCTCCTCCCATCTTCACAGGATATCTATAAGAGAACATTACCTAAGTAAATAAGTCGTACCATGAACAAAGAAACCGCGGACACAATGGGTCAATGTCTTATGATACCAGAGGCTCTGCCAGAGGGCACCGTTCAAACACCCCCAGTGGCCGTGTATATCTCAGAGGACAGCCGCGCCGATCTCTACTACATAACCATCGCGCTGTATCCGGATGACAGCATATACCTCCTACACTGGTGCGACAACTACAAGATTCCAACCTATAGGCGCAAAGTGGTGGAAATAAGTACAGGCGACAGGAGCGCCACGTGCGAACTGGAAAATGGCGGTGGGCCAATCACCTTTAATAGACTGGCAAGTGGAGACATCGTGAATCTCGATCTGGACACTATTGCCTTCCACAGTGATATGGGGTTTGAGCTTTTTCATATGACGCGAAACGCCGAGTTCAACAAGCTGGCCGTGCTTTTTCCTGATAGGGTAGTTCCGAGGACGCGAAAGGGAAGTGCCGAAGAGAGGAAGGCAGAGGGGACCGCACCGCGCGCCTAAATTTGACAGCCGGCTTCAGCAGCAACTATAGACACCCGCCACCCATTGAAATGCAGACACAGACACACGGAGTGAAATACATCGGCAGCAAAGCAGCCCTCGTGGGCGAAATCGTCCCCTTTGTAGAGGGGCTCGTGGGCTCAGGAGGCAGCCCCAAGACCCTGCTCGACGTCTTTACAGGAACAACGCGCGTGGGCCAGGCCTTTCGCGCAGCAGGATGGCGTGTGACAACGTCTGACCTGTCGTGGGCCTCCGAGGCCTACGCCGCCGCCTTTATAGAGCGCACACCCGCCTCTGGAGCAAGGATTCCCCAGTTTATTCAGACCCTGGCCGCACTGGAACCGGCGGCCGACGCGGCCCCAGGCTGGCTCGAGCGCACCTATTGCGATGTTATTGCAGCCGACGGGGGTATTGTGCGTATGTGGAAACCGACCAATGGCCGCAAAGCCGACGCTATTAGGGACCAGATTCAGGCGTGGGCTGCCGCTGTGACCATTAGCAGACACGAAGAGATGATCCTCGTCGCCGCCCTCATCTTCGCCCTGGATCGCGTGGATAGCTCAGTAGGAGTACAGCAGGCGTATCTCAAGAGCTGGGCGGCAAGGGCGTCGAATCCTCTGGTGCTCGAGGACCTTCCTTGCGCCGCCGGCCCCGCCGGCAACCACATCGTAGGGGATGCCCTCACCATCTCCTATCCAGCAGCCACTGTGGCCTATCTCGATCCCCCCTATTCCGCCCACTCCTACGCCACCTACTATCACATCTGGGACAGCATTACGCGCTGGGACAAGCCCGCCGTCGGCCTCAAGACAAATAGGCGCATTGACCGCGTGAGTGGGGCCGACGCCTTTGACGCGGCAATGGTATCCCCCTGGAACTCTAAAAAGACGGCGCTGAAGGCCTTCTTGGACTTGGTCGGACGACTCCCTGTCAGCTGGGTAGTGATAAGTTATAACGACGAGAGCCTCATTCCTTTAGAGACACTAATAGAAGCTCTAAAGAAGGGCTGGGGGGAAGCGGCCGTGACCGTGAAACTCATTCCCTACAAGCGGAATATTATGTGCCAGATTGGAAACGCAACGGCAGAAGGGGCGAAGACGGAAAACAGGGAAGTGCTCATTGCTGTGCGGAAGGGCCTAACTAACCCGTCCGAAGAGTAGTACCATTCCCCACAACATAAGAGGGCAGAGTCCTATCCTGTTTGAAAAACATATCGTCACGCGCAGGTGCAATAGCGAACTTTTTCTCGGCCTGCAACATCAGTCCGAAAAGCCCGTCGATAGGCACAATCTGCCCCCTCTTTTTGATCATTTCATACGTATCGACTAGGCGCTTCATCATTGGTCGGCGAATGAGATAGGCGTGCGTGCAGTTGAAGCGACGTGTCCCTTTAAAGAACTGGGTCAAGGGCACGAAATCGTACGTCCCCCCTGTGCCGAGGAGAATGAGATCCTTGGAACCTGGCCAAGAGAAACTCTTGAAAAAGGTGAGGACGGAGTTGAGCCAGCCGTACAAGTTGATTATCTTGCAGTCGGGGCCAGGTTCGCAGTCGTCCTCGAAGACTACGACGGCTTCGAGACCGCGGGCCAGGGCTTGGCGGGCAACCTCCACGTGACTCAAGAGACAACCGACCTCGCCGGCTGTCCGCACGAGATCCTTTTCCATACCGCACTTAGTAGGGTGTCCATCTTCAACGGCAATATTCCCGTCGATCGCGTGGAATATTTCGAAGGAAGTCTGGGTGGCCTGGTGGAGAGCAAGTATCTTGGGCTCGCGTTCCTTAGCCTTTGCAAGATGGATCATAATAACAGCCACCTTTTCTACAGGTATCTCGAAGAGTTGGCTGACAACGGTTTGCATCTTGGGGGGGGAGTCTCTAGAGGCACTAGGGTGCAGCCACCTTAAATGATGTTAAGGCAGAGAGGGGCTGAAGTTTGTGTGTTCTGGCGAACGTTTCCACGGAAAATCCGGAACGTTGTGGCGCACCAGGATTGATAGAGGCGCCCTGCTGAAAGACGGCGACAGAGTAGGTGTGCTCGCCTGTACCCTTTGCAGGGGCGGGGGGGGCCCAGCTTACAAGAGCAGTGCCTTTAGAGAGCTGGTCTATGGCCTGGCCAGGCACATTTACAAGGAGCCAATGGAGAAAGGGGCCTCCAGGGCCATTAGCATCCCAAAAGATAACTGTCTTGAGCCCAGGAGTCGCAAGTGGGCTGCCAGAGAGGGTAGGCAGATCCTTCACTGCATCCTGAGGTACTAAGAGGGCAGGACCAGGCATGATCATCCTTCCACTGGGAAATCGGAGAATGACTTGTGCGCTGGGATTTGCTGCACTGGGATAGCTGAGGGGGGGTGGTGGGCCTCCAACCACGGGTCTGAACCTAGCAAATGGGTTGCCACCCGAGCGGCGCATTCCCTTGCGGCTGCTGCGTCTGCGGCTACTACGCCTGCGGGTGCTGCGCTTGCGGCTGGTATATTTTGCCATCTATACTGCAAAGATAGAAAAAAGAGTGAGGCACCACTTGTTGAATTCCTTGTAAGCGAGGAGTTGCCCACTGCGAATTCGAATGGCCCGCTGCATAGGACTCTCCAAGAGTTTGAGAGTCTCTCGCAGATTTACGCGGTTGTAGAGGGGCGTGAGTTCCTCGAGGGGCAGCGTCGGCTTTCCATACGACTCATTGACCCAGTTATGCAACTCCCAGAACCAGTGACGCACGTATTCCTGTAGAGAGGAGTAGTCCATATCCTTGAGCAGCTGCTCTACAGGATGTTCTCGTAGATACGACTCGTAGTGGTCTTTGCAGGATGGGCACGGGATTGTCTTGGCGAGGGCCTTGAAAAGGGCAGCGAGGGCGCGGCGTTCGTCGGGCTGGTACATTGGAAAGGGGCTAGTTCCGACCTTCTCTGCGATCCCGTGGAGAAGACGCCAGAAGAGCGGCCCCCACTCCGTTGCATCTGGATAGATCTCAGGAGGCAGTTGGCACGAACACGGCATTTGCTCTAGACCCACTCTTTAAAAGGGCAGGTCTAACGCAGATTTATATGGCCTACAAAGGGCGTACGCAACTACTCGTTTGCTAGAACCGTGCTGTGGGCCCAGAAGCACCACGATCCGCAAACGTAAATGCTAACTAACAAAGATTAAGGGTTGAAGTGGTGCGCGAAAGGTCGTGAAAAGCGTGTGATGCCGTTTGTCTAGTGTCCCATCTGCTAGGTCCCATCGGCCTTCCCATCGGCTATCCCATACGAGGTGCTAGTATAAGGCTCTTTATATCTACTAGAACAATGGGCCAAGTCCTATCGAATTCACTAAACAATCCCCTGAGGTACCCCCTATATCCTGCATCCTATCCTTTTTATTATCCTGAAATCAGGGACTATGAGGCTGCTGGTGTGCTCTTCATAGACGAGAGCCACTTTCTCGCGGGCTACCAGCCGAAAAAGAGGGGAGCCTGTATAACGGGCATAGGAGGTGCTAGAGAGGAGGGAGAGGAGTCTTACGTGACAACGGCCTACAGGGAACTCTTCGAGGAACTGTTCGGTTGGAAGCGAGTTTCGCAGCGTCTCATAAAGGAGGTAGCAGAGAAGGTGCGACCTGCAGCGGTCTTTCAGCTTGACTCCTATGTCACAATCGCCCTCTCCTTTAAAGACCTGGAGAAGATTCTGGGCCTGGCAAGGGGCGAGTCGTCACGCAGTCCATTCTACGAGGCGTTTCCCAAGACGCCGTGGGACCTCGTGCGCAGGCGTGTGGCGCCGGCCGACGCCGAAGTGCAGCAGCTCGTTCTCTTGCCAGCAGTGCAGAGCGCTACGAAGTTCAATCTCAGCATTCATATCGAACTCCTCGATGATGTGAAGGTCTATTTCGAAGAAATAGCAAAAAGGGGGTAGAAAAGGGGGTAGAAGAGGGGATAAAGCGACAGCGACAGCCCGAAAGAGATGGACTTGGATCGCCAGCGCAAACGCATGTCCCAGCACCGCGACCGCGTCGAGTTCAAGCTCTACGAGTGGCTTTACAGGGCGCGGCAAGGGAACACCGAGGCCCCCGCGCAGATCCGCCAACTCGAGTGGGAACTCGCGATCGCCGATCAGGCTATCGCCAATACGTATCGGACCTTGGGAGAGCAATTATACTAGACACTCAATAGGAAGAGGCCTCGTTCCCCGCGCAACGATGTCGTCATTTACAAATACCGTTGTCGATAAAGTCTATGTGATCAACCTTGACAAGGACACGGACCGCCTACAAAGGATAGATGCCCAGCTCCGCCGCTACGGAATCGCGTATGAGCGTTTCCCTGCCATTCTCGGCTCCACCGTGGGCTCCTCGCATCCCGCCTTCAGCGGCTTCTGCAACAGCTTCTGCACGGATTCTATGAAGGGGTGCGCCCTATCCCACACGTCCATCTGGAAAGAGATGGTCCAGAAGAACTACAAGGCGGTTCTCATTCTGGAGGACGATGCCATTCTCGCGGACGACTTTGATGCGCGGCTGAAGGCGGCCTGGTATCAGGTCCCTGACGACTACGACGTGCTCTATCTGGGCTGCGGGCTCAAATGCGGCGACGACGGCGGTGCCCTTGTGCCGAAAGTGGTCAACAAGGTCCTCGGCCACACGCCTGAGGCCATCGATGAGCGCGTGCTGAGTGTCAATGGCAGCGTGGGCTTCTATGGCTATGTTCTGCGGAACGGGGCTGCTGCGCGCACGCTGGCCACCGCTCCTATTCACACACACATCGATCTACAGATGCAGATTTGGACGTCCCAGTATGGTATATCAGCCTACTCCGTGAAACCACTGCTCGTCCATACGCGCGACGAGGGCAACGGCTCCAACTTGTCCGAGGCCTTCCCGATAGGACTGAACTCAGTACTCAAGCGCATCCCTATTACGCCTACCATAAATGCGAGTTGGGCCCTGAGTGAGAACTCTCTCAAGGTCGGCCCCTTTAACGTGAATCTCATTATGGCTGCGCTGTTCCTGGCGGTGTGCTTCATACCTATCGGCTGGTTCAAGTGGATCGCCGCGTGGGTCGTGGCTGAGGGCGCCATTGCTGCCGACCTTGGAAATATGGTCAAGTATCTTGCATTCCTGAGTATGCCGATCGCGGCTCGGTTCCTATGGGCCTGCGGGGGAGGCTCAGGCTGCAAGAAGCTACGACTCTAGGGCTGCCCAGATTTTCCCCCGCAACGATAGGTGGGGCACCACGACACAGCCACGAATGAAATACGCATACCCAGCAATCCTGGTCTTTATTATTTTTGCCAGCAACTATCTCGTCGAGGTCATCGGAAAATGGCACTATGCGCAGAGCGACAACAAGCAGCCATTTGACCTCGCCCACTATTTCCTGCCTGACTTTCATAAGCACAAGTGGTTGGTCAATATCCTCCCTCTCACGCTCCTCGTGTTCATCTTCTTCCAGAATAACGCTACATACATCTTCAAAACGGCGATTTTCCTGCTGATCGTGATCCTCTTCATACGCGCCCTCACGACGCTCTCGACGATTCTCCCCAAGCACGAAGAGTGCATCGAGCCCGATCTGCTGACGCTGATGCTGGGCGGCGGCTGTTATGACAAGGTATTCAGTGGGCACATGTCCTTCGTCGCCCTCTTTAGCCTGATTCTGCTCGAACAGAAAAATATCACGCTTCCCATCTTCGTAGGGCTAAATCTCCTGCAAGCCGCCATCATATTGCTGGCGCGCACGCATTACACCGTGGATGTGATTCTAGGCTTCGTCATAACATACCTGGTTTATGACGGAGACTATCATATTTTCACGAACTTCTTCAAAGGGATCGGCGGCGAGAGCTAGGGTCCTCCTCAACTACTCACCTATTCAGAAGGGTTCTGAATCGACGAGCAGTTCCAACTATAGTCTCTGTGTGCAGCTTAGTGGCCGCCAGCATCCCACCGGTCATTCCGAAAATCCCAATAACTACACCTACAAAGAGGCCGCGCTTGAACCCGTCATATTCGGCCTCGACGAGCATCTCTAATATGCGAGAGCGAATCATGCTGACCTTATGTTCAAAATCCGCACCTGCGGCCTCAGCGGCTTCGGGCTGAGGTGTATCTGGTGGTGTCGGTGGAGGTGTGTAGCCCATCTCTTTAAAGGGAAACAGGAGCGAAGCTTTACGCGGTATAGACGACCACCTTGCGCCGCGGGCGTAAATTATAGCGGGCGCCGTTGTCGCTGCGTGCCGTCTCGAGATCATCGATCAGCTCTGCCTGCTCCTCCTCGGTCATCGCGGTCACACTCACCTTTGCTGAATAGGGCTTGTACTTCGTAGGGACAGCACCGGCGCTGGCAGCCTCCTCTGCAGAAAACCAGCGCACGAGCCAAGAGCGGCGAGGCTTACAACCAGACCACTGAAACATTCTATGTGTGGCTATGGCTCTCCTTTTAGACCCGCACTCCTATCTAGAGAATGTCCTTCACCACCCGCTGCTGCCCCGATGCCGAGTTCTCCTTTCTCGCCAACGGAGTCCAAGTACGCGACCTGAATCCCCAGTCCGAGACCACCGTGCTCCAATACTTCCCCTATAGGGCCATCCAAACCGTCCGCTACACCTATAGCCGCGATGATCGCGAAGGGCAGATCGCAATCTGGGTGGCCAGCCAAGGAACTCCTGGCGCCGGCGGGCTCTCCTTTCGCTGGCGCTTCCCCTGCTCGAGTACTGGAGAGGGAGTGTATGCCCAGTTCATAGAGAGGCTGGGTTGAACTCTACCAAAGGTAGCGCGCCCCCCTACCAAAGGTATGCACCAAATGTCATCAGACCCGATATTATTGTTACTATACACATACCCATAAGAACACTTTCTGTCCTAGCTATTTCCACCTTCTTATCCGCCAGCACCATTCGCAGACCACGTATAGCGTCCTTGCATTCCTGCACTAACTCTGTAAGCTGCTCATTCTCCTCTTCAAGTCGGCGTATAGCCTCATTTAAAAATGGGGCACAACTGTCCTTTTTGTAGTCACCGCCCTCTGCAGCCTGCTCACAGTTAATCTCACTGTCCTCGTCCCCCACGAGGTAATCGAGGTCTTCCTCTCCAGGAGGTGTAGGAGGGAGTAGCGCCTGACTGGGCCCGTCTATTATCTCGTTTTTATCAGACATTGTGTCCTTCTAGTTATCTGTATATGGTGCCGAGACCTTAGGCTCGTCGCAAGATAAAGCTGGTGTAGTTATACATCGCTGTGGTCGTGATAAGGGCCATTAGACCCACTATCACGGCCACAATATAGGCGCGAAACATATTCTGATGTGCCGATTCGCCGTTGCGCTTTAAATAAGAAACCTGCTCAGCGAGCATATCATTCCTCTCAATAAGATATTTATTCCGCTCTTCAATGGCGTTTATATAGTTAGGATCGATAACCTGTAGCTTAGCAGCCTCAGCAGCCTCAGTGACCTCAGCAGCCTCAGCGTGTGCCTCCCTAAGCTCTTTAACATCATACTGCCACTTTACCCTGGCAGCCAACTCTCTATTCTCCCTCTTCAGCTCATTAATCAAGGTCATCATATCATTCTCTCCCTTTTCCATAATCAGTTCTCTAAAGAGCATAGCCGAGGCTCCACCCAAGAGCACACATCCAAAGTGCGAGAAAGCGATGACTGCAATCATATTTGACATTTTGAACTCGTTATGCTATACAAGCCTATGCTACCGACACCCAATTTCATCACGGCGACCCCTTCCACCGCAGACCCACAATCTGACGACCGCCTTTGCCCCACGCGGCCTCTTGAAAGAGATCGTCCCTCAAGCCCCGCAAACACTTCTCAGAAATCTTCAGCCCCTTCGCCCTCTCCAGTACATCCTTCACTTCGAGCACGGCCCCCTCTTGAACCTCGCACGTCTCCAGAAGCCACCGCAGGAACTTCCGCGCCTTTTCGTCGGTGACATCGCTCATCTTCGCCCTGGAGAAGACAACGGGACTCAAGAGAATATCGGCATCCGCCGCGGCGGCCTCGACCTCCTCCTCGCCCCCCATCGCCACTCGCAGCAGACTCTGAAGCTGTGCCTCCTCCTCCAAGAGAAAGCCCTGGAACTCCGTGAACATTGCATCCACGCGCTTCTTATGCCCCAGTACCGAGTTCTTGTGCCGCGCCACTGTCTGTACGTGACTCCTCAAAAGGTTCGCAATCAACGTGGCCTTCGCCTCCAGGGCCCGCACTGCCGCCCCCTCCTCTTGCACGGCCGGCTTCGCCACCTGCTCCACAGTGTCAAAGAAGGGACGCAGACCCTGTAAAGAGAAGACGGGGTCCTCCCGCGACATGAAATGCGACAAGTACAAGATGAAACGGCCGTCCTCCAAGAACTCCAGACTCACATCGCCTCCCCGCGTGTGCCCCACGATCCCCGTGCGCAGACTCACAAGACAGCCCCCGCGCACGTCCGGATGCAGGCGCAGATCACGGCGAAACTTCTCCACCTCCTCGTTGCTCACCATGCGCGTGTAGTTCTTGATTTCCCAAAAGTAGGTCGCTCCCGCCGACCGCGTCATCCGAATATCCGCCGTCTGGGCCTCCTTGCTCACTACGCACACATCGCAATCAAATGCCTTCTTCAGGAATCCCTCCATTAGGGTCTCACCCAGCGCACCCTTCTCCTTTGAAGAGGAGAACGTCTTGGTGATACTGTGCTGCAAGGCCTCCATCTTTCCACTCATTGCCTCCACTTGACGCTCGAGCAGTGCCTGCAGACGCGTGATCTGTTCGTCCTTTGCTGCAAGGAGCTCGCCGAGGGCCTCCCGTGCATCTCGCTGGGCCTGGCCGCGCAGCGAGGCCGCCGATGCCTCCAGGGCCTCCAGGCGCAGAGCCGCAGCATGCACCGCGTCCTCCGACTTCTGCTTCTCGGCGCGCAGCTTCGCAATCAACTGATCCGATGCCGTCTTCGCCTCCGCCAGTTGTGCTTCATAGGTGGCAGCAGCCTGGCGCACGGCCTCTTCGTGTGTCTCTGCACGCAGGCGATCGACCGCCTTCTTCTGAAAATAGGTAATAGCATCAACTCCCAGTGTGAGAGCGAGGCCCCGCTGCTGTGGGGTGGTTGCCTCTTTATAGAAATCCGGCAACTTGTATGTGGCAGGCACCACGATTTTCACAACTTTCATACCAGCGGGTAGGGGCTCCATTTTCGGTAGGGGGGCTGTATCTACCTATACAACGTCCAAACTACTTTGGGTGCTCCTCGAACATTTGCTCAAACATGGCGAGTTTCTCTACGTGATTATGTTGTATGTATAAAGAGAGTACGGCATCAATAAAACCTATACTATACCCCGTAAGGACAATATCACCCACGAAGGCCGCGTCTTCGCATCTCGTATTCTCTTCCTGAAAGCGGACTCCAGACTCTCTCCAGAGGGACGTGAGTACAGTAATATGGCCAAATGGAAGCAGGGGGCTCTTCATATCTTTTCCATCTGGGTGTATGAAGTCTATACGCGGCACATCAAAGTGGCGATCGAGTGAATAGGAATAGACCGATTCTCTCTTGATTGCCTCACCTCCCTCTATAAGTGTGAGGGCAGCATCATCGAGTGCCGGCGCCCAGTCTTGTTCTACTGCGTCGGCCTGTTCGTGGCGTGATCCGTGGATGAGGGCCGAAGCAGTCACGCCCTCCTGCTGAAAAGCGCGCACAATGGCCTCACACCGCCTCGGATGCATCACATCATCGGCATCGAAGAAACTCAAGATATCTGGCTGCGGGCTCAGGGCAGCCGCGGCATCAGCGGCCAAGTTCCTATTCGTTCCACTCGTCTGCGGTGCCTCACTTGCGAGAATCGTAAGAGAAAAAGGGAATGGCTCGTTTTGCAGCTGATGCAAGAGTATCTCGGCGATCCCGTTCTTCTTAATAGAGGAGGCCGATACAACCACGTAGTCGGGCACGCGTGTTTGCCTCTTCAATGAGCGCAAGAGCTTCACTAAATAGGACACGTGCGGCTCATACACGGGAATGCAGATGGCCAGTTTCATCTCTGGTGTATATAGGAATGATTCGCATCGAAGGACGCGCGGCCCTTATAGTGAGCGTCATCGTACTCTTCTGGTTTTCTGCATGGGGCCTCTTGGACGAGGGCGTGGATTTCGCCCAAGAGCGCTGGGGGTACCCGAAAGCGGGCATATACGCCGCCATGTTCGCCCTCTCCGTAGTATATATCTTGTGTGCTCCAGATGTGCTGATCCGCATTTAGACCGCTGCGCATTATAAATGCGCACTAGTCTAAGGGGGGCTGGCGCATACTCTTTAAAGGGGGGGCAACAATGTCTCAGCCAGCTCCGCGCCGCTTCATTCTCTTGCGTCTCGGCTACTGTCACCTGAAAAATGTCCGAGGATTCAAGCTTCTCTGCCAAGCTGCCAGGGCGGAGCACATGGAGACCACGAACATCCAAGAGGCCGCCGCTACTGTGTGCGACGTCCTCTGGATTCCATTCAGTTATGTACCTCCGATGGCCTTCCCGAACGCCAAGCGCATCATCTATGGCCCACATAACTTCGTCTTCCCCTTTGGAGGCTGGACGAGGTTGGACTTGCGCGGTGACTCTCGAGTATCTTACAACTGTCTTTCCGAGTGGAACAGGGGCGTCGTGAGAAAGTCCCTCGAAGGCACAGCCGCCAACTATCCCCTCTGCACACTCCCCTTTCCAGTCGATACGGAGGACTTTCGTCCCAAGACAATCGAGAAGAGTCTCGACTGCTTCGTCTATTTCAAGAAGCGTCGGCCTGAGCACCTTGAGGCCGTGCTAGATACCTTGAAACGATTGTCAATCGATCTGGGAAGAGGTCTCTCATATGTTGTTCTCAAGTATGGGAGCTACAAAGAGGAAGACTATAAGGACGTGCTCGCGGCGGCGAGATATGGGATCTGGGTGGGCTGTCACGAGCCTCAAGGCTTTGCTTTAGAGGAGGCGCTGAGCTGCAATGTTCCTCTTGTAGTATGGGACGCAGCCAAGATGGGGGACGAGTGGAATGAGAGTGTCAGTCGGCCAGAATATGGAGAGGAAGAAGGGGCGCACGTTGCCACCAGTATTCCCTATTGGAGTGGAGAGTGTGGGCTGGTTGTCAAGGAGGCAGACGAACTGATGACGGCACTGCGAGCAATGAACGTACTCTACACGAGCTACTGTCCGCGAGACTTTGTACTCAGGACGTTGAGTCCGAGGGCGTGTGCTGCGCGATGGTTGGAGGGGGAGGCCGAGGTGCCTAGCAAAATTGGGCCGGCCTAAACTACTATGGTTCAGTACATACAAAGTATAGAATGCCTGTCCAGACTCGTGCTCGTGCCCTTACTGCGAAGGAGATGGAGGCCGCTGAGGCGCTCCTTATGATGAAGAGAGGGGGCTGCAACGAGGCTCGTTCTGAGCGTCCTCGTCGTACCTGTACTGTAAAGGCAGTGACGGTTGCTCCTCTGCCTGTTTCCACTGCAGATCGTCCTCGTCGCGCGACGGCCAACTACAGCGCCGGTTCTCTTGTGGAGGAGAAGGTCCAGCCCAAGAGGAGGTAGATGGCTGAAGTCTAAGAGGCTGGTCCGCCCTGGCCAGCCTTTTTTAATGTAGAATTGGGCTAATAGCATCTCGTCGGCTCCAGTATCCCATCCTTTTCAGCTAAACCACACCCCTCTGAAGATGTCCCAGCCGTCGATTCGCGTACGTCATATTCTGGATACTATCAAGGGCCCTGCCCGTATTCCCTTTGTGAAGCTGCTCCCCCCACAGGTAAAGTCTCTGCTTGAGAGCGCTAGCGCCGATGCCACTCCCTTTAAAGGTGTGTTTCCCAGTGCTCTTCTCTCTCATATTCCCAAGACGATGTCCCCTTACAGTATTGTCGGTCTCATAACAGAATCTCTTGTGCTTGGTTCTCAACCCCTCACAATAGACTCTATAGTTGGCGAGCTCGCGCGCTGGAATGTAAGCCTAGATGATTCTGCAAAGGCGAAAGTTGCTAAGAGTAAGACCACCGCTGATTATCTGAAGAAGATCGAGGCCACGCGTGCCGAGATTGTGAAGCAGACCGGTGGAGCGGCTATCGCCCAGCAGCAAGTTCTCTCACACGGCTGTGTGGAGGGTCATCCAGACGGAGTCTGTGCTGCTGGGACGGTCCTGGAAGTCAAGACATCTTCAAAGGTGGAGAAGGATCTCCAGTACTTTCTCTTTCAAGTATGCTCGTATATTGCCTTGGCGCCTGCCACATACACGCGTGCTCTCCTCGTTCTTCCTCTTCAGCAGATGGTTCTCGCATTTGATATGTCTGCCTGGGAAGGGCGTGCAGCGTTCCGCGATCGTCTTGTGCAGAAGGGGGGAAAGCTGCTGGAGGCGGAGGCGGAGGAGGAGGCGGAGCCTACTGTCAGCCTACAGACCTATCTCACTGCCTCTCATTTCGCCCAGAGATATGGAATCGGTCAGCACATTTCAAAGGGCGCCAGCCTCTTCGAAACAGTTCAACAGATCCCGCCTGGAATCCCGCATCAAATCTTCCTGGCCGGCAGCAGAGGCACTCGTCTATGTTTAAAGGATGAGGAGGTCGCTGCCTGCGCCCAGCACATCAGCAATAACGGAATCCAGCTCTTCATTCATTCTCCCTATATAATCAACCTCTCAGCCACTGCGGCCGATGACTGGAATGTGAAGCACTTGGGTGCCATTCTGCAGTACGGAGCCGCGCTGGGTGTAAAAGGTGTAGTCGTTCATACTGGAAAACACACGACGGAAACCTATGAAGCGGGCGTGGAAAAAATGCGGATGGCTATGATGAGCGCCTTGGAATACGCCACACCAGAATGTCCTCTCTTGCTGGAAACACCAGCAGGACAGGGCACTGAAACTCTACAGAAAGAGACCGAGTTCCTCGACTTCGTCGAGTCCTTCCACTCTCCAGCCCTCGCCGTCTGTGTTGATACATGTCACGTCTTTGCGAATGGCCACGATCCTCTGAAATACACGAAGGCCGCGCACGAACGGGGTCTTCTGCGCCTCGTCCATTTCAACGATTCAGAGGATTGCTGTGGGAGTTGTAAGGACCGGCACGCTATGATTGGTGCTGGAAAGATAGGAGTTGAGGCGATGAGGCAGATCGCCGAGTTCTGTCAGGCGCGCGCGGTGCCGATGGTTATTGAGTAAGGTCGCGCTCCCTCGTTGCCTCACATTCTCTACAGGGACACGGCTCGGTAGCCCCATGTTCGGTGCTACGCCTTTTTGCTCCAGACACAGCGGCATACTTGCACTGAATACAGGCGCAGACGGTCTCCTTATCATCAGGCCCCTTTTTCAAACACGTACAGTTCGGGCACGGCACATCGAAGGAGGTCCTCGGTGCGCGACAGGCTTCACAGAGACCGGCTGCTTCGAAGCACTCTTTAAAACGGGGGGCGCAGTCTGGACAGGGCAAGTAAAAGTGGAGCCCGCTTGTCTTCTCGAGCGCGCTCACGCTGAGTTCGCCCGCTGGAACACCGCAGGCGGTGCAAAGTCCCTGGGCAGCCGTATCCACCGCCCACTTAGCCTCATAGCGCTCCTGGCAGGTGTCGCACCAGCACGCACAGAACTCGTCGCAGTGATCTGGAGAGCTGGGGTGACGGCATCCTGAGATGTCGGCAGTCGAGGCTTCCATTAAAAAAGGTTGGTCCGTGGGCTCTAGGTGGGGCCTTGGCTTTAGCAGACCTCATTCTCCCAAGGGTAGTCGAGGTCGATCTTGAAGTTCTGCTGGTGATAGTGCCAGATAACGAACTCGCGGAGCGAGCCGAAGTAGCGGGTGTGCTTAGCGCCTGTGTCTGGATTGATGCCGATCACGATGAACTGGTCGCCATCCTTCTGCGCAGTTACGCTATGGTAGAAGACGCCAACTGAGTCAGTCTCGGTGACGAGAGAGTGATTGAAGAAGTGTTGCTGTGTCTGTACCATCTTAAGAGGGGGATATGTTCTGGTTGCTTATCTAAAAAGGGAGGCACGGGGGCATTCAATTTTATGTGTTCATCGGTCCATCAGATATCATAGGTCCAGTCGTCGAGAATATCACCCCAGAGGATCCCACGCATTGTAGCTTTTGCGAGCATAATGTTAGAGCGTGTGTGGATCGGGTTGTTGCATTTACAGTTGCAGGTCTCCATATCATAGCAGTTGTATTTGGGGATGCTCTTGGTAGGGGCTGGGGGAGGAGAGGAAAGAGGGACGGAACGCGGCAGAGGAGTTGTGGGCGCAGGCTCTGGCGCGAGAAGCAGGCGGACTGGGACCCTCGTAATAGGTGGAAGTGAGTCTTGAATGATCTCTGAGCTGAGCAGAGGAAGAGGAGGAAGAGGCGCGCGAGGAGCAAGCACTGGAATGGGAGCAACCAACGGTGCCACTACTTTGGAATCGGTGAGCGGAGGCAAGCGACGAGGCCGCTTAGTATGGCGATTCAAATCTGGCGACATTTTCATCTGTAGAGTGTAAGGAAGGATACTTACTAAAAAGGTGTGCATTCAAATCAATTTCACGTACTTTACACTGCTACTGCTCTGAGAGCCTGCTTCTTCCTCTCAAGGAGTGAGTGAAACGCCTTCGAGCTCCCTGACTCCTTGTTCGCGGACGGCGCGATCCCCAAGAGATTCGCCAGATCATTCGCGTATCCTCCCTCTGCCCACGGGTCCTCGCCGGCAGCTGCTGACCCACAAAGATGATTGAGAAGGGTGTGGGAATCGCCACTCTTCATAATCTCCTCTGGGATTCCCATCTGAGTCCAGTCCCAGCTCTCATTCATATATACGAGATCAGGATCCTTCTCTTCGGGCTGAGGGCGATCTATCCAGCCTGCGTAAGAGGTAGGGGGGGTCAGTGCGAGCTTGGCCCAGCCGGCTGCCTTGAGGTGTTCATCTGTCATCTCATCTGGATCATCGTTCTCTGGTAACTCGCGCTGAGCAGCTTCGGCCTCATCCTTCTCAATACGCGCGTGAATCATATCTTTGAAGTTGAGGGCTGGCGGCGCGGTTGGCACGGTTGGCGTGGGCGTGGCAACAGGCTCAGTGAGCCGATTACGCAGCTGGGACCAAGAGACTGTCTTGGGGGAAGTTGCTGGGCCGCCGAGAGATGGAAAGGAGGCCGAGTTGAGGTCAAGAGATTGCGGTGTTGCTGCTCCAGAGGCGGCAGCGGCGCGCATATAAGGGGCCACGTACTTCGGAGTGGCTGCTGCTGTGCCTGGAGTCGGCACAGAGGCCATTGAGTCGAAGGACTCAATCTTCTTCATCTTGATGTCGGCCATTCGGATCGGCTGCAGACGATTGATAGGGCCGTCGTACAATGCTGTGGCTGCCATCTTGTATCTATGTAGAGAATATTGGTATGCTTCGTTATGGCGGGGAGGGCGCAGTCAATTCTATGTGTGTTGGTCTGTGTTGGTCTATGAAAAAGTTGCCCCATCGAGTCGAGTCCCATCATACAGTTCTAATAAATAATACCCCTTCCTCCAGCACGTGCCTCTCCAATCGAGTCAGGCTAATAGCATATCTGGTTTCGGTACACCTAAGCTGCCTACTATCAAGATAGCCAATAGGGGAGAGCAACGAGAGGCTCTCATCCCTTCAGAGTAGTTGCTACCTGTGAGGCTAACAAATCTCCTAGCTGCGCTAGGTCGGCCTTTCCATCCAGAGTCCCGCAGAGACAATGCCGCTCTCTCTGCTCGCCCTAGATGGTCCAACACCCCATAGCAGACCAGCCTACCAGTTCTGGTGCGCTTTTACTAAAGCACGCCAGAGCCGGCTTGAATCTATAGAGACTAATGAAACCGCCCCTCCCCGCGGTATTCGCGTCGCAGTCGCCTCGCTGTATCACTGCGCCCGCCCCTTGCCAGTCCGAGACAAGAGACCCCGTAAAGCACGTCGGCTGCCGCTATCAGAGCCCGTCGGTATAACTCTGTAGCCTAGGCGTGAGAGAGACTACGGATATCCACTAGTCTATGCACGCCAGCAGTCAGAGGGGTTAGAGCCTCTGACAGCTCTCTGAGGGGGTGCCTCAGAGGCCCTGGGTGCTACTAGCACCTGGGCACTACATACTGGGAGGGGACTGCCGGCCAATTTTATATGCAAATTGAGAGGGTGTCAGAGAGGGGTCAGAGCAGGGTCAGAACGCAGTGCTGCTGAGCGCTCTGCCTATGGCAGAGCTGTCAGAGAGGCCCCAGAGAGGCCCCAGAGAGGCCCCAGAGAGGCTCCAGAGAGGCTCCAGAGAGGCTCCAGAGAGGCCCCAGAGAGGCTCCAGAGAGGCTCCAGAGAGGCTCCAGAGAGGCCCCAGAGAGGCTCCAGAGGGGGGCCAGAGAGGCCCCAGAGAGGCTCCAGAGGGGGCCAGAGAGGCTCCAGAGGGGGCCAGAGAGGCTCCAGAGAGGCTCCAGAGGGGGCCAGAGAGGCTCCAGAGGGGGCCCAGAGGGGGTCCAGCGCCCCGTGACTTTCTACAAAATTGGGACCTCGTAGCCCCCTTTAGGCCATTAGTCCCACCTTCTCAGTACAATATTCGAGAATCGCACGAAATGGCCGCAACCGCTACTATCAGCAGTACTGTCTTCACCGAGCTCCTGGATAACTATCAACAGAGTCTGATTGCCACCTTCAAGAAGATGTTGGCAGAGCACTCTACGTCAGCCCCTTCCTCTGCGTCAGAGCCTGCTAAGCGCGGCCGCAAGCCCAGAGATCCCTCTGCTCCCAAGATCCCCTCTACTAACCCCTGGATCCTCTTCACTAAGCGTGTTGAGAGCATCATTCGGGCGAAAGAGACAGCAGAGGATACGCCCAAAGAGAGCAAGATGCCCACTGTACGAGTGAAGCAGTTTGCATCTGATCTGAAGGCTAAAAAGGGATATGAGGAGTGGTCAGATCAAGATATCTTGACTGATCTCGCCTGTTGGACTCCTCCAGAGGTAAGTAAGCAGGCTAAGAGGGCAGAGGCTGTTCCAGAGCCTGCCCCAGAGCCTGCCCCAGAGTCTGTTGTCCCTGTTCCAGAGTCTGTTGCCCCTGTCCCAGAGCCTGCTGCCCCTGTCCCAGAGCCTGCTGCAGCCACCCAAGAGACACAACCCAAAAAAGTGAAGAAAACAATCAAGAAGGCTGCACCAGAACCTAAGAAGTTCGATCTCAGATTCTACTCTTGGACTCACGACGGCGAGGACTACTACACGAATGAGCGTGGCGATGTAGTCACTACAGACTTCGAATGGGTAGGCCGCTTCGATGGAACCAAGATTGATGAGAGCGCACCAGAGCCAGCAGATCTGGCAGAGGCCGAGATGAAGGAGTAAGATTGTCCCAATACTACAAAATAAACTACAAAACCACAGCCCTTTTTCGTTAGCCCTCTGCTGACCGTTTCCCTCTGAACCCCCCCTCTTAGGATATAAAATTGAAAGCGCCGCCCTCCCTCTTAGCCCAGTAGGCGACAACACAACACAAGCAATCAACACGACACAATGGCATCTACACTCGACTGGCTTCGCAGCAATCAATCTACTGGACCCACTGGACCTATTGGTAAGTTAAGCACTGGAACAGCAGCAGTACCCTTTATTGAAGGATCTATGTACACGGGTCAATATGAATCTGAAGGGTGCAACACAACGAGCGAACAGATAGCATTTGACGCGAAGATGTCTGTCTTTCGCAGCAATCGTGGTCCTCCTCCTGCTCCTCTGTGCGAAGTGCGCGGTTGCCCATTTGTAGCTGCCTATGCTCGCTGGTATTACACGACAGGTGTGGCCCTGACTAAGAAGTGGGAGAGGGAGCATCCGACGCCGGCGCCAAAGCTGACAGTGCCTCGCGCAGCAGCACCCGCGCCTGCTCCTGTTCCCGCTCCAAAGAAGGAAGGACCCAGTCGGATTATACTCGAGGTAAGCGAGCAATCTGGCTGGTAAATCCGCCCAAAACAAAAATACAAGACACGGAGGGCTAACCCCTCTTTTTCCATGTACAGCCACAGCCACAGGCACAGCCTAGAGCCGGCCCGCTATATAGTATCAATGAGGCACGATGAGACAGTGCCGTTTTTGCCTTGAAACGGGCGAGACCGCCGCCGATCCCCTACTAACTCCGTGTGAATGCAAGGGGAGCGTCGAGTTCGTCCATCGCAACTGCCTACGACGCTGGGCGGCCCTCGAGCCTTCAACGAACGGGCGAATCTGTACTCTCTGCAGAGCCCCCTTTCGTATCGAGGTTCTCCCGCGCCTCGAGGTTGCCACGGGCCCAGGCTATGAACACTTCATACTCACACACTTCACCATCGCCTCTATCGGCTATCACTATCTTGTCCTCGCCCTCTACAGCACAAGCACGAACTCCTCAATAGCCCAGGCATTCTACAGTTCCTGCCTCATTGCCCACCTCATCAGTCACACCGTCTATGGAGGAATGGTCTATCACCTGTGGAGCGTAGTGAATCGCCAGATCTATTGGGAACTCTTCAAAGAGAGCCAGATTCCACAAGTGGCCGCATTTCACACTATACTGCTTGTCATGTGCATCGCAACGAAAAATGGGTTGTATGGCTCGTGTATTCATATTCTCTGGAATATATATTGGCGCGAGCATTTACAACTCTTGAGACAGGTGAATCAGAGGCTGATTGCCGATTAATAGACATCATCATCGATGTATTCGGTATCACGCAGATACTCACGTAACTGTATCTCATACTGCTTTTTCGATATTTCCTGGGATTCTTCATAGATCATATCAATCAAATCAATATAGGTCTTATTACCATTTTCAGTATCATTCTTTGTTATAGAACGAGCATTGTAGTAGATCTCTGATATCTTTCGAGCGTGGAAGTGGATGTTCTTACCTGTCTTGAGTGCTGTGTAATGTTCGACTACTGCTTTCAAGAGGGTGGCTAGCTGGAGAGGGGCGGCGTTAGTAGGCTGGGACATTTTGATTGCTGGAGCATGCTGGTTGCTGGCTGGCGAGATGGATACTTGTAGAATGTAAAAAGGCGTTGGCCGCCCAATTTTATTTTAAGAGGAGTCAGAGGAGATATTATGCCTCTGCAGGTTTTGACTTGGGTTTGATAACAAATTTACGAACGACCTTGGGTTCCGTTGAAGGGGGGGGCTGGGTTGGCTCAGGGAGAGTTGCTTCAGAGGGGGTTGGTTCAGGCTCAGTAGGAGCAGCTGGCGCAGCCTCTGCTTTGCGCGCTGCCCTCTTGGCTGCTGCTGCAGCCTTTGCCTCTTCACTCCACTGCCTCTTCGGCTTTGCGGCCACGGGCCCTGGCTCTGGCGCAAGCTCTGGCGCAAGCTCTGGCGCAAGCTCTGGCGCAAGCTCTGCGGGCGCAGGCTCTGGCGCAGGCTCTGCGGGCGCAGCGGGCTCCGCAGTGAGCGCGTGGAGCGCCGGATCAACAACCATTCCCTTCCACTTCGGATGTTTCGTAATCACTGCGAACATCTCATCACGCTCGATATCATACTTCTCAGCAACAATCTCAACCAACGTTTCAAATACATCTGCTGTGTGCTTCAGTATCATCTCAAGCACGAGGCAGGTCACCTTCTTATCTCGGATATCAACGGCGGACATTCTTGCTAGGGGTGCGAAAGCAAATGGGATGCCTAATAAAAAGGCAGCCGCCCTCATCAATTTTCAGGGACGACAGAGGGGTCCTCTTGAGCTCGAGGCATCTGTGTCTGTGAGCCGCGTCCTCCGCGGCGTAGCCTATCCAAGAAATAGCTGACATCCACATTGACTTTGCAACCTTTAATCTCGCTCAAGCTCATCCAGCGAGCTTCTTCCACCTCCGTGCCATCATTCGGTTGAGGCTCGATCTCCTCAGGCAACTCGTAGAAGTAGTACTCGCCGTGAGAGAGCTTATGATATCCGACTGGTTTATAGACTTCTAGGTTGATTCCAGTCTCCTCCAGCGTCTCTCGCCGCGCACACTCTTGATAGTTCTCAGAGCGCAACTTATGTCCCTTTGGAAAGGACCACTTCCCCGTAGCACGACCCTTAACCATTAAGATCGTGTTACGAGGAGACATGCATATGGCCCCATACACCTTGTGACAGGGTGGCCGATAACATTGAAAGGAGCTGGGGAACGTTGATTCAGCAGGGTATTGCGTGCGCATCTTTATAGGGGTGTAAGTTGGGGTAAGGGCGGCGTTTGCGCGGGCCCGCAGCCCAATTTCACGCCAAGCCAGCTGGGCCCGCCGCCTAAATCGCTGTGCCAGTCTTTACTACAATGCAGCCGTCCCTCTCCACTGGAGATCTAGCCGCCCCAGTAGCCCCAGTCCTAACAAGCGGTCTCGGCAATCGTCTCTTCCAGTTCGCCGCCGCCTCCGCTGCTGCCGCCCTCTGGCGCCGTCCGCTCACGTTCTCCCTCCCCAACTGCCAAGAGTGCCCCCACGGCCCCCTCGCCTCCATCTTCCGCATGTTTCCCCACATTCCCGTGGAAGAGACTCCACGCACCTGGACAGAGTACAAGGAGCCCCCTCGCAGACACTACGAATACTTCCCCTTTGAAGGTGAATCAGTGCCGCCTGCACCCCACTCGCCCATTCTCATTCACGGCTTCAGACAGAACCCCCGTTACCTCGCCGCACTCGACCCGGGTGGGCTCGCGCCGAACTGGAACTCGGCACTCGGGGGCCTTGCAGTGCGTCATTGGCTGGAGAGGGATGCAAGTCTGTGGGATCCAGAGGAGCAGGCGAGGACGGTCTCTCTTCACGTGCGCCTGGGGGACTACCGGCGTCTGGCGCATCACCAGCAGGATCTCACGCGCTACTGGGCCCGTGCTTTAGAGGGTGTGCCGCGCGGGGCGCGACTCCATCTCTTCAGTGATGAGCCGGATCTCTGTAAGGGGCAGTTTGCTGGATGGGCCGCGCGACACGGGGTTCATTTCACTGTGGCGCGGATTCGCTCTGATGTGGAGTCGCTCTATGAGATGAGCCTCTGTCGCGGGGGGAATATAACGGCGAACTCGACGTTTAGTTGGTGGGGGGCGTACTTTGCACACCAAGCGGGGAGTGCATGGGCAACATATCCGAGTAAGTGGGGAGCGGGAATGCCGGATGCGCGAACGATTGTTCCGGAGTGGGGGATCTTGATAGAGGTTGATTAAGAGGGGATGGTGGCCTAAAGCAAAATTGACTGTGCGGGGTCTCTCTCGATCTGTTATCCAGAGTAGCTCTATTTAGCAAGATGACTGAGCCAGAGGCGCCCGTAGCGGCGCCCACGCGTACAGCACGAGAGCCGCGTCAGCTCTGGGATGGATTCGAATACAAACCGCATCAGATATTTGGAGTAAAGTGGATGATGTCTCGAGAGGTAAGTGGGCGCGCTGTGCGCGGGGGGATTCTCGCGGATGAGATGGGTCTTGGCAAGACGATTCAGATGGCCGGTCTCATTCGCAGTAATGTGAGCAAGCCACACGAGGCGAATCTCTTGATTGCACCCGTGGCTGTACTGGAGCAATGGAAGACCGTGATTCGCAAATGTGGGCTGACTGTATATGTTCCTGGAGAGGGGAAGGCGACGTGGCAGATTGAGGGGGCGCAGGCGAAAGGCGCGCTGGCTCCCTTTGTCTGTGTCACCAGTTACGAGATGATGGCTCGCTATCCGCACCTCACACAGATGACAAAGTGGCACCGTTGTATCTTGGATGAGGCGCATCGGACGACGGGGGGCGGGGCTGTCTTCGTTGCGGCCAAGAAGATCCAGGCAGAGCGGCGTTGGCTCCTCACGGCTACTCCTATTGTGAATGCCTTGAGGGATCTCAAGAGACTCTTCGAGTTGCTGGGTCTGGAAAATGTGGATCTGCCAGAAGATAGGGCTCTGTTCGCGGAATATATCTTGGCGCGCTCGATGGATCAGTTGCGCCAGAGTATTCCTGATGCCCCACCAGCCCCTGTTGAGCACACTGTGAGCCTGCCCTTTGCGACCCAGGCAGAGGCCGATTACTACAGAGGGAAGCTCACAGTTCTCACGCGGCGCTGGGAGGCGATTGCTGGAAATAACGGGGCAGATGCGGCCCTTGAGAGGCTGCGTCTGTTTATGAGACTGCGACAGCTCTCGCTGCATCCCCAGATCTACATCGCTACTCGCAATCAGGCACTACGGGGATTCGGTTCTCTGCCTGATTGGGAGGGCAGTTCCACCAAGTTCGAGGCTCTGCGCCGGCTGGTACGGGCCGAGCCTGGACGCCGCTGGATCATCTTCTGCCATTTCAAGACAGAGATGGAGATGTTGCGGGCGCTGTTTGAGAGTGAAGAGTGCGTAGAGCGTGTGGGTGTCTATAATGGGGTTATGACGGCGACTAAGAAGGCGGAGGTGATTGAGCACACGCATCAGCCTTTAGAGGCGGGGCGCAGTGAAGTTCTCTTGGTGCAGCTTCAGTCTGGTGGAACCGGACTGAACTTGCAGCATTTCAATCGTATTGTCTTTACTGGTCCCTGGTGGGCGAAGGCCACAATGGATCAGGCAGTAGGGCGAGCCGTGCGCATTGGACAGCGTGACGCCGTTCAGATCTACCATCTTATCTTGAAAGAGGAGGAACAGCTGAATATTGACGCCTTTATGAAGGAGAAGGCCGACGCAAAAGGGGAGCTGTGTCGCAAGGCTCTCGAATACGCCACGCGGAATGTCGTGTAAAAATTGGAAGGGCGGAGCTGCCTTGGGCACTTTTTACATCAGTCCCTGCAGATCCCCGCAAGAAATGCCTGGTCGCCGAGATATCTTGATTCCCCTCTGTAGGGCCAGTAAGAGGATTTGTACTATCTTGAACGCTGTCGATGATGAGCTGGGTAATCTGGCCGCCGACTATATCTACGAGGCATTCATTGAGAGCGGGCTCGTCAGCGAGTATTTCGACACGGCGCACAATGATGTCACGGAGAATCCACACTTATTTCCACTCGTCGATGCCATTCTCAAGCTGATGAATCCGAGCGTGCAGATGTTCTATGATACACGCGTGGAATGGTGGGGATCCCGCAGAGGCGAGGTGCGGCACCACGCGGCGTTCATGTGGGACTCGCGCGTGCCCTGGTATATTCCGCGAGAGATCTTTGGAAGTGTGGCCGAGAAGCTTCACGAGGCTGAAGAGGGGAGAGGTAGCAATGATTCGCCTATAGAGGGGCCGCCGAGAATCTTGAAAGATGACGAGTTGGTCGATACGTGGGATATGAGAGAATATCTCCATCCAAAGCCTCGGGCCTCAGTGTATTGATTGGTCTGGCCGCCTGGCCGCCTGGCCGGCCCCCACTTGCGCACTTGGCGTGACGTAAAATTGTGACGTCGCCTCATCTTTTTAGTCAGCAACGAGTGAAAATGGCGGCAGTTAGTTTCTCAGCCTCCAGTACAGTCCCAAACTCCCGGATGGAAGTCACGAATTCTGAGCAGCAAACCACCCAGGCGACACTAATCACGTCACCAGTCGCGCCGCGCGCGCCCATTAACTCACCCCATCTGAAGGCTTCAAGGAGGGCTGCTGAGGCAGCGGCGGTGCCCCCGCCAATGACGCTTGATGTGTCAGGGGGCGCCGTGGCAGCCGCGCCTTCTGTACCAGAGAGCCGTTCCGCTTCTGCAAAGAAGAGGGCCGAGTCGCGGCCAAAGAGCAGGGGGGAGCCAGCCGCGGCCGCGCCGGCAGAGGCGGGTAAGCCGGTCCCTGAGCCTCTTCTCACAGACAACGAGGATCGTTTCGTGGTCTTCCCTATTAAGCACCACGACCTCTGGGCCAAATACAAGCAGCATATGGCCGTGTTCTGGACTCCAGAGGAGATTGACTTATCCAAAGATATGCGAGACTGGGAGAAGCTCAATGCCAATGAACGCCACTTTATCAAGCACATCCTCGGCTTCTTCGCGGGGTCCGATGGAATCGTGATGGAGAACCTGGCCACCAGGTTTATGCGTGAGGTCCAGTGGCCCGAGGCGAAGTTCTTCTACTCTTGCCAGAATCTCTTAGAGGCATGCCACAGTGAGACTTATAGTCTCCTCATCGACACATACATAACGGACCCCAAAGAGAAGGAGGACACGCTCCGAGCGATCCAGACGATTCCCGCGGTCAAGAAGAAGGCCGACTGGGCTCTGCAGTGGATCGACTCGCCCGAGGCCGATTTCGCCACGCGTCTGCTGGCCTTTGCCGCGGTGGAGGGCATCTTCTTCAGCGGTGCCTTCTGCGCCATCTTCTGGCTAAAGGAGCGTGGTGTGATGCCCGGTCTCACACTGTCCAACGAGTTCATCGCGCGCGACGAGGGTCTTCACACGGATTTCGCCTGCCTCCTCTACAGCAAGATAGTGAATCGCCTTCCAAAGGACAAGGCGCACAAGGTTATCCGCGAGGCAGTCAAGATAGAGAAGCACTTCATCACCAAGGCGCTCCCCTGCGAGCTCATCGGAATGAACGCGGAGTTAATGAAGCAGTACATTGAGTTCGTGGCGGACCGCCTCTGTCTCCAGCTCGGCTACCCCAAGATATACCGCGCCACGAACCCTTTCGACTTCATGGAGCGCATTAGTCTGGAGAACAAGGACAACTTCTTCGAGAAGCGCGTGAGTACGTATGCGAAGGCTGCGGTGGGTAAGAAGCGAGAGGACATGGCCTTTGCAACAGATGTTGCCTTCTAGTAGAGATGCCGCCGTTTTCGAGGCTGACAAGGACAAGGAGAAGAACAAGAAAGACAAGAATATCGAAAGCAAGATCGCGAAAACGGAGAGGACTCGATCTCACTCACGCAACGGGTCTGATCGCCTCTTTTTCTCGAGAGGACACGGCCCTTCGCGCGGTACGTGCCTACAACCCCCTTATTGAATCTCTTTGCGCCGCCCTCGGTCTCGAAATGAACGAGAGTGCAACGGGACTAAATGACCTTCTCAAGAAGACGGAGGCCTACAAGGCCTGGGACGATGTTCTCTCGTATAGCCAGTCGCACCGAGCGGATCTTATGCGCACCTTTGCAAAGGGAGTGCCGGCTCTGGAGGCTACTTCAAAGGGAAGTCGGCGCAGCGGCCCACGCCTTCTTCAAGAGGGAGGAGGAGTCCCCCGCGTAATCCGATTTATCCTGATGCTCTTCATTGTGCTAGTGCTGCTTGAAACCGTGTATTCCACCAAAAAGGTGTATTCTGGTGATGCACCCTATATGAATCCGATGACGCAGCTGTTTTTTATGATAGGCGGCACACTCAATCAGGTAGTAGATGCACTGGGCGATAGTTCTCCCGCGTTGCTGACGCGCGGAGTCCGATTCATTTGGAACATTGGAAAGAGCACGACGAACATACCCAAGAACATTCTACCAGATTTGGAAATAGTTCCAGTGAATCCGATCGAAGAGCGACTGAGTAGTCTCGAGGGGAGCCGAACGAGTGTGGCTGTCGGCGAGAGCAAGTATCGTAGTAAGGTGAGCGGCTTATTTGGAGACGTAAAGGTCGCCAAGAAGGAGCTTGCTGTTATAGAGAAGAAGCAGGAGGGATTTCTTGAAAGGGCGCAGACTGCGTGGGGTGTATTGGTGGGCTCAAGTAAGGCCGTGGCTGCATCCGCGGCGCCTGAGTCCGAAGAGCCCTATTCTCTTGAGAATCTCAACGCGCGCATGGTGGCGATGCAGTGGAAGGACACTCGGATAGGGCGTGCCCTGAATAACACGATATATTTTGATGTGGCGAAGTTTTCGGAGCACCTCAATACTATTCGGGCCACCGATGACAGCCCCGCGACGCTCAGCGAACCTATGGAGATGATTGATGCAGTGGGCGACAGGGTCCTCGCTATCCAAGAGATTCGAGCCCAGGGTCCTGAGTTCGCCAATAGGGTGAAGGACTGGGTACAAGCCAACTTGATGACGGCACTCTATACGAGGCTCAGTATGAACATTGAGATGGAGATTGCGCTAACCTCTGCCGAAATCCAGAGCACGGCCACAGTGAGCCAAAATACTATTCTCAATAGGAATCTGTATGACAGGGTGAAGGGCGATATGAAAGAGAGGGGGCAAGAAGAGATGTTCAAAGCGTTTGTGGATGAGCTGAAGAGGAGGCGGCTGCGTCCCGTTGAGACTCAGGCTGTAGCGAAAAAACTGACGGACCACTTTATTGATATTGGGCACGTGGAGTATGCTACTCCAGAGGACATACAGAAATGGGTGAATCTGAAGTCTGCCTCGCGTGTAGATCGTGCCTACAATGCCCTATTAAATGCGCTGTGGAGGCTGGCCTTCCTCGGCATACCCCTCACGTATTTCATGCATCGCATTGGAATGTTCAAGGGAGATAAAAGGGATGATACTGTGAGCCAGGCTGAGATGATGCGTCTCTTTATGGCCCTAAATAACAATATGCTGCAGGACAGAGAAGGCGGGCAGCGAACGATCACGGCACGAAAGCGATCAGTGAGCCGCAGCCGTGCTCGCACGCAGTCTATCAAGCTGATTGAGGGGGCTCCAGGCGCAGAGACCTAGGCCGTGGGCTTCTCATAGATAGCCAAGAAATCCTCGGACCAACCACTTACAGGATGAATCTTGTAGCCGATGCTCTCAATATATTGAAAGAGCTCATCGCGGAGCTTTTTCCTCGGTACTTGTGATTCATTTCCATTTGGAATCCACGACTCGAAAATAAAGGGGGGGTAGTCATTCTCCTTTAGAGTATTGACGGCGCCTTCGAGAACCTCCTTTTCGTGGCCTTCTACGTCTATTTTGATGAAGCCGATGTCCTTGAGTCCGAAGGAGTCCAGTGTGCGCGTCGGAACTTCTACATAGGGCGTCTTGTTCGTATCGTCCATGTTGAACTTTGCGATACCATTTCCACCGCCGTCGAGCTTGTCGCGAATGTAGTACTTTGCAGTACCCTCCTTATTACTGAGGGCAACGTTGAACTTATCAACACTGTAGTTCAAATCCTGTAATGCAATGTTCGCACAGAGGTAATTAAAGGACTTGGGAGAGCACTCAAAAGCATAGACGCGCTTTGCCTTGTGTGCCATATTCAAGGTATAGTGACCCATGTGCGCCCCTATATCTATGCAGGCTTTGTCGCCCTTTACAAAGGAGTCTATTGCCCAGTTGATAATAGACTTCTCATAGAGCCCTGTGCGTACATAATCTCTTGCGACTCTTGATTCTGCAAAGAAGTAGTGGTCCTTCCCGCCTTTCAGCTTCTGATAGATGGGCTCGTCCGTATCAATGGATTCTACACGACAATAGTACATTCTTCGTTTGAGTCGTTGGTGTGCTTTAGCCCTCGGAGTGGAAAATCGAATATTGGTATAGAATGATCCAAGCACCAGAGGGGGTATCATGGGCGAACATTGTGGAGAAGAACTCGGCTGAAAAGAGGGGGACATATAAGCGCCGTGGGCCGGTGAAGATGACGCCGCCTCGCAGTGGAAATGTAAAGAAGAACTACACGGGGCGAAATCTCATTTATACACGGAAGCCCATTCGTGAGCTGAATGGCACAGTGGTTCGAGGGACCTGGGTGCCTGCCATCAATGTCGAGGGGGACTATGGCGGCCCATACAATGATCTGATGGATCTTCTGCGGAATCCCCGGTATCAGGCTGATATGAAGGAGTTCAAGGAGTTGCAAGAAGAGGGGGCTATGAAGGCGAGAAGACGCGGACGCAGCCGCAGTCGCAGCCGCAGTCGGAGCACACGGAGGCGCAGTCGCAGTCGGAGCACACGGAGGCGCAGTCGCAGTCGCAGTAGGAGCACACGCAGACGTAGCCGCAGCCGCCGCTCCCACTCCCGCAGCCGCCGCTCCCACTCCCGCAGCCGCCGCTAAAATTGCCAGCCTGCACAGCCCGTGATCCCAGTACAAGAGAATGCCTTCCCAGCCTGCTCCTTATCAGCGTGTTCTTCTTGAGGGCGTGCCATATTGGAAAGACGTGACAGGGAACATCTATTACTACGAATCCTCTGCGTTTCCTAGCGCAGAGTCTCGCATTTGTCTCGGCACAGAGTCCAGTGGGCTCTTTGCCGATTGGCAAACACGTCTTGAAACAACCCTTTCAGGGTATCGCACCGCGGCTGTGTCGCGTCCTCGGCACTAATGGCGGCTCCCGCGCCTCCCGCGCCGGCCCTGCCTCCCGCCGTCTCGCCCGACCAGATCCTCGACTATGCTCCCCGCGGCTCCCGTATTCTTCGTATAGACGCCAACATAGTCGCCTACTTTGGCGACCTCTTCCAATCCTTTCGCAGCACCACTACCGCAATCCTTGCGAGTCGCGACCATAAAGCCCCAACAAATACTGCATCCTCTCGAAATCGGTCTTGAACTGATACTTCTTTCCAGCCGCCTTATTTGCAGGCAGATTATCGATCGTGCTCTTATACACATACACAGCATTCGCCGCATTCTGAAACTGGGGGGTCTCGAACACAAATATGGTTGATACCTCCGTTTTACAATCGCGCGTGAGCTCAGGCATATTTCCTACCTAGTCCTGCGAAACAGCATTCCAGTTCGAGTTAGGATATCTTTTTGTATGAAGTGCTTGGCCCCACGTAAAGCGTGTTTTTTCCTGATTGTCCCTGAAAATGTAGTATGTCAAATCACGATCCCCCCCTGCTCGGAGAGTGCTCACATTCGAGTTATATGCCTGCACACGATCAAAAAGGGCCCAGTTGTTGAGATACTCAATGCGAGTAAAACAGTTGAGCCCCGAGAATCCGCTGAGATCGAAGCACACACTCATTCTCTTTCATTCAGAAGAAGAGATGCAGCCCCCGTCGTTGGCTTCTGCAAGAGACGGCTCCGCCTACACCTTTCTAGTTCCCTCCGGGAAACAGGGTGGGACCGTGTTTCACGTAGAGACTGTTGTAAGTCCCGCCGCGCTGCAAAAGGGGCTCTCTGGACGCCCTGTCCTTGCCGCCGGCCACGGTATGCTCTTCGTGTTTCCGAGCATCCAGCGGCACTCGATGTGGATGCCTGAGATGCAGTTTCCCCTCGACATTGCCTGGCTAGACGATAAGTTCGTAGTTGTCCATGTCACTCGTAATGCTAGCCCCTGTCCAAATAGGCGGGAGTGTCCCAGCTATGGCTCTGAGAAGCCGGCCAAGTACGCTATAGAGATGAAGGCGGGCGATGCTGCGGCCTACGGATTCCGCCCTGGTGTAAGTCTGAGTGTAAGCCTCGCATAGAGATTATTAGTGCAAGCTGAAGAGGTAGAGTATCTTGTTCAAATCTCCTAGCATTTCGTCACGGAGGTTCAGCAGGTCCGTATCCTTTGCGGCATCGAGTCGCTTCACGAGGGCGCCCTGAAGGTGGTCGATGCAGTCCTTGATGAAGCGGATGACCCCTTTTTCGCTCAGATTCGACAACTTGATCGTGCTAGTCGTAGGGCCGACCCGAGAGCGACCGTACTTGCCCATATAGGTCTCCACGTACTCATCGATGGTCTTGTCAAGGGCGTCGATGGTTTCGTCAGTGGCCTTGTGCCGAGCATAGCTGTGCGTATGCCAATGGTACAACTTGATCTGGTCGCGCATCGTGAAGAAAAATTGAATATCGGCTCCTGACATTCGCGAACTTCTACTTCTAAGGAGGCAATATGACAACGGAGATTTGCAGGATGTGCGCTGCTACCCTTGGAAGCCTCGTGAAGCGGCACACGGTGGATAGATGCCCACTTGCTGCAGGGAGCTACTGTGGGCTCTGTGCCTCATACGGGCATAGTCCATATAACTGCCCCGATACACATACACGTGCCTATCGAGAGCCACAGTACATAGAGCAGTTGATACCGGCATCGGTGCTTGAAGAGATGAATATTCGGACAATGACACCCATTCCAGGATGTCCTGTGGCAAGACTTCCTGAAGAGGAGAGGATATGGGAGATCATTGAGACCGACGAGGGGCTGCGCCTGGCGCTCACGAATCTCGGGGTGAAGCCGATGATTTGTCAAGAGAAGGGGAAGAAGGAGGCGAAGGAGATCCAAGAGAACAAGCGGCGCCTAGCACGGGCGGCTGATGCTGCTGGATACAAGGTCTTATATATTGCCCCTTTCAAGGAGAGCGTAAAAGATGGGGCTACTAAGTAGAATGGCACGACGTGGAATGAGCAAGAGACGCAGGGGAGCGAGGCGCGCCAGACGCAAGACAAGAGTTGCGCGGAGGCAGCCGGCGCGGAGGCAGCGTGGCGCAGGCCAGGGGAGCGCCGCGCTCTTGAACGGTTATTTTTCATACCCTGTTACGGGCAAGATACCCTCTATGAAGATAGAGGATGTGGATTCTATTCCCACGGTGATGGGGAAGGACGACTACGAGGAGTTGAAGGACGAGCTCTGATTATGGGCCCAAGGCACATAAGGCCACAACACACTTTAAAGATAGGAAGGATATAGAATGCCACCGAACTCGAAAGGTGGTAAAGCGTACAAGAAGCATAAAAAGGGGGGGGAGGCGGAGTCGAGCGATCACACCTATATTGAGCGACAGGCCGGCCAGATGATTGGCCGTGTGATTCGCCTCTTGGGCAATCGCAATGTGCTCTGCTACTGCAATGACGATCGCCTGCGCATCTGCCACATTTGTGGGAAGATGAAGGGACGGGTGTGGATTGAGCCTGGTGATATGGTGCTCGTGAGTCTCCGCGAGTTTGAGACGCAGATGGTAGCCGGCAAAGATGATCGCCGCGGTGATATTATTGGCAAGTATGCTCCGGACCATCTCAAGAGGTTGCGCAAGGAGCCTGACGCGAATCCGAAGTTGTTCATGAAACTCGAGACGTCCGAGAACTTGACGCTGGCCGAGATTGGGATCGACAAGTCGCGGGAGCAGCTGCTGAAAGCCACGGACGACATTGGCTTCGTGTTTGAAGATGGAAGCGACAGTGAGGCTGAAGAGAAGAAGGCAAAGGCGACCGCGAAGGCAGCCGGTCCTCCTATGCCATATGGCTGGGCCAGTCCAAGCGCGGCAAAGGGGGGCGGTGCCGATGAGGACGTCGATATTGATAATATCTAAGCCGGCTAAGCGCGCTAAAATGCAATCCTCTATGTCCGCCCTCTAGAAGAGAATGAACATAGATGATACAACGGGGCTGCTAGTGGGATCACTCAGGTTTGGCGAGGCATATTCGCCCGCTGACTTTGCCGACGCGGATGATATGCGGCCAGTGGCGGCGGCGTGTGATATCGGGGGACACGGCAGCTCCACTCCCTATTCAGGCGCCGTCAATGCACTAATGAGCAAGCATATGACGGAGGTGAAAGGGGCGGCTGCAGCGACCTTAAACCTGCGCACAATGTGGCGGCGGCGCCTACTAGACTTCGTGGCCAAGAAGAACACGGAACTCCTCGATTTCATCCAGCTGTCTCCTTCCTCGCACACCACGATCAGTAAGGCCGAGGCTCTTCTCCGCCGCTTCGGCAATCCGCAAGTGCATCCCAATCACGCCAGCGTGCGCGATCTCGTGATCGATGTCTCAGGAGGAGGCGCCGAGATAATGGCCGAAATCGGGGCGGCGTTCGAGAACACGCGAGGGGAGGGCGGTCTGAAAGACTATGCCAATCAGACGGAGCTCCTCTTTCAAGAATATCGTATGGCGGGCGAGGAGATTATGCGGGCCCAGGCGGCCCTCAATACGAAACTCAATAAACTCGACAAGGTCCAGGGGCGCCTCAGCACTCTTATGGAGCTGGAGCCGAATGACTGCTACGAGCCGCTGATGCAGGCGACTGAGGCATATCTCAAGAAGATCTTTGAAGAGAATCAGATCCGCGAGGACTACGATGCCCTCGTGGCGGCCTACAGGCGCTTCGTCTATCTTCGCGAGATTGTCGTGATGTCGCGGACTCTGGGGGCGCACGAGGCCCAGCCGGCCTGCAGCGTCTGCATACAGGAACCCGTGACGTTTGCCGTGACCCCGTGTGGTCACACCTATTGCCAGAACTGTTGTAGAAAGCAGGGTAGCAGCTGTTTTATCTGTCGAACACACATCAAAGATACGGTGAAGCTGTATTTTGCTTAAAGAGTGCGTGCCTGGAAAGTACATATGAACACTCTAAGTCAAGTCGCAAGCGTCGATTCTATTGTCCAGGGCGTTATGCAGAAGTTCATCGATCGCGCCCTGGTTGGAAAGAAAAAGTATGGGACGGATCTGGACCGCACTGACCTGAGCGTCCTCGATTGGATCAAGCACGCTCAGGAGGAACATATGGACGCCATTCTCTATCTCGAGAAGCTGCGGCAGACCCTGGGGGGCAAAGCGGCGACTGGGGCGAACTAGACCGCCTCCACGAAATACTGGATACGGCGCAAGAAGGCCTCACGCAAAGCACGTGCCTGTTCAGGCGAGAGTTTGTAGACACAGACTGCCGTCTCAACAACACGTGTTGCAACTTCGTACCAGAGCTGATTCAAGAATACAGTGCCCTCTCGTAGGCGGACTTCATTTTTACTCAGGTTCAGAGGATTGAGAGACAAGTTGTATTTACGAATACGACTGGGTTTGCTGCCCATCTCTTCCTCTAAAGGAGGAGTGGGCTTTAAAGGGGTCAGGGCGCAGACGGGCGCGGCTGCGGCTGGCACAGGAGCCGCACCCTTCTTTACAGCTGCCACGAGGGCATCCCATATCTTGTCTCCAAAGAGGCGGCCATAGAAATGGTCGTCCGAGCTGTTGTAGCGGGGCTCGCCGCGGACTTTGGCGAAATAGTAGTCGATGTAGTGATATGTCTCGTGGGCCACTGTCTTGAAATGGGGTCTTGGCCAGGTGAGTACTGTCTGCGTGGGCTCGTCGAACATTCCGAAATCGTGTGTCTCTTGCAGCCGTTTCCGCTGATCGCAAGAGTATTTGGGCGGCACAGGGACTTCATAGGCGGAGCAGAGGAGCTCGATAAGGCGCTGGCTATCCTCCCTCTGCAGTTTCCAGTAATAGGGCTTCGAATGACCCGTGGCCTCGTCCGTGCGAATGGCCCGAAAGAACTCGACGAGGGCCTCAGTGGGACGAATGTCCCATGTGTTGTCTTGGTGGCGCATTGTCTTGGGTTGTGGAGGGCGGCGGCAGGGAGCACGCGAGACAATTTCTCGCCCAGGGCACCGGCCCCACCTATAGGAAAATCCCGAGAAATCCATAGAATGGGACGCTACGCATTTTTCAACACAGAGTTCGAATACAAGTTCGCCTTTGCCATTCAGTCCAGCGTGGATATGGTGAAATTCGCGGGATCTGAAGAGGGGATTCAGGGAGGCGATGCCCATCACCAGTGGGATCGCGAGGACATCCCCTTTATAAAGAGGAGCTTGGATGACCTTCAGGGTATTCTTACGGAGAAGGATATTCCCGATTTCGGCAAATATCAAAAGACGCTGAAGGGTACGGAAAAGCTCCACGCGGACCTTCGGGACGCCTTTAGTGGTGTGAGCGATGACAAAGTGGAGCTCATGTACGAGTATATACTTGGATGTCTCATATATCACCAACTGATGTACCAGGTTCCGCTGACGGTCAAGTATGAGTTCTAAGAGGCAGCTGCGTTATTTTTCATACTGCAATATCTTCAGTACGAAAAATAATGGATGCGTATGTTATACATTATACCCCTTTAAAGGAACGGAAAGAGCACATTACGAATGAACTTAAAAGGGAGGGACTCTCTTCCATTTTCGTGGAAGATTACGATCGAGAAGTTCTTACGGCAAGCGATACAGAGAAGTTTGATATATCTAGCGTGAATCTGGGAAAAGTCTCACTGATTTTGAAGCATATTGAGGCCTGGCGTCAGATAGTATCAAGCGCCCAACCCTATGGATTGATTTTTGAAGATGACGCGGTGCTCTGTAGCGATTTTCTGCCCAAGTTGAGGAACTATATAGAAGAGCTGCCTGCTGATTTTGACGTACTAATGATAAATAGTGGCTGTGACCTCCATATTCCTGAAGAGATGCTGATTGAAGGGATTCACGTATATCTGCGCGGCCTTAGTTGTACTCCATGGGGAGGATTTGGCGGAACGCGATGCACGGATGCGTACCTTATATCAAAGGAGTGTGCGCGCAAGTTTCTTGAGATATACGATTCCCTTGAAGCAGCTAGTATTAATATAGCACTTGATTGGTGGATGAATGACCTCATGAGGAAAATAGGAGCTCGTGTTTTCTGGGCGGAACCGTCCCTTGTCTCTCAAGGAACAGAGATTGGTTTATTTAAAACGAGTTTATCATCCTAGCAGGCGGAGCGGTGCAAGAGATCTTCAAAGGAGAAGGTTGAGGGGGCGGGCTCGGCTGCGCCGGCGAGCTCAGGATCCCACTTTCCCTGGAAAACGAAGTGGCCCTCGCGCTGCCGTTCGTAAATGTCGATGCTGTATGTCTTGGCTGGGTTATCGACACAGAGGCATCTCCAGAAACGGACAGCGTGGTGCTGCTTCTCCGTTATGCCGTGCAAGGCCTCGGGGGAGACGATGAAGTAATATAGGTTGCTCGTAGTACTCGCCATCTCGGGTTGCTGCTGAAAAGAAGTGGTCGAATCCTTATGTAGGCCTGAGGCGCAACGCCTAAACCCGCAGCGACAAGTAGATTCAAGAGAATGTCGGTGAATAACATTCAGATTGCGAAGCAGGTGGATTTGGGCGCGGGCGCGGCCGCGGGCACGGCGCGCAGGCCCTCACTCGGCTCCGAGACGGCACACACTACTATTACGCAGGCCGTGGCGGCGGCGCAAGCGGCTGGGGGAGGAGCCCCCAGAACAATCGACACGAACCCGCTGACCGAGCAGCAGGAGATGCAGACGCTGCGTCAGATCATTGTGACCTGGCGCGAACTCGAGCGGGAAGTCACGGAGCTGAGTGCCGCCGCGCGTGAAAAGAAGAAGCGTCAGAAGGCTCTAGAGGAGATGATTCTGCGCATTATGAAGAAGTATAATATTGGCGCGCTCGATCTGAAGGGCTCGGGTGGGCGTCTTCTTTATAGGAGGCAGACGACGAAGATGGGTCTGAATCCGAAGGTGCTCGTGGGGCTCCTGGCAGAGCATATGAAGTCCGAGTCGGCCGCGGCGGATGCAATCAAGTATATCAATGAGCATCGCGGCGCCAAAGTGCGCGAGAGTCTCTTGTATGAGAAGGACTAAGGACGTTGGCTGGCGCCTGGTGACTGCTTTTTTCTCGCACCCCGAAAGTAGAATGGCAAGCGGTATTGTTCATGCAGCTGCAAAGGCGACAATCGAGGGCTTCACGGGGCTCCAGTCTTCTGAGAAGAGGCGCGATGCCTATGTCGAGTTCGTCTCGATGATTCTGGCCTTCGTCGTGGCGCTCGTCATCATCGGCTTCGTAGGCAAGTATCTGTGGAACAACATCGTGGTCGAACTCGTGAGCGTTGCGAGACCCGCGCGGAGCACGTGGCAGATTATAGGCCTGATGATCTTCATGGGGCTGATGCGGTAAAAGGGGATCTGACTGGGGGCATATTAAACACTCGTGATGTGCGTAGAAACGTCCGACACGATTGTTAAAGGGGCCTAAACTTAAAAGGGGAGGGCAAGGTAGAACCACACGGGCAAGATGCAGATTTTTGTGAAAACGTTGACAGGCAAAACTATCACACTCGATGTCGAGGCGTCCGACACTATTGAGAATGTGAAGCAGAAGATTCAGGACAAGGAAGGCATTCCGCCCGATCAGCAGCGGCTCATTTTCGCAGGGAAGCAGTTGGAAGACGGGCGCAGCCTTGCGGACTACAATATTCAAAAGGAATCGACGCTGCACCTGGTACTCAGACTGCGTGGTGGGCTAATGTATTAAAAGCCACGTACTAGTAGCAATGTCGTTGGCAAAAAGGCCACGTGAAGTGGAGTATAATAAATCGTCTTTGAAGAACATATTTGAAAAGTCCCCCTTTTATCTCATATCAACACACGGTGCGTATGACTTAGATAGGCCCGATTGGTACTTCAAAGTTCCCGAAAAGACGTTCATTTTTGAAACACAGGTCATAACGGACTATTGCCTAACATCGGTCGATGAACCGCTATTTAATTTAACACAGGGTGTAAATCGCGGGGCATTTACATATTATTTATTAAATAATAAAGCCGATACTATAAACTATTCTGGGCGGATCGATGTTGCTTCGGATGCCTATAAAGTTGAACCTGATACGTATCGCAGTGCTATAGAGCAGCTAGTTATGTATGGGCCAGGTGATATTGTGCCTATTCGTGAAATCACTATTGGGCGAGTTGGACCCACATCAAGAAGGGTCTATGAAGGTATGACCCTGAACCGTTTTGAACCTGGGCAAGCTGCAGTAAAGTTCCCTGGAACGAAGGAGACACTTATTCTCCATGAGCGCGGACAGTTCCACGAAGAGTTGATTGTCGATAGAGAAAGCACGAACAAGGAAGTTATTAAAATAATAAAAGAAATGCCAACGGAAGTGACTCGAGATAAAGACGACTATCGCATTTTCTTTTTTTCTTCCTGTGCCAGTATTCCCTATAAACCAACAAGTCAAAAACACAAAGAGCGAATAATGGAAATAGAAGTTATACAACGGAATCAGATTCTTAAGATGTTGTCATCAGGAATATACTCTATACGTGGCGGCCCTGGAACGCTGAGTGTGAAGCAGTTACTGCAGACTAGAAATACATTTCCGCGAGCGAGCAAAACAACAGAGCGTTTTACTTCTGACACAGCCTATCGAGGGAATAAAATGAGTGCCGCTGATCCGAGGCTAGTATTAAATCAGCTCGCTGTGACAAAGAGGAGACCCAGTTCTCGTCGCACGGATGTGAAATATTTATACAAGTACAAGCCATCCACACGTAGAACAGCTGCAAAATACATACCATTCCTTTCAAAGAGGGGCAAGGCGGGGCTTCGGCGATCAAATACGAAAAAACTGAGGAAACTGTCTAGTAAAAACAAGATCGTGGAGTTTCTTCCTGAAGAGGGGAAGCTTGTCCCTTATAAAGGAGGTGGCACACGTAAAAAGAGGAACTAAGGAGAATAGTATTACGCCTTCGACCCAGAACCAACTTGATTCTGGGTGGAATGTTTTAGAAGCTGGGGAGGCGTCGGGTCTCAGTAATAGCCCTTATACTCGCGCAGACCGACGAGGGCCGCTGGCTCGAATCCGCCCACCATACGTGGCCCGCCCTCTCCAGCGATCATAACGGGTCCGCTGCAGCAGCGTCCGAGGGCCACGTCGCTGACGTCGGCCATTGCATCTCCAAAGAGGCGCAGTACCTCCTCCTCTTCAGCATCCGTCAGGCCCACGGAGGTGCAGAGGCGCTTGATAAGGAATGTGCCGCGCCCACCCCACTTGTCGAGGGCGAGTTCCAGGTCACGCTGGGGGATTGTCTTGGCAAAGCAGCGTGCCGCGGTCTCCGCCACGGGTTCCATGTCGTGCGCTGTGCTGAAGGGCTGGTAGCGCGTAGCCTCGACGACCCCCGCGGCCCCCATCAGATCCCGCTTGAAACAGGAGATCTTGCTGAGGATGAGGGTGAGTTCGCGGAGGTCGTCCGGGCCCTCTTCGGTCGTCTGTTTCTTGGAGGCGAGGATGTCATACACTTGTGCCGCCGCCGAGCTTGTTCGGAGACAGGCGGGCACACCGGACCCCCGCGCGGGTCCTGCCCAGAAGCCCTCTGCCATCGTGCCCTGGGGATTCGCCATCATAGCAGCCGCTGCGGCCGGCCCGTTCGCTTTCGCATTGGCCTGGCCCGCGGCCGCCTGGAATCCTTCATATGACGGCATTCCCGTACAGCTATTTGACCACATATAGGAAATATAGGTTATGAGAGCCCCCAGAATCAATGCTAGAAACAGTGCCGTATAGACATTCCCATATTTGACGGATGTGATCGCGTCCATTCTCTATTTAGTAAGCGAGAAGACAAGGGTCGCGGCGCCGACAGGCAGGCAGCTCCAACACCTAAACTACTCTTTCTCTAGAGAGGCAGTATGAGCACACACCCTGCAATCGACATCTTGAATGCGCCCCCTGGTATGGTCCCAATCGTCCGCGGAGGACTTGGAAACCAGATGTTCGTTATGGCCGCTGGCATGGTTGCTGCAAAGGTGAAGGAGTGCCCCCTCTATATCTTGGATCCCCCCCCGATGTTCAACAAGCACAACCGTTTCGGCCTCGACTACAACGCCACCATCTTTAAAGGAATAGGCACGAAAGTCCCACAGATCTTTCTCTTGGAGAGGTACAAGCGTCACGATCCCCCTGGATTTGCCGCGTGGAATCCCGCGGCTCTCGAGGTCGGCACTGTACTCGACTCCTATTACCAATACTACCCTGCCCTCGAGGCCTACGAGTCTGAGCTGCGGAGGGCCTTTCTGGAGGGCCTCCAGCCGCATTTGGACCAGCTTCCTCCTCTTCCGAGGGGCGGGCATACCACTGCATTCATGCACGTTCGTCGCGGAGACTACATGAATCTACCTGGTTATCACTTCATCCAGCCTATTGAGTATTATAAGAGCGCGGTGGAGCGCTTGGACACCGAGGTGGCTGCTACGCGCTCGCCACCGATTGACCGCATTATTATCGATAGTGATGACGCTGAGTGGGTGAAGTCGCACGCATTTTTCACATCGGATCCCCGTTTCCAGATTGTGGCGGATGAGTCGCGTGATGAGCTGACGTCACTGGCGCAAATGGTGGCCTGCCGTGGAGGGGCCATCTGTGGCAACTCGACCTTCAGTTGGTGGGGTGCTTTCCTGGGAGCACACGGCGAGCGGGCGCCAGTGATTGTGCCTGCAAAAAAGAGGTGGATTGCTGATAAGATCGAGGACCTCTTTCCTAGGGGCTGGATTGAGCTCGACGTTTCAGTCAAGGCAGAATAGACTCGAAAGGAATGAGCAGAGGGTAGATGGAGGAGGCGGAGGCGCATAGACTTCTTCCATTTGTTCCTTCTCGCGGAGGATTTTACTAAAGAGGAGACCACGCAGACTTTCAATGTGCTCCCCCAGAATCTTATTCTGAGCTTCGAATGCCTCCCGCTCCTTCTTCAAGCGGTTGCGCTCTTCTTCCAAAGAGAGCAACTGATTTTTGGCGTCTTTACTAATAGCTATATATCTATTAGTCATGTCCCTTTTCATTTTTGTAGTAGCTTCAAGTAGCATATTTGCTGCAACCTGCTTTGCGTAGTTTTCTGCTTCAGATTTTGACAGACATCCATCAAACGTTGAAAGGTGATAGTTTGAAGCCGAAAGCCGAATAAATATATCACCACTTTTCAACCTATATAGTTCTCCTTCATCGGGCTGAACTACTATCTTAACAAGTGTCTTATTAGAGAATATAATAGGCTCTGCTTTTATATTATGAAATAACAGTGGAGTATCATTATTTCTTATAATAATGCGTCGGTGATGTATATCATCGACCATCAATGACATGAAATCTACTACTTTTCTATCTACACCACTTATGAAACCATCGTCGCGAACGCCAATCACTATATACCCCCCTTTTGAGTTAAGTAAGGCGCAGATAGTTTCATGTAGTTTATCTTTGTTCATGCACACGTTTTTGAACTCCCATTGATTCCCTTCCAAGGCAGGGAACTTGTCGCTATTTACTTCGGTGGGAAACTCGGGCAAGAGAGGAGACATCTTTGCGGATGGGAGCGGTGAGCCTAAGGATTTGTGCTGGGTCTAAAGGGCGATGGAGGCCTCAATTTTTAAATGGGATGGTCGCGGACAGTGTTTCATACGCCTTCTGGATCTTCTCGAATGTCTCTCGGCCGGCTGGATTCTTGTCTGGGTGGAACTTGACAACGAGTTTTCGATAGGCTTTTTTGATATCTTTCTCTTTGCTTGTAGAGGGGATACCGAGGACTTGATAGGGATCGGACTCGGGTTCGGCCTGGGCCGGCTCAGGCTCTGCAGGTTCTGCCTTGGCCGGCTCTGCGGGCACTGCTGCTTCATAGAACGCCTTTACAAGGGGATGCGCCTTGAATGCCTTCGGATGTATTTCAAAGACGAAGAGTCCCTCGAGACTCCTCACACGCGAAAGGGCCACATACGCTTGACCGTACTCAAACGTACTTGGACCTATATCTACGAGGGCAGAGTCGAGACTCTGCCCCTGTGCTTTATGGCACGTAATGGCATACGCCAGCTTCAGAGGAATCTGCTGCCTCGTAATGACCTTGTCCTCATCCACCTCTATAGCCCACGTGGCCGGCGCCACACGCACTGGAAAGGGGGGTCCGTGCAAGAACTTCACGAGAGGCACGCCGTCCGTGCCGAATCCCGTGATCACGCCGCGCGAGCCATTGACACAGCCGGCCTCTGGATCCTGATTTGTTATGAGCATGACCTGGGCTCTCTCTTTGAGTTTGAGTTCGACTTCATAGGGAGCGTCTTTATCGAGTTTCTCTATCAAGTAGTCGGCCATCTCTTTGGGAACGCGCGGGGGGACTGCGGATGTTGCTGTAAAGATGTGTTCTGGGCCGGCCAACTTGCTCAGTTGTTTTGAGTTGATTGCGGCGACATCCTGGTTTTTCGTGAAGATGAGAGTGGGCCTGATCTCCAGACACTTCCACTCCATTGTCTTGCGCGACTCGAGAATCTCGTAGGACTTGGGGCTCAGGGCGCCCACGCGGGCCTCGCCGAGAATCTTCTGAAAGAGGGGGTCGTGCTGGCGAATGATAGTGCGAAGAGGGATGACTTCCTGCACCATCTCTTTCCAGAGGGGGGACTCGAACGCAAAGAGTCTCTCTGCCTGGCCAGGGGTCACAGGCATATCTTTGGTGACAGGGGGGAGCTGATAGAAATCGCCCACGAACACCACTTGGAGTCCTCCAAAGGGTGCATCGCATTTACGGACGTGGCGTCCTACCGTGTCGAGAAACTCGAGAAGGTAGGGAGTCATCATTGAGATTTCGTCTATTACGAGACAGCTGGTGGCGCGCCAGTTCTTCTTTTTGCGTCCATTCGTGGCGATGGTGCGGGCGATGGCGACGGGATTGCCACGGCCGAGTCCGATGCCTGCCCAAGAGTGGAGTGTCTTGGCCCAGGGACCGAGCAGGAGTGCCGCGCAGCCAGTGAGGGCCGTAACGGCCATTTGTTTTCCAGTGAGACCCCTGTAGGCAGCATAGAGTGTCTGAAGAAGGAAGGATTTGCCAGTACCACCGGGGCCCGTGATGAACACGGAGCGCCCCGCCACTACCGCGTCGAAAGCTCGTCTTTGATCGGCATTCAGTAGTTCCATGTCTTGTGCCAAGAGGGGGGAAGCAAAAAGGCGGGCAATTTTCCTGGGCCCAGACGGCGCAGCCCAGACGGCGCAGCCCAGACGGCGCAGCCTATTCAAACAACTCGGGCAACTGGGCAAGAATGTCGAAGACAGTGATACGCTGCTCTCCTTTCCAGAGAGCAACAGCATCCTCTTTAGAGAAGGTGAGAACACGGCTCTCAAAGTCGGCGGTGGAAGCAGCGGCGAGACATGCGTCAAAGAAGGAGTCGAGGCTTGGTTCTGCTGGGAGTCCGTGGGCGGCCAGCCAGAGTCGCGCTGCCACTGTCTTGGGCTTCATCGGCGCGTTCATCCATTCTATGGACTCCTCCTTTGTCCGCCGGCAGATCGACTTCATTTGGCTGCGAACAACTTGCGATGTCTCACTCAGTGAAGACATCTGCTGCTTCAGGTCCTCCATAACGGCTTCAAGGGACTCCTGTGGCTCCTCGGCTGGACCATCATCGAGGCAGAAAGACTCAAAAGAAGAATCGTCCGAGGAAGAGGGCTCTGGTGCAGCAGGGCGAGGGGCAAGAACAGGAGAACGACCCTGTGCCACAGCCGCCGCGGCGGCCTTTATTGCCCCAAAGAGGGGAGAGTTTCTCGGTGACTGAATCATTATAGTGATCTTGGGTAAGCGGTGTTTGAGTGGCATTTATGATACAATTTTGGGAGGCGCTGCCTGACTACTGTGCCCTAGGAAAATGACTTTGCCAAGAGACTAACGGGCATATGGAACTCAAGAAGGGCGAGGGCAGCAAAAGCCGACGGCTCGGAGGGTTCGAGGGAAAGAATCGTGTGTTTCGGGATACAAAGGGCTGTGCCGGGTCGCAAGACAATGTCGAGGTATTTCAGTTCCGCCACGAGGGGTGTGTCATTTGGCGTAAAGCTGCCAACGTAGCGATACTCCCACGCAGGAGGAAGGAAGTCCTCGGAGTCCTTCGAGACCACGGAGACTTTGTAGGTTCCCTCTGTTGGAAAGAGGAGGGTTGTGTAGGCCGTTGTGCGGAAGAGGCCGAGACCACCGAGCACAACTTCTGTCTGCAGAGTTCCAAGGGCGGATCCTAGCCAGGCCGAGTCGGCAAGGGGAGTCTGCCAGGTCTTCTGTGCCCAGATGGGGACAGAGAGTTCAGTGGCGAGGAGTCGCCTGTTCTCAGTGCTTAGGGTAGGCAGTCCATTTGCCGAAGAGAGAATGCTGGGCGAGGCGAGGATGGCGGAGAGTGGTTGGCCTCCTACTACGAACTGGGCGAGGCGGGGTATCTTCTCAAGAGAATCGGCTGTCAGCCCGCGGGGAGGACTCACACCCCGAATGACGAGCAGCTGTTGCTCCGATAGGAGTTCGTCGAACTGATCGGCTAGTTGGGCATATTCCATCTGTAGGATTTGCAGGTCTCCTCGTCGCTGTTTGTAAAAGAGAACGGCGATGAGGAAAATGAGTGCGACAAAGATGAATACCTCTATCATTACTAAAGCGCGAGGGGAACTTTCCGCGTTTTTGTCCGAGCGCGCGAGGAGCGCAGGGTAACGCCACGATTCGCTCGTCGGCCATGACGACGATAGGTGTTACGACGGCGTATTGCTTCTGCTACTGATATTGGAGGAGGAAGGGCTGCAGGAAGGGCTGCAGGAAGGGCTGCAGGGAAGGCATCCGTGGGTACAACAGCCTCGGGTACGGCGACAGCGGGCTCGGGCACGACAGCAGCATGTTGTTGTGTGAAGGACGGTACAAGCGGAACTGATTCCGGGATCGGCGCGACGGGCTCCGAGGAGGAAGGCTTTCTCCCCACAGACAGCAGTGACTGAATAAGAGTCATAAACTGCGCGTCCGTAAATACATCATCCTCCTCCTCCTTTTGAGGATATATCAACAGGCATTTTTTCGATTCCCCCAACCATTCTGCAAAGAGGCGCCGCATCTCAACATCAAGGAAATCGGAAATCCTATCTTCGAGCACCGCATTTCCGCCGCGCAATGCCCGATCTATGAGTGACATACACTCCACAAAAAATGCGTTGTACTCCTCAAGGGACGAGTGCATCTTCGTCAAGTTCTCAGGAATCAACCACGTCGCCGCCACATTTCTCAGTCCATACGGGGCGTAGTTCTGAATGAGCTCCGTATGATCATCCCATATATAATCCATCAAACTCTCGGTCTGATCATCAATCAACTTCTCGATACAGAAACGGCGAAAGGACCAGAGGAGAAGCTGTGGTATGAGCACAGCCCACGGGTGTATCGGTAAAGGGCCTAGTAGGCTCTTTAGCCGACTCACAGGATTTAGGTTTTCCCAATCCATTAGTTATGATGGGGAACATTAAGAGGAGGACTTGACCGCGTTTGGCTGTGCCGCCTGAGGCTCATAGCTGGCGACCCCCTGCGCCTCATCCACTCCTCTCAACTCATCTGTAGGTGGCGCGGGCTTGACCATCCCTCCAATCCGCTTATACCGGTCCTGCTTGGTTGCATTATTGAAAAGATAGTCCGATGCAAGGGCAACATTTATGCGGTCCTGCTTCTCTCTGCAGTCATATGGACCTGACCGGAGAAGGGCTCGAGGATAAGCGAGCTCCTCGATCTGTGTAGGATCTGCTACACTGCGTGTAATAGGGACAAGAATACGGGAGTTGAACATATCTCCCTTCATGTTCGGCTCCCACTGTTTGGCCTCACACGTTCCGAGTGGGCGATCCAAACGACGCAGCTGTGACTCAGCATCGACGGCTCCAGCATAGCGCGAGGCCGGATAAAACTGGCCTCCAGTGGGAAGAACCACATTCTTGCTGACTGCAGGAGCAGGCTCCGCCTCGCCGGCTGTAGTGTAGCTCATACAGACACGTGTCCATGGACGGAAATCGAGTGCCTGTGGAACATAGCTGTCGGGCAATGTCCTCTTCAGAATCTGCGTGGGGTCCCAGTGCGACTGCAGGCAGACGGGTGGGAAAAAGTCGGCGGGCCCCTGGGAATGAATAGGCAATGTCGCCACAGGAGATGTTTGTAGTCTGGGAACTTCGTCCATTGCAGGCGCTCTCTATGGCAGGCTGCGGAACTTTATTGCTGCTTAGCGCGGTGCCGAAGCTCGCGCCGTGACATCTATTCGCGGCGGCTTCGAAATCTCCGCAATATCCTTCTCCTCCACAATCTGCACCACGGCGTTCCACTCACAGTCGTCATTGTCTATTACGGCCCCTGTGATATCTACCCACTGAAAGGTGACCTTGTCCATTCGCCCAAGAGGGGGGTAGAAGCTCACGGGGTTGCTGATCATTGTCTGGGCGTAGGAACCAAAGTTCGCCAGCAGCAGCTTCGAGTGAAATGCCTTGGTGGCCCCCGTTGGCTCAAGGGTAACGGCCAAGTTCTCTTTGGCACTCGTATCCATTCGATTCATATCGAACTCTGGGTTCAGTCGCAGATTGATGAAATCGTCCAAGATCTTGAAGAAGGATTCGGCCCTATGCACAGTTTCATACGTAGTATCGGCCTTCGCATAACCGAGGTTCCACCCGAGTCCCCAGTTCTCTTCGAGTTTTTCGTATTCGGCCAGGAGGGCCGAGCGCCACAAGATACTGAACGTGAGCGGGTCCGTGAAACGCTGTCGGCTGAGCGCGGAAGCAGGCAGGATATTCTGGAGGTCGTACGAGATGAACTCCTGCAGGGCGGCATTCACATTCGAGTTGATTCTCTGCACGAGCTCCACCTGTGTATTATACTGATTGTAGAGCTTGATGAAGCGCCCGTAGAAATCGCCGAAGCTGCTGACATTCGAAAAGTTCGAGCCGGCGTAGCCCTGCACCACATTCGCCCCGAATATCTTGCCATTGGAGCCGATCACAAAGTTCGAGTTGAAGGCGAGGAGGACGCGGTAGTAGTCCGGACTATACTGGTTCGAGGCGGTCTGCGAGAGAAGAACCTCGCCACTTATATCTTGCATAGACACGTAACCAAAGTCGTAGCGATTTGTGAGACTGGTGCGCAGAAGGACCTGGGACTTCTCCGTGGGCGCATAGCCCCGCAGCGCAAGATAATAATAGGGCGTGGAGGGCGACGACTTCTGCAGAGGGAAGGTGAATACATAGGAGTTGAATGTGCGGCCTTTGAAGGTGAAGTCACCCACTACGAAGTTACTGGCTGACTCGAGGCCCCACCGATACGAAGTATCCGCCGTGATTGCTCCAGAGGAGTCGTAGCCGATGAGGGCGGTGTGCGGATATTCTGGATACTGGAGCCCTGCAGGATCGTGCATAAAGGTGAAGTTCTTCGCGATCTGGCGCATGACGATGCGCTGGACCGGATAGAAGAGCTGCCACGCCTGGAATATCTTGCGCGGGCTATCGACGGTGTCATTGCGGTTTCCGAAAAGCGTACTGCCTATGAGGGACCACTTGCTTCCACTGGCCCCCTGTGTAAAGTTGCTGGTGGCAAAGGGGAACTCATAGCTGGATTCGATCGTCACCACGTTTGACGTGAAGCGGGTGTCATTCGAGGTGAAGTAGTAGTAGGGCTGGTAGAAACGGCGGTCATTGGCCTCGGACATTAAATAGATGAAGTCCTTGAAAGGTTGGCGACTGACGATGGGCTCTCTATAGACGGTGGCGGGCGAACTGACTGTGCTGAGGCTGAACACCTGAATCTGCGAGAGGCTGGTGCCGCCCGACCACGTGTTCTGCTGGCCCGTGAAGGCTGCATAGGAATAGAAGGGGTTTGTGAATCCCACCGTGTTTGAGGGTGTCACCTGAACGTAGTCGATGATGCCCTGTGTAATGGGCCCAGCCAGGCCGGTGCGATAGGGGAAGACATAGAAGCCGCCGAATGCCTCCTTTGCCGACTGGCGTGTTATGAAGCGATCGACGTTGGCGTTGAAACCGAGGGGGTCCTGATTCGTCACCTGCGTCATCGTGGAGGTGGCCTGCGAGTGCTTGCAGAGCGCCGTGAGAATGGTACTCTGCTTGAGGGCCATCGTGAATCCGCCGAAGTTGTTGTATGTCAGGTTCGTGATCTGCTGCGTGATCGGGTTGAAGTTCGGGATATTGTCAATGATGAACTCGTCCTCGATGACGCCGGTCTCAGGTATCATTGTTCGAATAATGAGGCGACTCGTGATGGGGCTGGGCGGTAAGGGAGGCGCCGGCGGATTCGAGTAGGCGAAAAAGGCATAGCGCGACTCGTTGGCGGCCACTCCTATAAAGTTAATGTTCGCATTGCTCGAGGGGTAGATCTGGTCGAGTGTGAATTGATACTTTTCCGTAAGGTTGTAGTCATCCGTGTTTGCAGAGTATTCGAAGACGCGATAATATGTGTCTTGTGTCATTATGAAACCGGACACGTCGCCGATAATCATCGAGGGCTCATAGGGGAACGGGTTCCACGCGTACATTGTGTTGGAGAGGAGTGCAAAAGGGTAGGGCAAGATATATTGGAGGAGGTTCGTGCCAATAGGGACCGACTGTTCATAGACTGACTGTGTCTCGTCGTAGCCGGCGGGGGGGCCGCGCACCGGGTCGGGCACTGCCTTTGTCTTGGGGACCACGATTCCCTTTTCAGTATCGGGGCTGCGGCCGTCGAAATAGGCGAGGGCGCCCGAGGCGTCTGAATAGAAGGGATAGGGCACAGGGGAGCCGACGAGACCGTTGAATGTCTGGAACTGGCCGTTGCCGTCAAAGGGGATGAAGGAGTAGATGGAGTTGATGTCGGGATTGAACTGGCGCCGAATCTGGGAGTAGCCATAGAGGTAGGAGTTGGAGCCGAGAGCAAAGTTCGAGTCGCGCACGAACTCGTAGTAGGTTCCGCCGGCCGCGTCGAATCCGAGGTTCTGGCTGGTAGAGTTGTAGGTCACTGCTTTAGAGAAGCGGAGCACAGCGATGGCGTCTTGCAGCTTGATTTCATGGACGAACTTGGTAGTCGTGATGTTCGCGTAATACACGCCGACGTACTGGATTTTCAGGTTCTCGTCGATAGTGGAGTTGGAGGGGGTGACATATACACTCTTGAACATCATTCGATCAATGTCCCAGACTCCCTGCTGGGGGACGAAGGAGATGCCGTAGATTCCGTCGCCGAACTGGATGGCCTGGTTGGAACCGCCATACTCGTAGCCTTGTAGGGGTGCGTTCGTGGTGGTGCGACTATAGGGGGCGGTGTAGGCAGGGTCCGCGAGATCATTGGATAACATCGGGGCCTGGTTTTCCGAGTTGGGAATATAGGTATTTCCGTACCAGTGCACGATAGATGTCTGGCGGGTTGCGACGGGTTTGGGCGAATACACGTCGGCGCCTTGGGGGAGGAGGATTGCATTTCCACTGGTGGGACTGATATAAGTCTGGGTAGTGGGATCATATCCCTTGTCGATTTGAAAGGCGTAGCCGGTGATGGGATCCATACGCAGGCTGGCGTTGGGGACCGCGTTGCTCTGTGGTCTGCTCCCTATGTAGCCGCAGTAGTCCGTGAGGTCCGTACTCACACCACTCGCGTCGTAGCCAATGGCCACTGTGGAGAAGGTGAGGGGCGTGAAGACAACGTCAGTAGTGGTGGAGTTTTGTATGGAGGACTGGATAGGGAGGCGGATATAGGCCGGGTCGGCCACGGTGGCGTAGTTAGTATTGGAGAGGGCAGCGGGGGTCTGTGGGTCGGCGAGGGGATTGAAGCCGACCAGGGTGCTTGTCAGTGCTGTAAATGTGGAGCCGGCGGGGAACCAGGGTGCCACGCGATACTGCTGAGTGGGTGTGGCGAGTTCCTGGGAGCGCGCGATGAGATAGTAACGCTGGCCCGCATAGACACCGAACTGGAGAGTGGCCGAGCTGATCTCTGTACTTGTGCTAACCTGGGCAAGATAGTTGTAGGGGGACTCGAGCCGGTTCGAGCTGACGTCTGCCATAAAGGCGGCGCGATCGTGATAGAGGTAGAGGTTCATAGGAGTGGCAAAGTTGGACCCATTATTCGGCGTAATCGTCAGATTCAGTGGATATCGATAGCCTGGTGCCTGAATAGTGGAGTAGTCAGGGGGAAGCGGTGTATAGAACTGGTAGTATTCGACGGTGTCGCCGACTTGCACGAGGCCGGACCTGGACCCCCAGAGCGCAAGAGAACTGGCATAGGAGATGCCGAAGTTGGCTGTGGTTTGTGGGCTGGAAAAGCCAGGCACGAAGAGGAGTGACGTGGTGGAGAAGTTGGCCGCCACGTCCATTTTCACGTTCTGGGCATTCTCTATGAAGGCGTAGCTGTTGTCGAAGATGCGCTGCGAGCTCACATCGTAAGCCACGGCGTTATAGGCGGGGTAGCGGAACTGGGTGGGCCGGGGCAGAGTTTCGACCTGGAGTGTCTGTCGCACAGGACTCTTGAAGCGGAAGACGGTATATTTGGAGGGCTCGATGGGGACTACAATGTCGGCGAAGCGGGTGAGCTGGTTTGCATAGAGGTGATCGTTTGAATCGACGAACTTGTGGAACTCGTCCTGTTTTTTCAGGCTGATGCTATAGGGATAGTTGGAGCTTGTCGAGGGGACGCCAGTTTCAAGATTGTAGGGGTAGGCGAAGGTCGGTTCGGGCAGATTCGACATGCGGTTCCAGTAGTATTTGGGTGGCTGGCGGAGCGGTGTCAAGATATCATTACTGATGGGGGCGGTGGTGCGCGAGAGAACCTGGGCATCGTAGTTCGAGCTGATGCCGACTGCCTGAGTGGCGTCGCGGACGGGCACGAGATTATTCGGATCGGCAACATAGTCAAGAGTATATGTATTGAAGGGGACGCCGAAAAAGACGGCCAGCCAGCGCTGAATGAAGTAGAAGAGGTCATTGAGTACAGCGAGCAAAATGGTATTTTGCGTCTGGAAGTTGTTATACTGGGCCTCGCTGATGCTCTCGAGATTCAGTTGTTCCGCGAAGAACTGGGTGCGTTTATAGTTGATCAGATTGACCAGACTCGTATTCAGGCTGGGAGCCGAGATAGTGACGTGATTCGACTGGCTCTCGTAGGTCACGTTGTATTTATTGATGAGACTGTAGCGGAAGGTGTGCTCTACACGATACTCGTCGAGGGCCGCGAAGTTATTTGCAATGACTTCTTGAATGACAGGATCGTCGAGTCCTTGAAAGGTGTAGATGCAGCGACTACGGGGTGTCTCTCCAGGGAGCAAGTAGGAGGCCGAAGTGGTAAGAGTGAGGTTCAGGGGGTCACCCTGATAGTTCTGGTCAAGCAGGATTTCCTTGATAACAGGATAGTAATAGGCAACCTTCATCTGGTCGATTGTGTAGGAGGAGAGGCCCGCGTATTGTGCCTGGAAATACTTGGTGACGATCTGTGTAACGGTGGGATTCGGTATGAACTGGTCGAGCAGACTGTCATAGTACGTGTCTCCAGGGAAGTTGAAGTTCAGACTGAAATCGCCGGTGGCTGCGAAGCGGGGGGCAAAGTCCTGGAAACCGTTGGGGAAGTCGTAAAAGACCGGTGTTCTGTTCAGCTGTGTGGTGACTTCGCTCAATAGGGCATTAATATCGTAGGTTCCTTGGCGAATGAAGTTCTTGATTACATTGGCCACAGTCTGGCCGGTCACAGGGTCTGTGCGGGTGCGACCGAGTTCAAGAATAGACACGTCGGTGTTGTGCTTGTCCAGGCGAAAGTAGTAGAAGGATGAGAGGAGTTTGATCTGCACGACCTGGAAGTCGGTGACGTTGTGATATACACGTGGTAGTCGGAGAGTGAGGCTGGTGGGCTGCACAAAGACGGCCCTGTCACGGTCACGACTGTCGAGCATAATGATGCTATTGACACGTTTCGAGTTCGTTTTCAGTTGGCCGCCAGAGGGATCGGCGGCGACTTCGAGATTCTTGAAAGTGGGGAAGCCGCTGGACATGGGGAATCCGATGTCGAGGGACTGGTAGTTGAGCTCGGTCCCAGAGGAATCCACGCGCAGACCTCCGTCCAGGGCGCTCAAGCGGAGCCCATCGGCGAGGGCGCGAAAGTTGGGCCCTGCCTTTGGTGTTACACGAGAGGCGTAGGAGCTGGCGTCGTCCGTGTCTGATCCCGTGGAGCTGGAAAAGCTAGATTCAGATTCTGAGACTGAATCAGTGTCAGAATCCGACATATATGGAGTATAGTAACTGTCGGTTGCCATACAACCTGCTTCTATCAAGAGATGCAGGTTCTTTGAGTAGGCTGGACGCCGGCGCGCCTGGCCCGAAGCCTACTCACGAGCCCCTCGAGGCGATCCACTTCTCTTAAGAGATGTTGAGTGGTGGCGAGATGGGCGAACTTCAACTGTGTATAATCGACAGTATTGAAGGAGGAGAGGGCAGGCAAGTCAGGGCTCGTATTTGGCACAATGGACTTGGGGAAGACGGCGGCAATGTCTGTTGTAAGATATCCGAGGCGATGCTTGTCTTGTACGGGAAGAGTGCCGGCCTTGTATGCGAATCTCTTGAGGGGGAGGGCTGTAAAGGAGGAGACACAGATCGCGGGATCGGCGGGGCAGATATTTTCCTTGAGGCGCGGGTCTGAACTGGCGAAGAGACTACCTGTATAGCTGATACTGCGTGTAGAAGCGTCGTTGAATTTATTATCAAGTGTAATCCCATTTACCCTGTTTGGAAATCGCAAGATGCCGCGATTTACAATAATGCCTGCATCGGAGTTGACAAAGTTTGACTGCAGCCCTTCTCCAGGACTCTGATTTGCCCAGGCGAGACCCTCGAGTTGTATGTAGCCTGTGCTATTCGCCTGGCCGATTTCGAGCCACGGCGTCTGATCGCCGAGGACAGGATTGCTTGATTGCAGCGGGTAGCTCAAGATATTCGAGTCGGTCATTGCATATGTAAAGTCGCTGAGACTGACCGCGTCAAAGGTGGCAAGGAGGTTTCCATTCAGAGCGATGTATGTGTTCCCGTTCGTGTTCTGGTAGTTCGTATAGCGGAAATCGAGGTTGAGATAGTTGGGAAGTCGTGGGGGGCCGTATCCATATGTGCGTCGTAGGCGATAGTTCGCGCGGTCAGCTATCACGAAGTTTCCACACGCGTCAAAGGAGATGGCGGATGGATAGGCGAAGATTGCGGTGGAGATGGGGGCAGCGTCATTGAGGTAACCAGGGCCGGCAGCCGTGAAGGGTTCAAGAATACCTGTGGCCGCGCGGACTTTCCAGGCGGCGCTCGTGCCTAGATCAGTGAAATAGAGATTCGTGGAGGTGTCCAGGGCCACTCCTGTTACCACATCAATGGGGCTAACGATTGCTGGAAGACCCTCTATTACAGTGCCAGCGAAACCTGTACCCGCGACCGTAGTAATAGTGCCCGCAGGTGTTACACGACGAATGCGGAAGTTGGAGGTATCTCCTATATAGAGGTTGCCTGCAGCATCGCCGGCGAGCGCACGGGGATAGTAAAGATCGGCGGTGGTGGCGTCGATGAAGTCCCCATTGTAGCCAGGGTTTCCAGTTCCAGCCACTGTAGTTATGAGACCGCTGGCGGGGTCAATACGACGCACGCGGTGATTTTCAGAATCTGTAAAGAAGATACGATTGGCATTGTCTATGAAAATATTCACAGGAGTGCTGATTTCAGCGGTGAGGGCTGACCCACCATCGCCGCTAAAGCCCGCTACGCCGCTCCCACCCACGGTGGTAATGATGAATGTGGATGGATCGATCTTACGGATTGTCTGTCCATATCCATCGGCAAGGTAGATATTTTGCTGCGAGTCGCGGGCGAGTCCGAAGATGGAGCCGAAGACGGCCTCGCTCACTGGGACATTATCGCCACCTGTTGCGGGGGAGCCGTTTCCCACGGCCGTATTAATGATGTTTGTGGGGATATCCACGACACGCACACGAAAGTTCCCCTGATCCGCTATGTAGAGTTTCTGGCTGACGGGATCGCACGCAACTGTTGTGGGTGTATTGAGCCGCGCAAAAGTGGCAAAGGAGCCGTCGCCTGTGAAGCCTGGTGCGGTTGCAACGCCGGCGAAGCGATATATGATGCCTGTACCGGTGAGGATTTGGCGGACGATATGATTTCCCGTGTCGGCTATATATACATTGTTCTCAGAGTCAGTGGTTATACCAAGGGGGTCATTGAAGACGGCGGTGGTGGCGGGACCGTCGTCGCCGGCATATCCGTTCGTCCCGTCGCCAGCAATGGTGTTAATATCGCCTGTAAGTGCGTCTATGCGACGAATCCGCACATTGCCTGCGTCGAGTATGTAAATATTAGAGGATACATCGACTGCCACACTCTTTGGAGAGTACAGTTGTGCAGCTGTTGCTGGCCCTCCATCTCCACTAAATCCAGCTATATATGTGCCTGCAATGAGGGTTATGGTGCTTGTCGCCGCGTCAATCTTTCGAACGACGTGATTATTCGTGTCGGCAATATAGAGATTGTTGGATAGATCGAGCGCGACACCGAAGGGTTCTGAAAATGTGGCATTGATCGCTGGGCCGCCGTCGCCAGACCCTCCAGAGAAGCCAGTTCCAGCGTATGTGGTCATAGTCGAATTCAGGATCGCGCGAATAACATTATTGCTGGCGTCAGCTATATAGACGGTGCCTGAGGAGTCAGTTGCGGTTGTTGCTGGATTATATAGGGTGGCGGCAAGGGCGAGCCCACCATCTCCTGTGTAGCCCTCGATGCCGTTGCCGGCAATGGTATTGAATGTACCGTCAAAGAAGGCGCGACGAATACGAACATTGCTGAGGTCCGTAACGATCACAGAGTCAGTGGAGTTGAGGGCTACGTATGTCTTGGGTCCGAGTACGGCGTTTGTGGCGGGTCCATTATCTCCGTAGTAGAAACGGCTACGCCCACCCATTGTGCTAAGGCTTCCATCAGGTCCGAGGCGACGCAAGCGCCAGACACCGAAGTTGTCTCCAAAATAGGTGGCGAAAGTGGAGTCCATTATTGCTGGGCCATAGACGTTGCCTATTGCCTGTCCTGTTGCACCTGCTGTTCCTGTGCCGGCCACTGTATTTACGTGGAGGGTAGAGAGGGTGGCCGGCGTTTCTGACCTGGGATCGATTATAGAGTAGTAGGCAACGCAATCCTGGGCTGCAGTGAAGAAGACCTTATTGAAGTAGGTTCCTTCGCCCTCTGTGAATTGAAAGGGGGGTGTCTGAAGCTGGAACGTGGATGGGAGCAGCCAAGTGGCGGCGGGTGTGATTGTGCTGTATGTGAAGGGGGCGCCGAGGGTGGCGTTCGTAAGGGTGAGACTACTAGTGAGGCTGACGTTGGCGGACCCAGTGCTAATGTTTGCCCTCGTCATTTGCAGAGTAGAGGCGGCGGAGATTTGAAGACGGCCCGTGGCCCCATATGTACTAATGCTCTGTGTAGAGATTGTGCTCGTGTGTGCCCTGTGCGTGGCGACAGTGGTTGGATTGAGAATGCGCCCGCCTGTGTTTTGTATAAAGGTGGATTCGGCGATGAAGCTGGATGCGTTTGAAAAGGTGATGGCGCGATTGACAGTGAGATCGGTTGCGGTGAAGTTCGTTATTGTGTTTGAGAGGACGCGCAGAGTAGAGACAGTGGCAAAGGTGGCAGTAAGATACTGGGACGAGAGGCCGTGATTGGGCGTGGAGAGGTTGCCAGTGGGGCTGCTGATTTGCCAGTTTGTCTGTCCTGCAAAGATGCCAAAGGGCTGCGGATCATTTGGAGGCACGGGAAAGGCGAAGTAGTCAGTGCCGCCACTGCGGTTCATTTGGATTTGATGGGCAGTGGCCTCCTCAGAGGCCTCTATGCTTCTTGTGAAAAGATTCTGCAGGGTGAGGATTGTGCGAGAGGCGATAGAGGAGATGGCGAGGGATCCGTTGGGATTCTGGATTTGTGTGCTGCTCAGGAGAACCTCGCTTACAGTTGTGGCGGTGGAGAGCGAACTCAAGAGAATGCGAGGTGTGAAGGTGTCAATGGAGTTCGCCACGAAGTTCGTGCTTATGGAGGGGACCGTCATAGGTAGATTTTCGAATACGATTTCGTTCGTTGCATATGCCCAGTACCTCGGCTCTTCTGTAGCGGAAAACTGGATACTGCTCGTGATCCCGAAGGTGTTTGTGCGGAAAAAGGGCGTACTCACAGTGCCGACCTGAAGCGAACCGGCGATGATGAAGCTGCTGAGAAGGGAAGCATTGTTTCTGAATGCGGCGGTGCTGAGAGTACTTGCAAAGGAAGCGACAGTCTGTACGGCGCGCTGATTACGAATGCTTGACATTGTTGTGAGATTGCCGCCGATAGAAATGCTGCCGAGTTTGCTCGATATATTGGACGCCACGAAAAGGTCGCTACTGGTTGAAAGGGTGCCGCGGAGTTGGAAGCGCCCTCCTACGAAAGTTGAGTCGTAGAAGAGGGCGGATCTGTCAAAGAAGGCGCGAGCACCGAGGTTGGCTGAGCTGATGTAGGCGCCGAGGTTGGCGACGTAGAGGCTGCTCGTGGTCAGAACACCCCCACCTTCACAACTGGAAAAGGCGGTACAGACTCGACTAGTGAGCTGCGTAGTTGAGACGATCTCACGTACAGCGGCCTCACGTGTTGTGATACTGCGCGCGGACACCCCCTTTAAAGTGGCTGTGCTGGTTGGATCTGAAAAGGGGGTGATATTGACTACTTTCCAGAGATCCGAGGTCTGTGTGTCCGAGTGCAGAGTGACGTAGCCGAAACGCTGATTAATCTGCACACGGGAGGCGCCACCTACTAGCTGGGCGCCGCCGACTGTACTGATTGTTATCGGTTGCGATGGTGTGACGATACCCGTAGCATCAGTGACAGTGACTAGCTGGCCCGGGGTCGTCGTTGTTGATAGGTAATAGAGTGTTTGACCTTGTGAAGCAAGTAGAAGAGATGTACTTTCATTTATGATTCTGGCTGTTGTGGCCATCTTCAACCTACCGTAGGTTGCTAAACTATTAGATAACACGAATAGTTTAGTGAGCGCGTTTCTGCGGCGCTGGACCCGATGTCTAGATGAGCTCCTCGACGGTGCGCGTGAGAGTGGAGATGCGGGCCAGGAGAGCCTGGGTGGCGCCAATATGTGCCATTTCGAGTTGCTGTGTATCCACGAGGCGGACGTGACCGAAGCCGTCGAGCTCTGTGTATTGAATGGATTTGGGGAAGATTTCCTCCAGATCGGTGGCGAGAATGCCGAGGCGGTGTGTGTCGCGGACTTGAAAGGTGGAGAGGTAGGCGTCCTTGTATTTGAAGCGCTTGATGGGGATTTGCTCGATGATGTCTGTGCAGCGGTCGAGATCGGCTGCGGCGACCTGTTCCTTTAAAGCGGGGTCGGACGCGAAGCTGAGTGTTCCATAGTAGTAGATGTTGCGGACGGACATATCATTGAGCGAGTTCTGAATTGTGGTCCCGTTCAAGAAATAGGGCCAGCGGAGAACACCGTTGTTCATCGTGATCACAGTGTTGGAGTCGATGCTGGTGAAGTTGTCGTTGAAGCGGGACTGGAACTGGAGAGTGAAGGCCGAGTTTCCGTACATTGTCCCTACGATGTGGATGAAGGAGCTGGGGAGGGGACCAGGGGGTACGGGAATGCCGCCGGTGCCTGGGGGGGTCGAGTAGGACTGGTTCGTTCCGAAGAGGCCATAGAGGGTAACAAGAGTATTGGAGTCGTTGTAGGTGCGAATGGAAATCTGGCTATTGAGTTCTTCGTTGGGGAAGAGGTTGAGGCCGATGATACTGGCGTAGTATCCTGGAAAGGTGGGACCATTGAAGTCAAGATAGAAGGAGGCTTCTACAGTGTAGGGGTCGCCAGGGCCGATCCCAGGTGGTTTCACGCTGCTGATGAAAAAGGGGGTGAGATAGTCACCAGGCCCGCCGCTGATGGCCACATTGGTACTGGGGTAGAAGTTGGTCGCCCTGAAAATGGGGCCGTTGAGACCTGCGGCGGGTGGGGCGGCGCCCATAGTGAGACGAGTGGCAGTCATGCTGCTGATGGTCATTGTGCTGGCGGTTACAGTACTGATGGCGGCGCGATCCATTGTAACATTGGAGGCGATGAGGCGGAGGGTGGGGGCTGAAGAGGCGATGATGCCACCGGTCATTTGAATGCTGCTGGTCGCGATGAAGTTGCGGGTTGTGAGGGAGGTGGTACTGATGGAGCCCCCAGTATTCACGATGCTCACGTTGGAGAGGGAGCAAGTAGAGAGGGAGTTGGCGATCAGACTGCTGGTGAGGGTCACACTCTCTACGGAGAGGGCGGTGGTGCTGAAGGCGCGGGCCTGCACGGCGGATGCCACGAGAACGCTGGTGCTGATGGAGCTGAAGAAGGCCGTATTCATCGTTATATAGCCCGAGCCCGCGGCGTCGATGGATCCACGCAAGAGAATGGAGGAGGCAAAGACGGAGGAGGCCTGGAAGCGCTGGGTGCTCACGTCGTTGGACACGGTGGCGTTGTTGGCGGTGATGCTGGATATGAGAAGAGAACCGGCGGGGTTGATGATTGTGGCGGAGCTGAGTGTGAGGAACTGGGTGGCCTCTGCGATGATAGAGTTCGTGACAGTGAGATTCTGTGTCTGAATACCGTTGGAAGCGGCGAGGAAGTTCGTACTTATTGAGGGTACCGTGATGCCGTGGGAAAAGAGGAGGTCATTGGGTCTCACGGAGATTGTCTTGCCTTGCATTGAGATCTGGCTGAAAACGGAGAGGCTGCTTGTTGTGGCGGCGAGGGTGCTGATGCTGGTGCCGGCGGTCACGGTAGAGCCTACGGCCACACTATTAGAGAAGGTGGCCGCGCCGAGGATAGTGGCATTTCCACGGACGTCCAGATTGTTAGTGAAGAGGCCGCCAGAGAGGGCGTAAATGCTGCCAAGGGTCTGAATATCGCCACGGGCGCCAAAGGAGCCGGTGGTGGAAATCCTACCCGCGACGACGAGATTACTGCCTGTGCTGATAAGGCCGCGAAACTGGCCCGCGCCGCCCACCTCGAGGTTGGAGAGGATGCGCGCGTTGCCCTGGATGTATGTATTGTAGCCTGGGTCAGTGGTGAAAGGGAGATAGGGAGGAGTGAAGGAGCCGACGATGAGGCTGCTGATGTAGGTGGGGCCGAGTACGGCGGCTGTGGATGTGAAACGAAGGGCGCGGGCAGTTACAGAGTTTGTACTGAGAGTGGAGGCAATATAGACTTCTCCTGCAGTAATCGTACTGGCATCCACGGAGAGGACATTCGCCACGGTGAGGCTATCTGGGAAGCCAAAGGTGTTCGTGAGGTTCCAGGAGGACTCGTCGCGACTCGTGACGGTGAGGTAGCCAAAGGGCTGGTTGAAGGTGATGCTGGAGAGGCCATCAGAAAAGCTGACGCCAGGGAGAGTGGATACGATGACTCTTTGGGGCGATGACAGGAATCCGACAGAGTCGCGCACGGTGACAACGCGACCGGGCGTGTTAATGCTTGAAAGGAGGACGACTGCGGCCTGATTTGCCGTGAGATTACGACTATTTACTAAGATAAGACTTGTATCACCATTGGCCACGATGGGCGTAGCAGCCATTCTAAAACGTCGTGGGTTTAGAAAGTGGTGGAGCGGCGCGCAAGGGCGCGCGGCAGCGCGGTGCAAGGGGAAAGCGGACGGCTCAATAGAGAGGAGGCAGACTGCGATGGCGGGTCCTAGTAGCAACTTCATTTTGAACATTGTGGAGCTGCAGAATACGATTACGAGTGCCAGTGGGCTGAGTCCGATTGCGAGTCTTTCGAATACGGTGGCACGGCTCCAGGAGATGGTGATTTACGACGAGAAGAGGATTGCGGTGAATACGATCAGCCAGTATAATACGAGTCCGATTCAGATCCAGGATTCTTTGAATCTGGCTGCAGGAACGTCGATTACGCAAGAGGGTACGGTGATTGCGGGGACGGGAGCCAGCGGTTCGGCGGGTTCGGTGGGGCTCGGTCCGAATCAGATTCGATTTACGAGTACGACGACGGCGGGGTCGGCGGCCATTACCTTTCAAGTGGGCTCTGGGGCAGTTACGCCGCTTGTGGTGACGGCGGATGGGGTTGCCCGCCTGCCGATCGCGGGGACGCCGGCTCTGGGAAAATATCTTACGTGTATGGATGCGTCGGGGACGGCCGAGTGGCAGGTGCCTGCTATGCCGTCGGATCTTCGCTTGAAAGAGAATGTGCGGCGGCTGGAGGGGGCGGGGAATATCTTGTCGAACATTCATGGCGTTCGTTTCACGTGGAAGGATGGCGGAGAGGAGGACGTTGGTCTGATTGCGCAAGATGTACAGGCGGTGCTGCCCGAGGCAGTCACGGCGGGGTCTGAGTTCCTATACGTGCAATACACGAAGTTGATACCGGTGCTGGTAGAGGAGATACGAGAGTTGCGCCGGCGGGTGGAGACATTGGAGGCCGCTGCTGCGCTCTAAGCCAGCCTAAGAGGTGCCCCCCAACTAAATAGAGATGACGCAGACAAAAGTACCTGGGCTTACGGAGACATTCGGCGACCCGTCGCGTGTGAAGCCCGAAGTGACGGATTTAACGCGCATAAGGTCCGTTGTAGATCGGGGCATTATTCTCTTGAGTACGGCAACGATCACTGATGAGAATCTGCATTCGAACGGGCTCTTCCAGAATGTCTTTGTCTTTTACCGGATGTTTGATGCGATGGGATATGCGCCTATCTTGATCGTGAATGAGAAGCCGCGGAGCCTGGAGGGGATCCCCGAGGCCCTTCGTCGTTGCCGCACGATTGTCACAGAGGATATCTTGCGAACTCCGATGCCGAACATAGTAGCACTGATTGAAATCGGAATGAGTATGGACCCTCTTATTCGGCAGTTTGTGAAAATGCTGGGGGGGCGTCTGATCAAAGTATATCTTGGGAACATCTTGAACATTGACGTGGAGACGCCGATTTTCATGCAGGCACACCATTTTGCACATCACGTGGTCGGTCGGAGTGACCTCATTCTGGTGTCACCGCACTATGGCCAGCACGCAGAATATGCGTCTTGTATTAACCAGGTGCCCCCTACGAAGAATCTGGAGGAGATGATCGCTCCGTATGTGTGGGATCCCAATGTCTTGACGCGGGATGGGCGGCTGCATTTGCGCTGGAGGAGGCCGACCACTTCAGAGGAGCAGACCTTTGTCATTATGGAGCCGAACATCAGTTTTCAGAAGGCGAGTCTGGTTCCACTTTGTATCTTGGAGCGCTGGTATCGTGAAAGGGGGCGTGCGGCGGGCTGGAAAGGGCGAGTGGTGATTGTGAATGGGAATCGGCTGGCCATGGTAACACACCTTATGGAGAATATATTGAAGTCGTTTGACCTCTATAAAGATGGGCGGATCGATCTGGAGGATCGCTGTGATATTGTGACGGCGCTGACTCGGTGGCCGACATCGACGTTCGTGCTGCACAACTACAACAACGAGTACAACTATATGACACTGGAGTTGCTCTCGTCCGGGTTTCCTGTGCTACACAACTCACCGAGTTGGCGGGAGTTTGGATATTACTATGAAGGGGCCGATTTGGCGGGGGGGGTGAAGCTGATCCAGGATTCTCTTGACAGGCACGCGGAGCGTGAGGAGGCGTACAAGGCTCACGCGAATGTGTTGGCCTGGCGGCATTCGCCGTACAATCCTGAGATTCAGGCGGGGTGGCGTCATATCTTGGAGCCTGGCTCGGCGCCACCGCAGCCGCACGCTTAAACTACGGGCGCAGATTCATTCTTTAGAGAAGGTGTCAGAATGCGTGTAGGTGTAGTATCGCTTATTCAGCATTCAATGTTCAGTTCGGGGATGGCAAATACCTCACTTGCCATCGCCGAACTTTTTCGCGAACTGGGTCACGAGGTCGATCTCCTGCAGATGTCTTTGAACGAGAAGACGTGGTGGGACGATTGTAGTGGGCTGTCTAGATACTGGAAGGTAGTTCCAGTGGATAAGGCGGAGGGATATGACTTGATTATTGAGTATGAACGTCTGATTTTGAGTCCTGAGAGGCGCAAGAAGGCTGGAAAGGAGAGTATTTGGGTGGTCCGACACCCGTTCATCTTGAATGAGTTGGAGCAGTCTCTTTTTCCCACGGTGGTTACGTCAAAGAGGGATATGGACGGCGTGCGTGAAGTGTGGATTTACGACAGTGCTGCAGAGGTGGAGCACGGGAGTATTCAGATGTTGGAGCTTATTACACGGCGCCCTGTAAAGGTGGTGCCGCACGTCTGGACGCCCAGCCTGGCTTCGGCGCATATTCGGGAGCAAGAGATACCGGCGTGGATGCGGGGGGATTCTGGAAAGGGGTGGATTGTGCATGTGGCGGAGACGAACAGCACCAACTCGAGTTCCACGGTGTTGCCGATGGTGATTATGCGGGAGGCCAAGAGAACGGGAGTGCCTATTCAGAAGTTCTACGCGCACAATACGGATCAGATCACCAAGTCGCGGTTCTTTATGGAGAACACGGTGAAGCATTGCACGGATGAGGTGGTGGGGCTGAGTGGGGAGTTTGTGGGGCGGCAGAGGGCGGTGGAGTGGGCGCGGCAGCCGGGCAGCTGTGTGCTGTCACACATTCGATTCTCTCGGATCCGTCCTGTGTTGTTGGATCTGGCGTGGGCGGGGGTGCCGCTCGTGCATAACTCGCCGATGCTGCGGGACCTAGGGCACGGCTTGGAGAAGACGTACTACTGGGGCAATCGCGTGGCGGAGGCGTGTGATGCGTTTCGTGCTTTAGAGGGAGTGGATCGGAGCAAGGAGACGTTGGTGGAGTTGCGGAAGTTGATGTTGGCGAGGCTGTCTCCGTTGTCGCCGTATGTGAGGGAGGGTTGGAAGGCTGCATTGGAGGGAGGGCGGTGGGCGCCTGTTGCGTGGGGACCGCCTCCTGCAGCCGCCGCTGTTGTGCCCGCCGCCGAACCCGCTGCCGCTGCTGTGCCCGCCGCCGCTGTGCCCGCCACATTCCGAGTGGGGTTCTGTGATATGTGGGAGGACTTCAATCCCTCCTACAACTTCTTCAGCCTGATGCTCGAGGCTGCCGGTGCCCAAGCCAATCCCCCTATAAAGGTGGTGGCGGGCCCGGCGACTCCTCAAGATAACATCGTCATCTTCGGTCCCTTTGGGGAACACTGGAAGAGTCTTCCCGAGGAGCTACCCAAGATCCACTTTACAGGGGAGAACACGGCACCAGTAAAGGGTGCGGGCGTGAAACTCAATCTCGGATTTCAGCACCTCGACGTAGTTGGCGACGAGTATATGCGGTTTCCCCTGTGGATCCTGGAAATCGACTGGTTCGGGGCTGACGCCCAGCGTATTGTGAATCCGAAGCCCATTCCTCTAAAGGCCTGTACGACAGTGGAACCATTTGAGAGCTCCGCGGCCCGTCGCAACAAGTTCTGTGCGTTCGTCGTTTCAAACCCTGGAAATCCCGTGCGCAATGCGGCCTTCCAGTGGCTGTCCGAGTACAAGCCCGTAGATTCCGCAGGACGTGTATTCAATACTCTTGGGCCGGTACTTTTCGCGGGGGGCGGTGGTGGTGGCGGCGAGCTCAAGAAGTTCGAGTTCCTGCAGTCGTACAAGTTCGCAATCACGTATGAGAACTCCTCCTCTCGAGGCTACACTACAGAGAAGTACTTACATGCGAAGGCTGCGGGCTGCATTCCAATCTACTGGGGCGACCCTGTGTTTGAGCGGGACTTTAACATCAGCGGCTGTATCGATGCGCGCAAGCTGCGTACTCAAGAGGAGTTGATTGCTGCTGTGCGGGCTGTGGATACGGATGACGCAGAGTGGCGCCGGCGCTATGAGGTTCCGGCACTTGATCCCTATAAAGTGGAATGGTGTCGCCGCACGATGACAGAGTGTGCGCGTCGTATGTTTAGTCTGGGTGGTCTCGAGGTGAAAACGATCCCGCGTTTCTTGGGTATTGTAGAGGAGTCTGCAGGGGGCGCCGTGCCTGCTGTGCCCACCGTGCCTGCTGTGCCCACCGTGCCTGCTGTGCCCACCGTGCCTGCCCCCGTTCTCGCAACGCCCACACTTGAGCTGCCGATCCTCGTGACCACGGCCACGCGCCGTTTCCTTCCTTCTCTTCAGCAGTGGCTAGTCTCCATAGGAACACAAGTGAAGGCCACGCCTCAAATGCGTGCAATCGTATTCCTGGGGTCCGATGTTCCACAGGAAACGACCAATACTCTTCGAGAGAACTTCTCCTTTGCAGCTTTTGAACTCCTACCCGACAAGACACCTCCTGCAGGAGCAGAGGCATTCCAGGATTTCTGGGCTCCTGAGCACTATGCCTGGAAGATCTGGGTCTATAACGAGCTCGCTCGCCGTGAATCCTTGAAAGGGCGAATGATCCTATACATTGACGCCGGCGTATTCATGTGCCGCTGGCCAAAGGACTGGCTGCTCAAGGCGCAGGAGGCGGGTGTATGTATGCTGGAGGACAAGGATCAAGAGAATCGCCGCTGGTGTTCTGCTGCCTTTGTGGAGGCCCTAGGAGCAACAGATGCCGAGCTCGATAGGCAGCAACGCCAGGGAGGCCTGATGTGTTTCCGCTCAGGGCATCCAGTGGCTCTCCGCCTTTTCGAGGAGGCCTACGGATGGGCCAAACAGCGCGATGTGATTGCTGGGGCAAAGTGGGCCGGCCTGACTCCAGAGGGGAAGCCCTTCGGTCATCGCCAGGATCAGTCGATTCTGAGTATCTTGTCACTGCGCCTCGGTGTCGCCACGCTCCCCCTCTACGACTACTATTGCGACCACAGCCTCAGAAAGACATTCCATACCGGCAAGTACCTGTACGTGCATCGCGGCAACTTCAAGATGAGCCAGCCGTTTTTGGACGGGATTGACGAGGCGGTTGTGATTAATCTCGATAGGCGGAAGGATCGACTTGATCGCTTGTATGAGAACCATCCTACTCTGAAGGGGCGGCTCGAGCGCTGGTCGGCTGTAGAGGGGAAGAACCTGAAGCTGACGCCGGCGCTGGCTCGTCTCTTGCGTCCCAATGACTTTTTCTGGAAGAAGGCTATTGCCGGCTGTGCGCTAAGTCACCTGGGTCTCTGGTGGAAACTGGTGACGGAGGCACCCGACATCAACAACTATCTTATTCTTGAGGACGACGTGAAGTTCCGCGCGGGCTGGGAAGACGCCTGGACACGTGCTGTACGCCTGGGACACGTCCCACAGGACTATGATATCTTGTATCTTGGCGGTATTCTTCCTCCGAATCGCGATATGTACGAGGCGCGCTGCAAAGAGCGCGTGAATGACTCTTTCTGCAAGGTCACGCTGAATCAGGCCTGGGGTCAGCCGACGCCTACTAGCTATTTCCACTTCTGCGCCTACTCCTATGTGCTCTCACGCGCGGGTGCTATAAAGGTGATGGGTCTGCTCGAACGGCACGGAGGGTATTGGACGAGCGCGGATCACATCCTCTGTAATCCGGTGGATGTGATGAAGATCTACGTATTTGATCCTATACAGGCCGGCTGCTATCAGGATGATGACCCCGTCTATGCGAACAGTCAGTTCAATGATTTCAGCCGAATCGACGGATTTGACTCGGACCTGTGGAACAATGATGAGCGGTTTGCTCAGGCAGAGATTGACGGGGCGCTTGCAGCGGCCACGGCAATGGAGCTTGATATTGTGGGGGCGCTGCGAGATGCACGGGAGCCTTGCCTTGATATTATAGGGAGCAAGGCGCACGATGTGGCTGCGAAGGAGCTGGAGAAGGAGTTGGAGCCTGCGGCTCCGAGTCCCAGCCCCAAGCCTGTAACGAAAGAGATTGTAACGCGTCCCGTGAAGTTGCTTGGCCCCCGTTTCATCACCTTTTCTGAAGAGGGGCTGGACTTCTCGAAGTTGTATGAGTATGAGTGGTTAATGGAGCTTTTCGGGCGTCCAACGATGATCGAGGTTGAGAAGGTGTCTCTCAGTGCGCCTCCTCCAACCGACTGTCCCGTGGTGGTCGTGCAGCGTCCGATTGTGGGGCTAGTGGCATCTACTCTTGAGAGGTGGGACAGCTTCGGCGCGAAGTTCAAGGTGCTTCATCTGAGTGACGAATACGGGACCGATCCGGTGAGTTTCTATGACTTGTCAGGTTGTCTTGGGGTCCTGCGCACCTATCCCCGTGCCGACATTTCAGGTTCAAAGGTGACGACGATTCCCCTTGGATTTCACTGGACGCTTCCAGAGGGGTCGAAGAATCCTACGCGCGTGACGCCGCATCTTCCCTTTAGAGGAACAGCGTGGTCATTCGTTGGAACGGGTTGGAAAGGGAGGCAGGAGTTGCTTGCACCTCTCTTGGAGAATCCCAAAGGCCTGGCCTACAAGGCAAAGTTTCTGGAAAACTGGGCTGATTCGAATGGAATGAAGCGGGACGAGTATATCTCGCAGTTGCTCGACACGGTGTTTGTGCCGTGCCCTGATGGAATGAATCCCGAGACCTTCCGTTTCTACGAGGCGCTCGAGTGTGGTTGTGTGCCCCTGGTGGTGAGAACGCAAGAGAATAAGGATTGGGTGGATTGGGTGTGTAAGCGGCTGAAGATCATCCCGCTGTCTTCTTGGAAGGAGGCTGCAAGGATGGTAGAGGATCTTATGGCGAAACCGGAGCTACTCGAGAGATATCGAACAACGGTACTACTTTCGTGGGTGTCGTGGTACGAGGAGTTGAAGGGGGTGGTAGGTGAATGGCTACGGTTGGGGGCAAAAAGCAGCTGAGGAGCCGACGCAAGAAAGAGGGGGGTGACGACGCGGGCGGCTTGCTAGCCCCCCCTTTAAAGGTAAGGCACCATTCGTCGAAAGTGTATTGATTGCCCATTGAGAGATTGCAGCGAGCGCAGAGGGGCACGAGATTTTCAAGGCTAAGGGGGCCTCCCTTTGATTCTGGAATACGATGTCCTGTGTGAAAGTCATAGGCATTTATCATATTTAGGCACCAAGGAGTGTGGCATTTTGTCTCAAATACTTTTCCACAGGATTTGAGCCAAAGGGTCTCTTTGAGTGCCCTTGGAATACGACGTTTTTTGAAGGGCATCACTACAGGATGGGTAGTGTTCGAGGCTTAAATCGGGGTCGCAAAGACTTGGAAGAAGAAATGGGTGATGAAGTTCCGTCGTATTTGAAGAGCCTTGAAGCGCTGTTGGCACCTCCTGCTGCACCTGCGGCGGCTGCTGCTCCTGCTCCTGCACCTGCACCTGCGCCTGCAGCTGCGCCCGCGCCAGAAGCCGCTGCTCCTGCCAACACACTCTCCCTTTCGAGCATTGGCTTCGGTTCAATGTTCACTACTGCGGGTTCTGCCGCGCCTACTCCTACTACTGCGTCTGGGGCTCCTGCCGGTGCAGAGGCAGAGCGTCTCCGATTTCTGCTCGTCTCCACGCACATTCACCAATTCACGGGCTATTCCAAGGTGTCTCACGGGATCCTGCAGGAGCTCGCTAAGCAGCCCTGGATTTCCCTTACGCATTTCGGTTTCCAGAAGTTCCACGAGGTGGGTGATGCCTATCGCAAGTATCCCGCCAGTGTGGATGTGATTGACGCGGCCCAGTTGGAGCGCCCTATGCAACAGGGTTTCGCCTTTGACGCCCTGCCCGATGTGATCCGCCGCAAGAAGCCCCACGTCGTGATGATCTACAATGATCTCGCCGTGGTCTCCCAGTTCATCGAGTCCATTCGCAAGTCCGGTATTTCGCGCAACTTCAAGCTCTGGGTCTATTGCGACCAGGTCTATACTATGCAGAACCAGATGTTCATTGATAATCTGAACCGTGATGCCGACCGCATTTTCGCCTTCAGCCCATTCTGGAAAAAGTGTCTGAAGGATCAGGGTGTGACGCGCCCCGTTGATATCATTCTGCACGGGTTCGAGCCCAAGCGCAACTTTTCCATTCCAAAGGAGTTGGCTCGAAAGCAGTTGTCGCTGCCGAATGAGCTCTTCCTTTTCCTGAATCTGAATCGGAACCAGCCCAGGAAGCGCTATGACATTCTGATTATGGCCTTTGTGGAGCTCATAGTGAAGTATCCCACGAAGCCCATCCACCTCCTCTGTATTTGCGACAAGGGTGAGAAGGGTGGTTGGTGGCTGTTTGAGCTCTTTTCTCGAGAGCTGAAGGCGCGCAATGTCCCTATTGAGATGTTCAAGTCGCGCCTCATTCTCACCGCGCAGAATATGAGTTTCAAGGACGAGGACATTAATATGTTCTACAACGCGGCGGATGTGGGGATTAGCACGGCGGATGGGGAGGGGTGGGGTCTCTGTCAGTTTGAGCAGATGGGTGTGGGTGTGCCCCAGGTTGTCCCGGATATTGGGGGGTTCAAGGAGTTCTGCCTGCAGAATAACTCGATGCTGGTGAAGCCAAAGGTGCGGTATTACCTGCCCTCTGTCTATTGCCCTGTTGGGGGCGAGGCGGAGGCGTGTGATCCTCACGATGTCTGCCTGGCGATGGAGGAGTACGTGCTCGACAGTGATAAGCGGGAGGCCCACGGCAAGGCTGCAAAGGAGAAAGTGCTGAGCTATACGTGGGAGCGTGGGTGCGAGCAGCTTATTAAGCGGCTGCGTGCTGTAAAAGATGAGGAGGAGTAATAGGATAGAAGTCGGTTGAATAGAATGAAACGAATATATGTGTGCTGTATTCTTTTGATTCTAGTGTTTGCGCTGGCGGCGTTTTACGGGGTTTTTACGGGGTCAGGCGGAGCCGTTGCGGGGTCAGGCGGAGCCGAGGGCTTTCAGACCCGCGCAACCCCACCAGCGAGTATTAAATGCACGAGGACTGATAAGGCAGCTAGTGGCAAGACTCATACCTATTGGTTTTGCGACGACAAGAATCATGCAGATGCCTTAATGGAGGAGGGCGTGGATGCGGAGATGAAGAATACCTATGTACTGCCAGCTGAATCGATCTGTATCAAGGGATCAGGATCATCCTACACGTGTCTCGATCGCGATCGCAAGGATCGGCGTTATCTGCTGAATCGTCAAAGAAAAGCAATATGCGATTTTGTGGTCAAGGGGCGAAAAGACGTGGATTATACGGTGGGGAAGGCGAACGATTTAAAGAAGATTGCAGGAGACGCACTTGAGACTATAGATAGCACTCGGCCTGATATAGCGAAGTTGAAAGAGAAAAATAGCTCACTCGGCGGATTTTTAGATGAGCAATCGGGCAAGATAGAGCAGCAAAAGGGCATACTTAGCGCATTTGTGGCTAATATAAATGATAAAACTGATAAAACCACGGCTCTCCGGACTACATTCTTGGACAGTACTATACAAAAGTTCGGCTGTTAGACCTGTTGCGCTCACTTCAAGGCCAACAATAGAATCTTCACGAGTATATAGGACTCGCCGATGGACATTTTAAAGGAGAATACTACAACAATCTTGTATGGGGTGATGGGGATTGCACTAGTTATCCTATTGGCCTTTCTCTATAAGCAAAAAGGGGCTGCACGAACAAACCGGCGTCGATCTCGCGAGGGTTTCCAGGCCACAGCGCCCACGGAGGAGGGTGAAAAGAAGATGACCGTTCCAGTGGATTACGTGATAGACAAGAATGTGGTATGTCCCACGTTGTTGGAGACCCTGAAAGCGCAGCTGAAGCAGAGAGAGGCCATCGTAAATCTGCCCGTTGATATTACAAAGACAGCGGAGTTCCAGCAAATCATTCAGATGATTCAGCTATCGCACAAAAATATGTTGGAGTTACAATGCCCAGATATACCTAGCTTACCTGCGATGTAGTTGGCAGGTTTGCGGAATCCCACACGTCCATTTTATCGCATATATGCAATAGAATGGGGGCTAGATTTAGCCCTGATGTGCTATTATGGATAGGCCTTATTGGTCTGTTATCCATAACAGTAATATGGATATTTCGAAAGGAACAGGGGGGCGCCACGCCGAACTTGTATTCGTATGGTCGAATGGAAAAGCCGCGTAAGTCGCAAGAGAAGATTGTGCCAGCCGTGCTAGAACCTCCTGTAGAGTCATTTATTATGCCGAAGATCTCCAGAATAGGGACTGTCGCCTCAAGATTTATAAAGACAAAGGTTATTTCGAATATTCCCACGCGGCCTCAGCTTGAAAACCGAGAGTATATGCAAGTACCGATTCCTAGTGCGTTTATTACGGAGTGGATAGATGTAACAAAATTCAGTATAGAGGGAAGCCCAAACCAACCTCTCAAGATATCTCAGGTGATAGTGTTAAATGAACAGGGAGAAAATGTGGCATTTGAGAAACCGGTGAGTCTTAAGGCAGGAGTCGCGGCAGGAGGTACGCTTTCAAACATTGTCAATGGAACTATGAGTGGCTCCCCTTTCTGGTCTTCGACTACGGCCCCTGCAAAAATAGAAGTAGATCTGCAGGGGTCGAATCGCGTCTTTTATGTAGTGTGTATAAATGCACCTGGTGCGCAAATCTCCCTCTTAAATAGGGGTGTGAATACAGTGATTACACCTCCAGTTTTAATAAGCGAGCGATTTCAGAATGAGCCATATCATATTATTAGTGCTAGCAGGCAATCAACCGCCGCCCGCTATGTGGTTATACGCCCCCCTGTTAAGGATGGCGATGGATTCCTGAAGTTGGGACAGGTCCAAGTCTATGATAATCAGAATCTAATGCTTCATAAGTCAGGAGGCAGAGAAGTTACAACATATGCATATAGGGCCAACGCCGCCCCCTCCTTTTCGGATGACGGATACAGATTTACACTGCCAAGTAGTGCGGATCCTATGGCCACGAAAGTGATCAGCGGAACTCTGCAGGAGCCCTGGACGTCGGCTACAAATCTAAGAAATCTCGATTTCTGGGCGGCGGATTTAGGAGGGGATAGGGATGTTTCTACTATAGGTCTGTTTGGTAACTTGAGTGCAGGCGACCCCCTTCCTTTAAAGGGAGTGCGTGTCGAGTTATATGATAGTGGTGGCAATAAAGTGAATGCCTTCGTGATTCAAAGTGACGAACAAATGCAGATCCTGAGTGCGCTGAGCTCGAGTGAGCAGGTATCCTACAATAAGGGCGCGTCCGTGTTCGATGCATTCTATGACGCATATCAGGAACAGCAGTATGAAGAACCCTTTGATATAGATTTGGAGATTACAAGGGAGCCAATACCAGACTGGGGCTATCAGCTGAAGAACTTCGATGCGTCGATAAGTGAGATTCCGTGGGACACAGACAATAAGGACTTTATAAAGGGGGATGTCACGTGGGGATACATTTCACCCTTGGCGTCAATGAGTATATATAGCAAAATATATACTCAAAGTGTGGCCGCAGAAGAGGCATATATAGATAATGAGACCTCAATGCCCACGTATAAGTCTCCCATTTTCAATAGGTGTGTTTATGATGAAGGCTGGGGAAACTTTTACAGTTATTTAGATATGTCTGTTGCAGCGCTCATTGGTGAAGAGACAGAGAATATTCTAGAGTACGGGGCAAAACGTGTTGCTAATACAATGAGGGATTCGATGAGAACTGGAAGATTGAATACCATTCTAGGGGGCGTACAATCCATCGATGATTTTGTATGGGGTAAATTACCTGATTCCAAGTTAAAGAACAAACTTGGCGAGAAGCTGGCTATTGGAAAAGTAAAGTTTGAGGGCGTTGTTACAACAGGCCTGAAGAAACTCGGGACCAAAATAGCAAATGCAACCGGTCTTAAAAAGTTAGCCAAGTCGATCTCTAGTGCTTTAGTGAAACTTAGTGCAAGAATAGCTGCAAAGCAAGTCGCGAGGATAGCATTATGGTCATCAATAAGGGCGGGCATGTATGCTGTTTCTGGGGCACTTACCACCGCGGCAACAGGTATTTGCGCAGCTACATTAGGTATTGGATGTGCAGCCGTGGCCTGGATGTTTTATATTGCTATGGTCATTATTAGTATATTAGGAACTATTGATATGATTATAATGATACTTACGCCGGTGATAAATGCGTTTATATCTGGGGCAGCCGAAGAGAATGGGGTATGTCCTGTGGGCTCTGAGACTATTGAGCAGAGGTTGGGGTCTGAATTCAAATACATTCTGGTGAATTTTATACCTGGTGTGGGTACTATTTTTGATATACTGGACCCATATTTCTGTTTTCAGGGAGCGACACTTATACCTCGCGTCCCTCTAAAACAACCGACCTATCGATATGATAAGACGTTGTCACTCTATCACAGGGATTTTGAGCCTGCCTTGGAGCCGAGGGCGTCTTCAGAAAAGGATCCTGGATTTATACTTCCTGATAATATTGACGAGTTGAAGTGGAGGTATGGTATTGAATACTGTGACTACGCGTCGAGTACGATGCTTGATCGTATGATACAGTTTTACAATGAAAATGCGAGAATGAAGCCGAGTGTATTGGACGATGGGCGTATTGAGTACAAGGTGATAAATAAGATTAAGGGTGTGGTTGCATCATCGGAGCTCTCGGCAGATGTGCGCTGTACGATGACTAGCCTGCGCCACGATCCTATAACGGGTGAGAATCTGGAAGCTATAGAAGGCTGTTCATATCCAGATGATGAGGTAATGAACGGTGTGACGGATTGTTTCAGGCGATTCTATTTTGTGAAAACACGCGAGGATCCAAATGGGGTTTTCACTGTAACTGGTTGTACGCACGAGGACTACACGGCGCTGGACGCAATGGTTTCTTCTTTTGAGACTGGCGAAGGAACTCCATATGTTCCAGGTATTCCTAAAATATTTGTTGCTGCAGATAAAAAGGGAAAGAGGGGATATTGGGATAAGGTGGGTGATTATTTCACGAAAGGGGGATTTGTTGATGCTGCTCTGGCCAACTGGGTACCCCTGGGAGCTGGAAAAGCTGGTGGATCGCTGACATCGAAACTATTCAAAAAGGATCCCCTAACAAAGGAGATGAGTTACTTTGGGCGTTTGGGGACACAATTTGGAGGAGTACAGGCAGGAGTAGGAGCTGGGTTTGGGGCACAACAGCTAACATCGAGCGATGCGTGGAATCGGACGTGGGGAAGGGAGCAGCAACAAGTAGAAACCGATTATTATATAAATAAGGAAAGGAAAGGAGACAGGGAATATTTTACCTTGATTGCCAATACGCCAGATTATCTCATCAACTATGGCCCCATTACAGAAGATGCAGAGGGGTACGAACCGAACTATAACCCGTGTAGCGTAATGAAGACGTACAATAGCTTCTGTGCCGACAAGACAATCGTGCAGGGCTTTGTAGAGGGATATCAGACGCAGTATCCGAAGCACGTAAAAGAGATCATTGGAATCGAGCCACGAGGGGCAGATGGTTGCTATTACAAATTCAAAGAGGTCGATTACAATGCCGAGACGAATGTGGAGGGCACTACAGAGACCGTGAATGATGTAGTAATGACGATGCAACAGGCGGATGATCTCACGTGTGTGATGACGCCTACAGGATTCACGCGCGACTTTGCAAAGTATCCCATACGCGTGATAAAGGACTACAACTACATGGAGGAGAAACGAGCCGCTGATAAGGTAAATCCGAACGATAAAATCCGAGATATGACGACTAAACCAGCTCCAGGCCAATGTCTAGATAACATTAAAACAGTGGGAGAGATTCGCCAACAAATACTGAGTTCTGGAGTAAGCGCCACTTTTTATCCCACACGCCAACAGAGACTCAACCCAAATACAGATGAGCCCGCAATAGGCAATATCAGTGAGGCGGAAGCCCTAGCACTACCCTTTAGATACCCGAAGAAACCGTTTCGTGTGCCGCAGTATGTGGCACAGACAACACTCGGCGGAAGAATCTGTCCTACGAAATGCACTGACAAGGCCATTATTGACAGCCTTGTGGGCTCTTTCAATAATAGGTATTTTGACCGTCAGATTATGAATGTGATGAAGGGCATAACACCTACCGAGACCCGCTGCGACTACGAAGTACAGATGATGCGAATGGTAGATGATAAAAGGGTTATGGGAACGGAGACTATTGCATTCACACTTAAACAGGTAGATTCACCTAGCAAGTGCCTATTCGAATACGTTTCGGATACTTCTGACACGCCCAACCAGGGCAACTTCATCATAAAATGGGACAAGGAGAACTACGGGTATGATATTGATGGCGGGATAGACAACTTCGACAAGAAGTTCTATGCTATAGAGGGGGCCACGACTGATTCAGCAAAAATACCCTATTTTACGAAGATGATGGACGACTTCAAGGGTGCATATACGAGTCTATTGAACGCAGTGGCTAGTGCGACGACGAGCCAGGGAACGAATATCAAGGCACCCCTTGAGAATACACATAAGGCGTATTTGAATATCGAGGGCAAAGTTGGCGTATCTACGGGATTTCCAAACTGTCCCGAAGTTACCTGCCAAAGTCCAATGATGCTACAAAAAATGAAAGTTGCCTACGAGGCAAAAAATAACATTACAGGATCTTCAGGTAGAAAGAAGACAATGACGCGCTTCATAGCTGCAGTGAAGTCTGCACCTACAACGTGCGAACTCCTTTATGAAACAGAGAGCAACATATATAGTGATATATTATCATCCCCTACTGATACTAGTAAGTCGATCGAAGTAAGTGAGTTTAAATTTACAGATGAAGGTGGCTGTAAATTCAATATACTTGCGAACGACGTTGTAACGAAAGTGGATAAGATGGCCACCTCTGAAGCAGAGGCTGATATAATATATAATATAAACCCAGCCTTTCAAGAGGAGGGGAGTAAAATAGTAATGACGGATAGAGTAGCAAGTTGTCTTAATACTGAATGTAGAAACTCTAGTATTTTATCGCAGATCAAGGCTAAACTCGAGGCGTCATGGGGGAATAATATAAATAAGCAAGAGAAGTTGAGCACGATTACAGCCAGCCTACAAACGGGACAGATGGAATGTGAATATGCAATAACGAAGAACTTACTTGTACTAAATGCAGATGAAGAGAATATAAATAGCTATTTGAAAGTAGGTCTTACATCATCTACCGGATCTGACAACGCTTGTAGGTATAATGTAGATACTGTGACTGAATACGATCCTGCAACGATAAACCTTGACTATGATAATAGGACAGGAAAATATAAAGCTTATAAAAACTCCCAAGAAATCGCGTTACCCCTCCTATTCTTTTACGATCCTACTGACACGAATAGGAAATATAATCCGAAGATAGATCGATCGATCACTAGAATCGCTGTGTAGGACTTTTATAAGAATATCTTAGTACGGAGTATTTGTAATAGTCCGTACTAAGAGTGCGAGCAGTCCCGCAGGATTTTCGATATGCCCTTCTAAATAGATGCCGGCGCCTGGAGCCCCCAACATATTTAGACAGCCGCGATCAACGAATCAGGCCCTGGAGTTTCGCTGGAACCCGCCCACAGACGATGGCGGCTCCCCTATTACGCATTATCGGCTGCAGCTGAACGCCGAGACGCCGATCGTGGTGGCGGCGAACGTCTATTACTACAAAGTGACAGGACTTACGAATGGGACGGATTACACGGCGAGCCTTGAGGCGAGCAATGACAGTGAGGCCAGCTGGGGGACGAAGGCCTTCTTTCGCATCTTCCAGCCTGGTAGTGCAAAGCCTGCAGCCCCCTCTACTGTCCTCGCCTCCTCTACAGGAATCAGCAGCGCCATTGTCTCTTGGACACCACCAACAGTAACACCAGACTCCCCGATACAGTGGTATGTGATCATGGGGCAGAGCACGACACCTGGTGTGCCGATCCTGAGAGCAACGGCCGATGGGCTCACTCAGACGAGCTACCTATTCAGCAACCTTTCCACTTCGCAAGCCTATTTCTTTGATATATATGCCGTGAACTGTCCTGGATATTCGCCGGCACGCAGAACAGCCACTGTCAGCCCACTAGGTGTAACTACAAGCAGCTTGACAATGTTTATGGACAGCCGACGCGCGGCCTCCTATCCTGGCTCGGGCACGACGTGGTCGAATATTGCATCGACCTTCTCTACGATCCATTACACACTGAGTAACGTGAGCCGCTCCACGATTGTGTATAACTCCACGTCGAACGCGAGTATGATATTCAACTCGGCCAACTACATTTTCCCCACGGGATCGATGCTTGGGATGCTCACCGCCAACAGCTACAACGAAACTCGCGAGATGTGGTTCTACTGGACGGGTACGGCTGGTGTGGTGGCATCCGAGCAAGATAATATTTCACCGGGATCTGGTTGGAATGACTTCCAGATGTATGTGACTGCTGGCAGTTTCCTCTTTGGCTACTGGAATAATCAGCATGTGAGTCACACGCTCTCAACGGGCATAACATCAAACCAGTGGTATCACATTGTATATCAGTATAGTCTGGGAAGTAATCTCATTATGGGCTACGTGAATGGTGTGCGCACACTCAGTAACGCCTCGGCGCCAAGGCTGTTCCCAGGTGGCGCCTATTTTCTCTTGTATGGTGCCAACTCCGCTGGACAGTCAGGTCGTTTCAGCGGTGCAATCCCTGTGCTCCGCTATTACAACCGTATCCTCGCGTCGAACGAGATCACCAGCAACTTTACGCTAGAGAGGGCCCAGTTCGGTGTATGAGTAGGCACCTTCGGCGTCTGAGTCGGCTCCCCCGAAAATCTGTACCCGAGATAAATGGATTGGAGGGTCCTCCTCCTATTGGGTATCTTAACAGGTGTGGCTGCTGTGATAACACGCAGATTTATACGAAAGATGGTGGCAACAGAGGGATTCCAAACGACAACGGCAACTCAAGAAAAGACGCGAGAACAGATTGCTACAGAGAGAAGGGAGGCATCTATTAATGCAGCAAGACAAAGAGATGCAAAAATAGATAAGATCATTGAATCAGATGCAAGTACAGCTTCAAATGATCCTAAAAAACTCGATATTAGCAAAACACGCTTTATAAAGTGGGCAGTTGAGAGGAGTCCGTCGTTATCCGCTGAGCAGGTATATGAAGATCTGAAGAATAACTACTATGAGCGGCAGCAAGAGTACATACAGAAGGCGGAGGATATATCTGCAAATGAAGATGCGGCGCTCATAGAGGCGACAAAGGCGAGGGAGACGAAGATACAGACGATTATAAAGCCAAGGCCTACTGATATCTTTAAGATCGAGTTCCCCCGTTCCTTTGTAGAATGGGCCGTACAAGAAAGACCGAATGCATCAGCGGAGGATATCCGAAAGAACCTGATAGAAAAGTATGATGAAGAATTTACAAAGTTCCGCACACGTTCAAGCGATATGAATGCGAGAGATGCAGCCTGGACCGCGGATCCAAAAGGGAAAACCTGTGCAGAGGTCGCCGCAGCGAAAGCTAGATATCTTGCTATGCTTAACAGGCTGCGCGTCGATGTGCAAGATCTAAGCGGAAACCTTAAGGAAGCAATCCAGCTAAAGGATATGAACCGCGGATTTCAGCAGGATGTATATAGTAAATGCAGTCGAACCCTGAGTGATGCCTGTATAGGGCTTGCGAGACAGGACGAGGATCTAGTAACAACCGTGCCTTGGTACGAGGGTGTAAATACAGAGATATTTAACAGACAAATAGATCTTACAGAAAATGTGAAGGTATTGAACGAAGTTATTAAGTTTATAGGGTGTGATGCGGAAGTCATGTTGCAAGATGAAGAGCTTGATACGAATACTGGAAAGATTACAGACCCCAAAGACCTGAGTAAGCGCCTTGGCCTAATGAATACGCCGGCTTTACGCATGAGACTCAGTGAGATGTCACCGTACTATCTGTCTCCGGATGTGCTGCAGTATCTTACACAGTACTTAATAAATAAGGAAGATGTCGATGCAAAAGTGAGTACGTATGCCACGATCAGGGATGATCTTAAGAAGGCCTCTATTCGTATAAATGAATATGCGAAAAATTGATCAGGGGCAGGGAATACGTGCAGAGGCGCATATTTGCTCGCTGGTCTAAACGATAAAATAGACCTCACCCAAGTAGAAACCAGGGTTCCAAATGAGAGGAGGAGTTGTCCTCTTTCTTGGAATCTTACTAGTTACAGTATTTATTGTCTATTTTTTTTCACATAAGGGGTTTGAAGCTGCAATCGGCGGGGGAGCCGAGGCCTTTCAGACTGGAGGAGGTGCCACAAGTGGAGCAAACTGTAGAGACACTAAAGATATATACATCGATATTTTTGATGTTTATCTTAATAATACAAACAAACTTATAAGTTCAAGTGGAAAGGAGACCTATGCCGCCTTAGAGAATCGTTATATTGAATCTTCCTTGAAGGAGAGCTCTGCCGTGAGCAGCACAGCGGTGGGCAAAACGATTCAGGATGATATGAGTTGCCTCACTACGAAGATGATTGAATCTACTAAGGCGAAAATGACTGAATCTACTAAGCTTGATAGCAATAAGATATCGAAGTATAAGAGTTTCATAGAAGTTGCGACAGATTCTGCGTTGCAATCACTAATAGATGGTGCTATAAAGGTGGAATATGAGACGGAAGGTCGTGTGCGTAGGGACTATATTGAGTATGCGGGAAAGGACGTGTCATTAGACAGGTACATTCCTTTATATCAGAAGTATTTTGAAGTAGTGCCCAAGGAGTATATACGTATTGATAAACAGGCGAAGCCTACGCTTGGTAGCCTGAACACAATAAACTACCTGGGCGTAGTATTCAAAGCTCAAGATGGGACCAGTAACACATATGCTACAATAAGGGAAAGTATTCGAAAGAAGATAGAAGCTTTTTACGATGCGCTTCTGACAAACATTACATCAAGAAATCTGTATCTTTTTGGAAAGATGGGTGATGCTACCGAAACCTATAAACCTATGGACACGTTCATTGACTCTATAAATATGTGCAGGCGATTTACACTAAGCGATCCATATGGTGTCGATGCTTTCTTTACCGTTACGAGGACAACCGTTGGGAATAAAAGCGATGCTATTACTACAAACGATAATGACACCTATGAGTTTCGTATTTTGAAGGGCGATGCCAGCAAGGGCTGCGAGCAAGACATAGTTCAGTGGTTTAATCTTGATACAAAGGAGTTTGTTACAAGTGACAATCCTAAAAAAAGTGACAACGTGAAAAACTGCTCAGACATAGTAACTCCTGACATGTTGAGCCTAATGCCTACGCGCACAAGGAACTTCTTGACTGACTGGGCATACAATCGAAACAAGCGACTCATTGAATATTACAACCGAGGAAAGAGTTCCGCTGAAATGATACCGATTATGAGTTCTTTGAAGAAGATCGAGCCCACGATCCAAGCGGCGAACTTTGAGCTGAAAACCAATCTCAATAGTCTCGCACAGAAGTTCTACGAGGAGATGGGTGGAAAATACGCAATAGGGAAGATAAACGACATCTCGACGGTGGGCAACTGTATAGTGGATATTCGATTTGATCTTTTGAAGCACGGTGACCCAGAACCAATAAACAAGAGGATAAGGGAGCTGAGGGACAACTTTGCCAAATTCAAACCTAGAGTGGGAATGCCACAGTCGGTTGTAGATGAAGCCCGTGCCAGTTATTTCCAGGAGCTCTACAATCTGCTCGATCAACAGGATCGGAACATTGAGAAGACGTATTATGGTATGGTTGGGCGTTTCTTTTACACGAAGCAAACAGGCGGCGAAATCATTGTGAATGGATTCACACTCGATCCAGTATTTGTAAGTTCCTACAATGCTTTCCTCAATGGCGGCCTTGAGCCTGGTGCGCGCGATGGGGGTGGAAACGTGGGCTCATCAGGTTACGTGCCACTTATTGAATACACGCTGAATCCTGTAGCCAACCCGCCGGATCTTAACAATGCAGATAATCTACGCTCGATACTTGCCGACTATTCGGATCTGCTCTATTCTGAAGATGCGAAGTGGAAAATACAGGAGGCGAACCCCCCGTGGCCAGATATTTCAGGGCAGCTGCTTATTACCGAGATAAACGCGGTGCAGCGTGTATGGCCACCTGCAGATCAGACCGTGAGCAGGGGATACCAGGTTGTTATACGCTGGAAAGAGAGTGTCTATGATTACGAGACTAACCAGATTGCCAAGGTGCGAGGGGTTACTGGTGAGAAGTTGGAGAACGTGCAGCGCCAGGCGATGTTCACATACAAGAAGAACACGGATCAGTGGTATGCGACCGACTGGTCTTTGGACATTTCTGGCTTTTACTTCTTGCCCATTGCTAACACGGGGGCTGCCTGCGTGTTCGACTTGGTCTCGTATCGCGCACTCTTTGCTGAACTGAATGGAAAGAGTGATCGTGATGTGTATCTACATTTCCTAGCTGCCGGCAAAAGGGAGCAGCGAAGTCCCTGCCAAACCACGAACCCCAACCTCCTATTCAGTCCTTTCGTCTATGGTCTCCTCAATCCCCTAGCAGTTACGCAGGCCGGTCCGAGCACCGTAGCACTCACAAAGCATTTTTTAGGTGATTACTCGAGTTTGTTCTTGAAAGCGGGTGAGGCCCGTCCCCCTTTAGTGTTGGCTCCTGCGTGGAGCCTGACGCCCCTCACCACGCCCATATCTATTCCGAAGACAGTCCCATATGAGTATCAGACAGATACGAACAGGGGGCGCTGTCCCGCGAATAGCTGCGTGAATCCTGATGTGCTATACAGACTGATGGAGGATAATAATCTGAGCCTGATATGGGTGCTCAACTCAAAGGATGAAACTATAAATGGGCAGACAATGAATGTATATACGCAAACGAATATCTTGCGTATTCGGCGCGCAACTACAAGTATGCCTGACGCGTGCGAAATAGAGGCCGATATCGAAGTAAAGAAATATAGGGATGCAAAGTGGATTAATGGTGCCTACGAGTCAGGGCCAGATGTTAAGGTTGTAAAGTTTTCATTACAGAATATTATGGATATATATGGAAATGGTATGCTTCCCAAGGCAACTACAGTTGATATCATTAAAAATACTTTCAATAAGATCCGTAGAGCGACTGATTTACCAGATATTTTTGAATATAGATTGAAACCATTAGATCAGGGTGCAGTAACTATAAGCACAAAGCAGCGATACACCGCATACATTAATATCGACAATAACTGCAAGATTTACCTCAATAGATTAGACAATGGAGGCTCCTTTATACAAGAAGACACACCCCTCTTGAATGAACCCGTGGAATATTCGACGCGGCTGATAAATGATACACTACGTAGCGATACAATTGAGAGGGCTATAAGGGACAAGGTGGATCAGGCGTACAAGAATGTTATACCCATACAAGCAACATATAAGACGAAGAGTGAAACACTAAAAGGTGTTATTGATGCAGAATCTGATATATCCATTGTTGAGAAGAATGCGGCAACCACAGCAAGTGTAGATAAGAATACAGTGAATGGGGTGCGTTTCACGTTTTTACGCGGAAGGGGTACTACAGGAACCAGCACGAGTCAGGTCGAGCTCACTTATATAATGCTTTTTAACAGGAATGCACTCGTTCGCTCGGACAAGTTCGAATATAGAATAATACGCCCTACTGGGCAGGGGGAAAGCAGGGTATATACTCCCACAGATTTAGTATCTCTGAACATTCTAAATCCAATGTACAGAAACAATAACTTAACAAACATAGTTCCCCTAAGTCTACCACTAAACACTGTAATAGAGATAGATACTAAAAATAATATATTTGTTGATGGATTTTCGATATCTGCGGGTATAAATGTCGAGAATGATCCTACTCAGTGGCGCGTGGATGTGAGATTCAGTGGAAGTAGGGCCGACGAATGGGATAACGTATTTTCGAACGAGGTGAATACTGATCTTTTTATAGATAGTGGCATACCTCCAACGAATAGTCTCCAACTCACAAAGCGAGCTAACAATGTCAATACATTTTTGCACGACGATGGCTTGCCTTCAGTAGAAAAGGATCTTATTCCAGGAATCATTGCTCCACTAAACGAACGAGCAACTAGGTTAGTTACAAAGGTCAATGCAGAAGCTGATAAAATTTCACAAGATACATTCTATAATATAAGAAGTGATAGGCAAAAGCGGATTATGGAAAAGTACAACTTGTATAAGAGGAACAACACCTTTATAAATGCATTCAACGAGGTAACTACACAAGTAAATTTTATTCTTAACACGGTTGTTCCAGATTATTCACAGTGGGAATCCTACCCTGGAATAACTATACAAGATATTAATGATATGATAAGTTCTGAAAAAAGTAAGGTAAATCCTAATGCAGCATCTATAAAGGCATTGGAAGATCACCGCTTATTCATGTATAAAACTGATCACTTTGTCGAGAAGGTCGCAGTTACATTTGGATATATAAATATGAAAAATGGAAGACTGATTGATGATACTAGCGCGTTTCTTCCTGCTATACCTGGTGATATGATACCCTCTGATTTCATAACACGTGATGTGTTGCGAGTACTGTATCGTATTAATATAAAAGAGAATGGAAATGTGTTAAATCAGAGATTTAAGGTATATTATGACCTTTTACAACTTACAGCAAATGCTAATATAGAAAATATAGAACAAAATATAAGGGACTTGGCTAGAAGTATAAATATATATAGGAGTTCGCTAGTTGCGTCATCGGTCGAGTTGTATTACTATAAAACAACTGAAGAAAATACAAAGAAATTCTGGTTTAGAACAAACTATTGGTGGTGGTGGACCCCCCAAGTACATGCTGGTACTTATGAATATAATACGTACAAGTATAATGAAGATGCAAATCCTGTGACATTAACAGGAGATGCTCTACTAAAACTAATAGATGATGGATTTGATTTCACACTAATCGGTAAATTTGAAAAACCAGACTTTACATTTAATCATAGATGGTGGGATCAGTATTATAGAGAGGGGGAATTTGATTGGAATTTTAGGAATAATCCAGCTTTTCGGCATTTTAATCCGTTCTATGCGAATGGTAATATTACATTTATAAAAACAACAGGGGGTCGTGATACCAGCGACGCTTCATATCTAATAAATCTGGCGCGCGTAAAGCCCATACCAAGTGACTTAAGTAGTAATTTTATAAAAACGGTTAGTGACTACAGAACTGCTGTAAGTAACTACAATGCAGAACAAGAAAGATTATTACGCGCGAAAAGTGATGATGTTGGAGTACTCGACAGGAAAAACAATGCTGAGTTCAAATACAAGGATACAATACCAGAGTATGAACGCTACATAGGGCGGGTAAATAATGATTATGATCGAGATATAGCGTATAATAACAAGTATAATATAAATGATTATGATACCCAAAAGAAGAGATATGCTGTAAAAGAGAATGACTATGACACGGCATATTTTGGCGCGATGGAAATGATCGAGATTCCTGAAGGAGTGAAGAAGCCTACAAAGGATCCAATCACACTCATAGGGGCCGCAGCAATCAACTTTTCCGCAAAGGACTATACTAGCGGCAGTTGGTCGAATACTGGAACACTTAGCAGGGCGAGCGAACCTGCAGCGACGAGGGTGACGGCAGCTACACTTCCTACTGGTGTTGTTTCACCATCGAAGAGCACTGACGGAAAAGGGGTTGTATTCGCTGCGAATACATATTTGACTTTGCCTGATATCAATCTTGGCAATGTCTGGTCAGTATCTGTGTGGGTGAAAAGGAGGGGGGACAGTGGAGCCGGCGCCTCTATCATAACACAGGGAATAGGTACAGGTACTAACGTAAATAACGTGAATATGGCAGTTGTGTCGAACTATGGTAGTGCAACAGCAAGCCAAGTGCGCGGTGGATTCCTGACGACAAACACCTTTAATGCAAATGCAGCACAGGCCCCTCTTGAAATGCCAGTGAATACGTGGGTCCATATCGCATATACGTGGGACGGGGCCACTAGGAAGCTCACATCCTACTTCAATGGTACTCTTATGGAGGAGAGCACATTTGCTGAAGGTACAACAGCTATAGACTCGGAACAGGGATATCGCATAGGAGCCAACTGGGGCACCACACCCAGCACATATATAAATGCCGAGATAGGCCAGATTCTCATTTATAAGCGAGTTCTTTCTAGCGAGGACGTACTGGATATATATGATATTACAAGTGATGACTATATAGTTGCGCCGGTTGTTCCTGTTGATCCAGCCGCTCTTACTGTAGTTACAACACCCCCTATAATACAGTTCTTGCCGGCCAACTTTAGTGGCACTACTTGGAGAAACACTGGATCACGAGGCACCGCGGCCAACGCAACGCTGGCTACAGGAACAGGGCTCGCAGCACCAGCTACAAAGACAAATAGTCTGGTCTTCAGCGGATCATCGTATTTCACTTTTCCCAATATAACCCTAGGCAATGCCTGGTCGGTGTCGATGTGGGTGATGCGAACTGGCACAAATGCTAGTAGTACAGCAACTGCATTTATAACGCAGCAATCTAGTACAACTAATAATCTTATTAAAGTGAATATGGCTCTTTATACAAACTCGACTACACTTGGAGGAAATGCAAATCTAGAAAGTGTATCTGCTGGATTTCTGAATAATAGTCTTTCGTGGTCAAGTGCCCAATCCTCTACAACACTTTCACGAAATGCGTGGGTTTTTGTAACCTACACGTGGAATGGATCGATCCTCACTTCCTACATGAACGGTTCTTTTGCGAATAGCGCGTCAATATCGGCAGCTTCATTTGCATTAGACTCAGGACTGGGCTATCGTATTGGCTGTTCATGGGATAATGTTGCTAATCGTATTTTATCATCAGAAATCGGCGAGATCCGTATTTACGATCGTGCTATAAGACCTACAGAGGTGATAGAGATATTCAATAGCACGAGGGGCACGTATTATACAAGGCCTAATATACGATTCTCAGCGACTTATGGTTTTAGTAGTAGCATACCAGACATATGGCGTAATATTGGAACTGATATACTTGCTGGAACAAGTAGAACTGGCCCACTAAATGTAGCAACTAGAGAGGCTGGAACTCCACGCATGAATGTAGAGGGCAACGGTGTGGTCTTCGACGGCTCTACGAACTTCAGATTTCCAAATATCAGCATTGGAAACAATCCCTGGACTGTTTCCCTCTGGATAAAACGATTGCGTGTAGGAGATAGCGCAGCTTGTTATATAACACAAATAAGCAATGGAAATGTAAATATGGCTGTACTTACAAATAATACGAATCCAAACGACACGCAAGTTGCAGGAGGGTTTCATCGTGTAAATGATGGATGGAAAATTCAAACTGCCATTAATACCCCTCTAAACAATTGGGTACAACTGACTTATGTGTGGGATGGAGGACACATGTCAGCATATTTGAACGGGACTTTTTCTTCACAGACATCACAACAGAATGGCCCTGCAGATTCTACCCTAGACTATCGCATTGGGCGTCGCTGGGATAATAACACAACCTTAAGCTATATTCGTGCTGAGATCGGTGAAATCAATATTTACAAACGCGCCCTACATCCTACTGAAATCACACAGCTTTATAATGGAACAAAAGATATATATCTTACAAACAGGTATTCTGTTTCATTGTTGCAGCCTGAAATACACTTTAAAGCAATAGAATATACTGCGAGTACCGCTACTACAAAAAACCCTTGGCAAAATAGTGGGACATTCGGATCAACGCATGCAGCCACTGTGGAGCTGGGGATTCCAACCAAAAATACTGAGGGCAATGGCGTGGTCTTTGACGGTGCGACAAACTTCACCTTTCCAGATATCGAGCTTGGAAGTGCCTGGTCGGTATCCCTCTGGGTCAAGAGGTTAGGGCTGGGGGGTGCAGGAGGTGCCTTTATAACACAGTCGTACGTAGCTGGTAATACTGATATAAATATGGCAGTATATACAAATGATTTGAATGCAACTAATAGACAAATATCAGCAGGATATCATAAAACAAATGCAT